TAAATATATTATACTATACGTGTGCGCACGCACACGCGTATAAGGAAGAGATTTTGAGATCAGGTTTTTGAGAGAGTTAAATTTTTAAGATCGATCCGAGAGACTTGAGGTCTCTCGAGAGTATTTAAAAAACCAAGCAAGATAACTACTCAACTTGAATCTTCAGTGGGTGAAGATTCAAAACGTTGATCCAATCACTTGATCCGTTAGTACGCGAAGCGTGAATGTTTTTTTGATCGGCGCGGCGGCTGGCCGTCGGGTGGCAGGGTCGGGTCTCACCCACCCTCGGCAATGGGTCATACGCTTTCTCAATCGCTCCACATCGCGCTAAACGGGGTCAGGTAACCCAAGTGTACTGGGTAGGGGTAAAAACTGCGTTAAAATCGTTTCTAGAGCGTTTTACGAAATCCGGTTAAAAAATCACCAACCGAATAGGGTTTCCAGAGACAACCCAGCACCCGGTTTTGGGGTTTGTTGCGGTTTGGGTTAAAATAAATTCTTCGACAGGGAATAAAACCCCGTCAAATTCTTCCTGAGAAGCTCTCTAACGAGAAAAACTCACCCAGGGTATACGAACGTAGCACCTCGACCTAAAAAAGCGTTAGAATCGCTCTGAGGAGGTCGAAGTTTTTGGCAAAAAAAATAAAAAAAACAGGTGGCCGAAGCCACCCGATAATTTTTTACGGACAGACCTGTTCTTTCTGAGGGTAGTGCAGTTTTACGTCCAACAGGCTGTAGCCCGTGGCGTAGAAAATCTGACTCCCCACTGAGGCCACAAAGCCTTCAGGGTCAATCACCTCAACGGAGAAATCCGAATCGAAAAGCCAGGTTTCTTGCTTACCGTCTCGTTCGAACACGGCAGCATAGCGACCGTACTCCGCACCCCGTCGGAAGCGGAAAAGCGTTAACCCTGTTTCACGTTCGTAACCGGAAATCACACCCTCTTCCTCGAAAATCTCGGCACGGTTACAGCGGGTGACGGTCAACAACGCCGGTCGTTGGGTTGGAATGGTTTTGAAGGGGGAAGGCCCTTCGTATGTCGTTGAGACCCAGTCTCCCATGTTGTCCAGCGCTAACGCTCGGTAAGCGATAGGGGACTTGTAATTACACAGCCGATTCCCTTCCGTGTACATCGTGTATTCGATACGTAACGTCGTACCGACGATGTCTTCCAGGGAAAGTTTGTAGTGTTCTAACTGTGCCTGAATACGTCGTGAGAGTATCGTGCACAGGAAGGTGTGCCCTTCGGAAGAACGACAAACGATTCCGTAATCCGTTACGGCCAGCAGCGTCGCATCGGTTTTACGGACAGGTTCTAATCGGAATGTGTGTTCACCCGTTTCGATGATAAACTGGGAAACGGCTTGGTTACGGGATTTGACTTTAATCATGTCAAACACGTCACTGGCTTTTACGATTAATGGCTCAACAACGTTCACCTGGAAAGGCAAGGGTTTCGTGGGATACTGGCCTAGTGTGGTAATCGTTACCGAACTGAGCTCGGGGTCTGATGCGTCGGGGTCACTAGACAGCCAGTACGTTAACCACTTAGACAACGTTTGCGGGATAACACGGGTGGTGTAAAATAACACCTCGCCTTGTAACCCTGCTTCCGCCAGTTCTCGTGCTAAGAACGAGTTGACGGCGTCGTAGGTACCGTTACGCAGGATGTCCATCCCACCGACTCTGACCAGGTCACAAATTACGCCGTGAGGAAGCACCCACATCTTGACTTGTTGTTCGCGGTCGATGGTACCTTCACGCAACATCTTGTGCCAAGCGGGTTTGCGCAGATAATTTCTCATGGTAAAAACTCCTTTAGGTAATAAGACTCTCACTAGGATAATATCTATCCGTAATAATTTCGAGGTTCACTGATGGCTGAACTGGTTTATGATTTTACCTCCGGTTGTTATCAAACCACCGGAACTCGCGTTGCTCAGGAATCGTTCGGTCACGACCCGTACTTCGACGACGCGGAAACCTCACCGGGTTTGTACTACGACTACGGTTTTGGTGGCTACGTACCGATGGGATTCTCCGTCGCCCACGAAGCCCGTCACGATGACCGTTTACGTAAAGCGTTTGACAGCGTGTTTAACAAACTTGTGATTGACCGCAAGTTGGCGTCTAAGCTGCGTCACTACGTAAGCGGGATACTCTCTCGTGAAGGCAACGTGGAGTGGTTAGGGTCGAACCTCCTCGGTGTCCACAGCATTCGTTTTTTCGATTCTGACCGTAACCGTCTGTTCGATGAGGTGATTAACGTCGACGAAGACTATCTGTCAGAGCTGATTAAAGAGTCGCATTCCATCAATACCGATTGGCAGGTGGCGGGTGATACGTATAACCTGACCATTGTGTATCTGTTGCACCTGATGATTCCGAAGTTCGGTGACAAAGAGATTCTCGCTGCGGCTATCGACCTGGTGACAATTCTTCAGTTCAAATTTTACTCGAGTATTTACTACCACTTCTTCCCGAAGCCGGTAGACTTACCTGCTGCCGAAGCCGCGTACTCGATGTTGTCGATGAAATTCGATATCCGTCGTTTAGGGAACTGGGGGTTGCACATGGCAGAACGTGCAACGTATTTCTGCTCCCCGGAATACCCTAACTGCGATGCGGTAAAACGGTTTGATGCACCGGATATGGTGTTGCGTTATATCACTGACCTGAACACCCGTACGAAACAAACCGTGAAAGACTACTACGCAGTGCTCGACCGTGTACGTCGTGAGAACGCTCGTGTGGTCAGCCAGTCAGCACGTGTGGAATTAGACGGACAGTCGGTGATTCGTGACAAAGTCGGTGCGTTGGAAATCGCAAAACAGAACCTGTTTGATGCGTCTTACGATATCAACAATTTGTACAAAGAAGAGTTGGCGCGTGTGGTGCTGGAGATGGTACCGAAAGCGTCACCTGCGGCACTGAAAACGTTGCTGACGTATATCGCAGGACTCCCCATCGGGAAGAAACGTGATGAAGTTAACAGCATCATGGAAGACACGTTGTCTCACGCTTTTGACGAAATCGTTACCAACCGAATTAACTTCAATGATGCGGTCACGGTATTACAGCGTATGCGTGCGTTGTACCAGGCGTCGAAATCGCCTAACCCGTATGTGTTGTCGTTGCGTTCTCGCATTGAGAAACTGGCAGCGAAAGAGACCCACATTCGCCATGAGTCTGCGTTAGCTGCACTGCGTAATGCGCTACTGCTTTACTTTCTGATTCGTTCGTTACAGAAATAAAAAAGAGTTAGCCTGAGACCCCGGTGGGTCTCAGGCTAGTTTATTTTAAAAGGCTTCAATGGGCCCCGGATACCGCTAATAGGTGGATAGTGTACACCAAGTTTAGAGCGTAAGTCGTTGATGTCCCTGCCACCATTAATCCGAATACTGCTACCGCTTGCGCATACCGCGTCGTACGATGACACACACCGTGCGATGCACCGTATCGTTGTATCGATTGGTAACTGTGTCTAATCATTTTGTACGTCGCGATCCACGAAAAGAACACGAGCAAATAGTATATTGGAGCCATCACTTCATCCTCTGGCGTTGGAGAAGCTCTCTCAAGCTTTCCATTGACGCCACGTTTTGTGTATCAGTGTTAAGTTGAGAGATGAGGGCCTGAAGTCGGTTACGAGCGGCCATTGCTTGGACCGGGTCGAGTAACCCGTGGGTCGTTCTCACTAACTGCTCAATTTCCCCCATCAGTTTTTGCTGTCGCGCTTCCTCTTCAAGCTGTAACTCTTCGTCCACCCCTTCCCGGTTTTCTGCCAAGTTACGATTACGCATCATCAAACGGCTGTTGTTGATCTCGTAATGCCCTAAGTTATTCCCAAGTAGCAATAACCACATTGCAAGTAACCAAGAAATCACAAGGTCATCGTGACCAGATGCTTTGTGGTCGATACGACCATTTTTCTCCACGAGGTTAAGAATTTGGTCGATGAGCTCTCCACAACGGAGTTTATCGGCAGACAAGCGCAACGCAGTGGTGAATACCTCACCGTACAGTTTACGACGTTTCTCCTGGTCGGTTGAGAACCCGATGTATTTGCGGAATTTATTCCAGAATTTCTCTGCGCTACCCACTGGGCCACGGTGATACTCTTTGTAGAGATCGTCCGTACGCGAGTAGTCCTGGGTGATTCGCACAAACAAACGACGGTGTAAATCGGACACCCGTGATTGCAATTGCAGGATAACCGCATCTGCAACGGATGAGCCTGTTGAGCGTCGTTCCAGAATCAGTACCGTGTTCGGATATCGCACCATAAAATCCGCTAAATGGATCGCGAACGAAATAACGTTGGATTCGTTAACGGTAAGCTTACCGGCGTACTCGGCCGTGACCGCGTTGACGATGGACATAGCGATCGCATCACGACCTACGGCTTCGGAGGTATCCAAACCGATGACATGACGATCTTTGAGTTTCATCATCATTTCTTCTTCGGTGTAGTACCAGTCGGTAACGTAGTTTTGTGGTGAGATATCTTTGAACACTGCACGCATTCGTGAAGCATTCATACGATCTGCATCTTCCGCTGAGAACGGCTTGTTCAGACCACCGGTTGTCCATTCCCCACCGAAGTCACGACGGATCTGGTCAGGGGTACCTTTGGCGTTCGCAATCATTGCCGCTAACTGTTCATCGGTGGTACCGAGCTGACGGTGGTTGTACTTCACGTAGAACATGATACGTGGTACTTCTGCCGTGGAGTTAGAACGGATGATGTCAATGAGCTGTTTACGGGTTGGAATGTCGATATAGCGCTCATCCCACATAATCCCTGACGTCATCAGCTCGTACATGTACTTGCCCTCTTCCGTCGCTAAGTCACCAGGGGTTGTTGCGAATACGTTACCGTAAGGAACACCTTCCGCTTCGTTAATACGACGTGCCGCTGTACCGGATGCCAGGGCTGCCGGTAGAATGTGGTGTACGTTTTTGGTAAAGGGGCCTTCGTCCGAGAACAGACGACCAGCGGTAAGTCCACGACCGATACCGTTAGCGGACTCTGGGTCGTTTTGGCCGATACCTGTAATCAGTTTGTTACCCTGGGCTAAACACGCAAAGGTTTCTCGGTTATCTGGGTCATCAGGATGCGCTGGCCAGAGGTAACTCGGTAAACCGTTACGAAGTTGTTTCAGTTTGTTGATAGTTTCTTCACGCAGTGCCGGGCCTTTTGTGATAAGAATTGTTCGGGAGTTTTCTAAGAAACGAATCAACCACAGCAGTAAGCCACTCATCCCGACGGTTTTACCGTGCTGACGTAAGAACTCTACAGCAACGTCGATGTTGTTAAAGAAAATCCAGTACATCGAGAAGTTACCACGGTCGATACGGAACGGGGAACCGTACTTCATACCGTCCGCAGGCACCCTGACACATTCCCTGAACCAGTACCACGGGTTCTCAGCACATTCGATGGCGATGTATGCCTTCATCTGTTCTGAAAGGTTTTCATCGAACGGGTCTACGCCCTGCAACAGTGGGTTATGTAACGCCAGGTGAATGTACCAGTGTTTTACACCCAATTTTTTCAGTAAGTTAGCAAACTTGATAAAGGATTTGTTTGTTGTTTTATCGTCAACAATAGCGCCTGGATAATAACGCCAGTCCGATTCACGTAGTATCATACAGACTCCTAACCTCCTACCCTTGCGGGTAGGAGGTCTTTTATTTTTTATTCGATGTGATGCGCAAGCATCGGTGACGCTGCAAGGTTAAGCGTATCGGTTGGAGTACGACGAATCCAACGAATCACCAGCGCTGCGTCTAACGGGACGCGGTAATCGATAACTTTCTTATCTAACCACTCGTCCACGCTGTAGGTGTAAACTTTACCCCCAACGTGAATTTCGAAATGGGTAGGTTCAGGCGGTTCCGATTCGTTACGGCGATCGTACAACGGATAAATCGGTTCGTACAGCAGTTTAAGCCACTCTGTTTTCGAGCTGACTTTGTTACTGACGTCGATTTCCGAGTAGTTAACGTTGGAGTATTTGAACTCCGCCCATACGTTTTCACCGTATTTCTCACCGTCAGGCAGATACTCCAGAATGAAGTTGGTGTTCAGTTCGTTACCCGGATTTACCAGTGTAATCGCAAAGGACTGCGACTGGATAAACGCACGGAACTTACTGTCTACCTTGCTGATGTCAACCTGGACGTTTAGACGCTGCTTCACACCCATCAATAGCGGGTCAAACGTGGTGCCCGTCGTGTAGTTCACGTGTGCTGTCGCATCGTAAACCTTACCACGCGTCAGGTTATACAACAGGAAGTCCAGACGATAACCACGGGTAGCATCCAACCATCTCGGTACCACAAACAGCTTCATGGAGTAAGCCCCATCGACCTGTTCGGTGACAGCGGTGTAGTTCTTCACGATGGTGTCACCAACGATATCCGTACCACCGTAGGTTTCCCCTTTCGAGAGCTTGTAACTTAGTACGCAAGGGAGACTGTTACCGGCGTTAGACGCGATGTAGAAGGTGTCGTGAGAACCGGCGTTGCGTAAACCGTTGAATTTCACACGAGCCTGGTCTATCGGTAAACGTTTGGTACCGTCACTGTAAATCACATCACACCACAACGGAATAGAGTCGATAGGCATGTTGATAGGCAGTGTCAGAGTGGTACCGTCGTTGTCCACCAAGAACGGAGAAACCAGCTTAATACCCAATACCGTACGAACCGGTGTTTCCTGTGCCATCACCAGGTTGGTTTTGATGATGTGGGCATGGCCGATTTGTACCACGTTACCTACGTCCGAGTACACGGCAAACATACACGCTTCACCGTTCTCAACGTCGGCTAAACACGCACCAGGTAGCGTTTGTTTAACAACACGTTCAGCGCCTTCCACCGAGATGGTCTGTACGGGCAGGTACGTGTATTTGAGTTTACCGTCTTTGTAATACCCCGACAGGATTTCTGCGTGGTCATCTACGGTGCTCCCACGGAAGACACGTACACCGTCTACGTCAGGCCCTTCAAACGTCAACGCGTTATCCAAGACCATCGTTGCAGGCAGTTTTGAACTGTCCACGTAGACACGGTATTTGTCACTTCGTAACGGGTAGTGACCGTTCAGACGTCCGTCCTGGTTGGCAACACCCACCCCACCCCACGGTTCAGTTTCCCACGAGGGTTTCGCGTAGTTAACGCTTACGACGATATCAAAACCAGAGGTGATATCGTTAACGATCAGATCTTTCGGGTTCGGTACGTAACCGGTAGGTCGTTCCGCCGCGTAAAGCTCCTCAGGACGCCATACACGGAAACCGCGATCCTTGTTGATAATGTCAGTTGTTAAGGCCATGATTAACCCTTGATTTTCAGATACTGGTTCAGCTGAACTTCACCGTTCAGGTACCGTTCGTTTACGCGGTCTAAGAACGCAAAACCGAGTTCGTTGATTTCCACCGTCTCGTATTTGACGTGTGGGTGGAGTTTGACGAACGCTTTATCGTAGCCGATATACGCCGGGTCGAAGGGAAGCAGATCTTTGTAACGTTCCATGATCTCATCCAACTGAGTCGTTGAGATACGGTAGTCAGGATCGTCTTCTCGCAGGATTAAAATACCGTTTAGGTAATCCCACATGATTTTGTTCAGTGTCGGCGAATACAGGTGGTATAAGTGCGGTAGCGGTACCGGGTTTTCAGGCGGTGGTGTTGGGAACCAGTGTGTCATGTAATTCTCAACACGCGTGTCCAGGTCCCGGGCAACGTCACGCAGCTCGTAGGTGTCACCGGTAACCATCGTCCGTAACGGAATGGTCGGGTCATCAACTGAATACGGATAACCATCGTCAACGATATTGACCCCAACGGTGTTGTCCTCACGGAACACCACTTCATCGCGCAGCAGTAAAGAGCCGCCAGCCACAACACGAATGACTTTGTCATCACGACAATCGAATTGACTGTTGTTAGACAGTAAGCCGCTGGAGACAAACCCGTGTTTCGGTATACGTAGTGTGCCTGTTACCCCACGACACCTTACGGCGATGCGGTTGTCTTCATCGTCACTTACCCAGGACTTACACACCACCACGATTTCAGGCCAAATAACGTGGTAGTCAATGCCGTGTACCAGCGGGTGGCCATTTAACCACACTTCAACGGTTTCCATCGGAATCCACAGCGTACGCTGATTCCCTTCCTGGTTACGCGCCATAATCGGAATACGGATTTCCCCTTCCCGCACCGCAAAGGTGGTTTCGAAGAACAAATGACGATCGTCGTAAATCACCGTTGGATGACGTCGCGTTCTGTCTACCGACCAGGTAATCTTGTTCCCGTCACGTTCGTAGTCCGTCCCTTCTACCGCTTCGATATACTCGTCACGAGGAATATCGTCAATGACTTTACGTAACCAGAGGTTAACGTTTTCACCTTCGTTAATCACGAAGTCGTCAGCGTTATCGACAATGGTCACCGCGTCGTCTTTTGTCCCCGCGATCGCTTCGATAATGCGAGCGTTGGCATTGCGAGCTTGGTAAACATCGTAGCCCGTGTTTTGATGAGCCTCTAACAGTAAACCATCACCGTCGTATTCGTATACGGTGGAGTTAACCGCCAGTAACGCAGGGAGCATTGCACGATAACCACCTTCGGTTAAGGTCAGGCGCTGAGGTGTGTCAGCTGCGTAACGCGTAACGGCATTATAACCGTAAGCGTCAGTACACAAGTCACGGTTAATGTTCTCCAGCTTAGCCGCAGCCAAACGGTTAAACGCAGCCAGTTCTAAGTTAGCGGCTTGCCACTCCGTTACGTTGGCGTTAGCGCCAATCATCGCGTCGATAATCAGTTCGTCGGTGAGACGATACAAATCGTGGACGTGGGACGAGTTATACAGCGGCGTAATGTCGAGATAGTCGTCACGGATAATAAGACGAATGACCAGTTCATCTAAGTCGGTGATAGACTCGTTAAAGACATTACGGTATTTTGCAATACGTTCAGTCGGGATAGCCAAATCGTTCCACGTTAGCTGACGCATCGCTTGGTGTCGATGACGATGGTAATAACGACCGCGACCTTTCCAGAACAGCTGAATTTCGGCGTCGTTGTTGAAAATCCAAATCCCGTCTTTTTTCGGAATGTGGAGCAAATACTTACGCTTGCTGTCGAGCGTAGACATAAACGTCGGTAAGTCACCACAACGGAATTCAACGATGCGGCGTACACGTCCATCAACACGAATGTCGATATCGTCCCAGACTTTAATGTCTTGCGTTTTCGGTGAGTCGATTAATTCACCGTTTAACCAGAACTCAACGTAACCTTTATTCTGTTGCTTAAGTAGGTTATACCGATCGACGACTCTCTGAACCTGTTCGCGGTTGGGCGGTGAGAAATACTCAACGGTGGTTGGGTTAATGTACGGCGCGTTTTCACCCCCACTGTAACCCGGATAAATTCGCAGGTAGCAGATGTCTTCTTCTAACCAGCTATAGCGATCGGATTGTGGGATAGCCATGTAAACCATCCCAGTGCTGGTGCGGTAAAAGTAGACATACTCAGAGGGGATCGAAACTCCGTTCTCGTTGTAGACCAGCATCCAGGTACTGAAGCCGTTCACACACGTTGAAAGTTTCTTCCAGCGGTTTAGGGGAATGGCTAAGTTCCCCCAGTTTACGTGAAGTTTATCAATAGCGAATGCGTGCCACCAGGTATTTTCTTTCGGTAGCGCTACCGGTGTCCGACCGTGTTTGAAAAAGCCGATCGCCCCGGTCTTGGGTGAAAGACGGAAGGGTGCAATGTTCAACACCCCGTCGAGATATGGACGCTGCCACGCTTTTTGGATGGCGTGGGCGACCAGCCAGTTCTCCATAGTGGACCTCTTACTGGATATTTAAGGGTTTGGTATTCTGGTTCAGTAATGTATCGTAAGCGATAGTAAACGCATCTTTACGTTTTGCCACGTCACATTTCTTAATCAGCCCACCCAAACGTGAACGGTTGAACACCGAGTTTTCTAAACAGGTGCGGACAATCACAAACAGCGATGGCGGATATTCGATGGCGCTGGTCACCAACTGGCGGTCGTAGCTGATGTAGCTGCCTAAGCTGGTCGCCAGCATTGACTGCAAGCTAACCACGCTCAGTTCATTAAGACGCGGGATACCCGCTGCTTTAACCATCTCAACGAATTCACCGATATTACGCGGGAACAGAAACTCGGTATTACCGGTGACGGTTTCGAAAAACTGTGGCGAGAGTCGCAGTTCACGTTCCAACTGCTGCTGCATACGCAGCATTTTTACTTCATCTTCGAAGTTGTTATAGAACTGTCCTACGGAAAACAGCGCTGCGAGTGCCTTGACTTGACCGCTTTGATATGGAGCAAGTGCATAGGTGTGTTCAATCGCATCGCTAATCCACCTGCTGAAGATCTCATGGTGATAAGACATTCGGGCCATCAACGCACCGAGCTTATCATTGTTCCGTTTCCACACTAATTCCCAACGTGCTTCGTCTAGACGTAATTGGTGCTCAATGGGGTTACGAATTTTTAACTCGCCGTTTTTATCGAGCGTCGTAAAAGTTCGTGCGTCAACGTACACGTCATCACCAATGACGATAGGTAACGGGAACGGTTTTACATCGGCTGTTTCGATAACGTAATGGACTTCTTCAGACTGAGCAACAGTTTGGTTAACCTTACGAGCCAATTCCAAGTCCGCGTGTAAGCGGGTAAGGTCTATGGTATTAAAGGGAGTGCCGTTGTAAGCGTTTTTGAGTGCCATGAGTATGATACCTTAGTATGACCCTTTTTCAAGGTCTTAAAGACTGAATATGGAGACGTTCCATGAGTTTTATTCCACGAAACGGCGCGCCGTTGAATAACAAGCAGGGGTGGCAGGACAATTCTGTCCCTGAGCTTGTTCGGACCCCCACGGGTGATCCGATTCATAAGCCGCTGATCTTCACCTTTGCTTCACGCGGGGTAGACGACGAGGCGTTCCCGTTATCCGGGGATAATGCATTGTCTCTGCTTGGTCGCGATCTGTTCGACCTGCGTGGCGATTACGCGACGTTTAACACACCTTTCCAGGCGATGTTCAACGCTAACGGTAACGATTGCATGTATCAGCGCCTGGTACCGGATGATGCGAAAACCGCAGCTATCCGTCTGGTTGCTGACGTACTGGAAACGAAAGTTCCCGCTTATGAGCGTGAGAACGGCGTGATTCAGTACGACGTAAGCGGTAAGCCGAAAGTCAGAGAACAGGTAGACGGTCTGAAAATCGTCTTCCGTCTGTCCGTCATCGATGATGTCAGCAACGTAAAAGCGGGCACCGTCACCGAAGGTACGATGACTGATACCGAGACTCAGGCGAAATCAAAACTCTATCCGATTTTTGATATCAAAGGTCCGTACGCGGGTTCTGATGTCAACGGATTTGGTTTCAAACTGGTTCCGCTGAACGAAAAATCCAGCCCGTCTATTGCGTCTGCTTATCAGACGAATGTAGGCGGACGTATGTACGCACTGCAATGGTTCGAGACCTTAGCAGGGGTAACATCACCGGTGATTTGGAAGACCCTCAAAGGTCTTAGCAGCATCAATGTTAGCTTCAAGCCCGATGCATACTATCAGCCGATGAGCACCCAGCTGGACTTCGAAGTCGTCGTTCCAGATGCGTATCGTCAGACGATGCCGGATATCGGTGGTCTGCCGGATTACGGCCCGTTCGAAGAGTTTTACATCTACCGTGAAAACCTGGAAACGGTGCTGAAACTGGCCCAATCTAAGATTCAAAACGCAAAACCGGCAATTACCGATCCGTATATGGTCGATATTTTCGGTGGCGTTGACTTAACCGGTCAGCTCTACGACGGTTTACAAGTTAACCCGTCTGAAGAAGTAGGTAAAATTGTTTTCTCTGCTTCGAATATCCACTACCTGCAAGGCGGTAGTAACGGGACCATGAACAACGATGTTTACGACGAACTGGTTCGCCGTGAAATGTCTCTGTTCCCGGACGGCGGTAAAGTCCGCTACGATAACGAACTGAAATACTCTCTGGGTTGCTTCTGGGACTCCGGCTTCAGCATGGATACCAAGAAAGCCCTGACGAACTTCATCGGTCGTTCTCGTAACACGTTCCTGACTCTTTGCACCCACGTTTACAATCAAGGTCGTAACGATCTGCAAACGGAAGAGAACGTGAAAACAGCGCTGATCGAAATGATCACGTCTGTACCTGAATCGTCTTATTACGGTACCCCAGCGTGCCGTGGGATGATTTGTGGTCAGGACGCCTACATCCGTAACTCCTCTTACAAGAAACCGGTTCCGATGTGTTACAGCATCGCGAACTTCTTCTCGAAGTATTTGGGTTCCGGTGAAGGTCGCGCTAAACCTGCTTATCGCTTCAGCCGTGGTGAAGAGACGATTATCGAAGATCTGTACGATCTGAGTATGCCGTGGAAAGGTAACGAGATTTACGCATCCGACTGGGATGTGTCTCTGGTTACTGCACGTTCCCGCGACTACTATCGTTTGTTCATCCCAGCACTTCAGTCCATCTATAGCGAAGAACGTTCAGTGCTGAATAACGCACTGTTTAACTTCATCATGACCTACGTTTATCGTGTCAGTGATCAAGTTTGGGCAGATATGTCCGGTGAGAGCCGTATGACGGACGACGAACGCGCGAAAATGATTGAGAACAAAATCACCGAGCGTTTGGAAGGTCGCCTGGATAGTATTGCCAACATTACTCCGAGTGCGTACATGACAGCGGATGACAAAGCTAACGGCTATTCCATCACGCTGGACATTAAAGCTGAAGGCGGTGTACTGTTGACGCAGTTCAACACGACGATCAAAGTTTATCGTCGCGACAGTACGGAGAGCTAATAGATGTCCATCAAAGAACGCATGATTTTACCTGACCAGGGCTTGCATGTTGACGGTGGTCAGTACGACATGGTCAACCCGTTCAGCTCGGGTCAAAACGGTCCGGTCGGGCAGGTTGGTAAGTTTGTTACCAACGCCCACCGTCTGCGTCGTAACGTAATCGCCCGCGTGATGGAATTCCCTCGCTGGGTTGATTACATGCCGAACCCACAACTGTGGCGTCAGGCAATCAAATCGTTTATCGAGGTTCACACCACGATTACCGGTTTGGATAAATCCCTGAGTGCTGAGTACGTGCAGACCCAACAGGGTCGTAACAACCGCGTCCAGTATGAAGCTGGTCTGGTAACGGAAGCTCTGTCTTCTGTTACGCACACTACCCCGGATAAGTTGGGTAAAGTGTATCAGAACATGCTCTGGGCGTGGCTGGTATACGGTGTTTGTGACCCGCACACAGGCCACCCTGGTCTGGCGGCAATCAACCCGAACGTTCCTGACCACCTGCCGGATATGTACAGCATGACTGTGCTGTACTTCGAACCGGATGCGTATCAACGTAAACCGCAGAACGCATGGTGGCTGACCAACATGGCTCCTGAGTCTAACGGTCAGGATATCGGTGAACGTGACCCGAACACCGGTCCGCAAACTAACGAACTGTCCATCACCTTTACCTCCCAGCAATGGACAGGTTGGGGCCCGATGCAGGCAGCGCAGAAGGAACTGGAACGTATGAAACTGTACGGTCTGCGTCCTTACGAGCGCAAACTGTGGCTCACTCCGTCTCAACAGACCGACGGTATCAACCCAGACGTCGATGCTACGGCTGGCGGTTATCGTTCTGTGTCCGACGAGCAGATGGCCAATCAGCTTCGTTAAGAAAAAAATAAGTTTACCTACCTCCGTAAAGGAGGTAGGTACTTTTTTATTTTTCTTCCGTTCCTAGGACTTTCGATGCGGATGCACGGATGATTAAGTTTTTCATTTGCATCAACAACAGGAAGGTTGAAATTAAATCGTAAGTGGTCGGTGGGCTGTTGGTGATATCGTCAGGATAAGCGAGTTTCCACAGCGTTAATTCGTTGGAACCCTCACCTTTTTCGTTACGTACGATTTCGTTGTCGTGTAACGAAACCAGTTCACGTTCAAGGGAATCGATAACATCTTTACCGAATTCAATTAACAGTAACTGTTTGAAACGAATAACAAAACCGGCGATAACGTTACCTGAAGCCGTTGATCTGATTTCAGTTAGGAAACGTTGATATCCGTTGATGGTGTGGGGGATGGTTTCAGCAGGCCAGCCTGCAATGTGTGGGAACGCATCTTCCAACACAGATTTCATTGACAACGTAAAGACTTCACCGATTTGGTTTAGGCGATTAATAACCTCAGTACGCGTCATGACGTTAGGTAACGGTTTTACATCGTCGACAATCTGATGTCCTGGCGTAACAGGCCCACCAAAAAGGTTAGGGTTTGACATTTTATATCTCCCGAGATCAAAAAAAATAAGGCGGTCATAAAACCGCCTTAACTTTTATTTTCTCCGTCGATGCGACAGATACACCAAACCGTCAATCGGTTTAGGTAACCCTAACGTTCTGGAGAGCGGATTCTGCCAGGCCGTAGGGTTAATCGGTGTAGGAGGGATATAGGTATGTTTTACCTTCCCTCCGAGTATCGCAACCTTATTCGTCGTCTTCGTCATCGGAAGCCATCATGTCCGCAGCGAATTGCTTACGAAGCTTGCCTTCCAGTGCTTTAGACTTCGGCACACCGTAACCGAAACCGATGGATGCAGCCCATTCTTTCTGGCTGATGGTGTCCCCGGTCGGGCGAGAGAACACCGTGGAGAACGATGCGTTACCGATTTCGGTGGTGATGTTCATCGCGGCCATCTCAGCATCGGCTTTCGCTTTTTCCACAATCAGACCAGAAGCGACTTTCCCGTACACTTCCAGGAAGTTAGCATCGTGTTGACGAACCGCGTCGGCGTCTTTCAGCGTTAAGCGATAGTCAGTATCGTTAACTTTGATAACCGGCAGCGTTTCTTCATAAATTTTTACCATAGGGTCAGCGTTGACCACCAGGTCGTCGTTCATGGTCATTGCTGGAGTTTCCAGTGCATCAATCATTGCAGCCAGGTCTTTGATAGAAGTTACTTTAGCCATTGGTTTTATTCCTTCAAGTTATTACTGGTTTTGGATACGACTTTCTAAGTCGTTGGTGATTTCAAAAGTAAAGTGCTCGAGGCCGAGCATCTCTACGTACTCTTGACGTTCCAGAATCTCTTTCGCGAAGAGTTTCTCGTACCACTCTGGAACGCGAGATTTGCCATTACGACCGAACTTTTCTTGTACGTGACGAATCGCATGGAACTTCGAATCGGTAACGGATTTTCCATGGTCACGTGCGTATAAGTAAGAGCGGTACATGTAATTTTTCACTTCATCGATAGAAGGGATACCACGGTCCGCAGCCGCGACAATTTCAGATACAATAGAGTTGTACCCGCCTTTGTGTGAACTGCGATGTTCTAGTACCGCGTAAGCTATCTCGGTAATGTCATCACAGGTAAGCTTAAAGCGACGTTTTAGAATCGGCGCAGAATCCAGAACGTAGTTGAAGGCTTTGATGTGATGTGAAGCACGATCGGCTTTAGTTGAGAATATGTCATGTGCCGCAACAGCGACCAGGATATTTTTAAGGTGCTTAGACTCACCCAGCAGATAAGCAATGCGGATGGCATTAGACTTCACTGACTGGATGTGGTCGATACGGTGGGCGCTGTCTGTGTAGCGATAGAAATCGCGGAATTGAGCAATGACTTGTTCCCAGAATTTGTTAATTTCGATAGCTTCCATTTATAAAACCTTACATGTCGATTAGGAGAAAGTGAACTGACAGCGGATTAACATCAGACGTAAGTCGTGCCAACTGTCAGGTTGTTGAATGATATTCCGATAGAGCAGATGGTCAGAACTCACCGCACGGGCAAGTTCTTGTACCATGTCTGCTAACGTCGGTGCCTTTAACCGATGTGTTTTACGCCACGTAGGAGACATCATACGGACATAAAACGCATCAGCTGGTTCTAGGGTATTACTTTCCTCTTTAAGCGTCTCTAAACGCGTCTCCTCACGTTTTACGTGATTGACTAACGCTTGAGGGTCTTTGACGAAAGTATAGAATCTGTCGTCACGTCGTAGGCTGCACAGCAACCACAGTGTGAACGGGTCACGACAGACCTCGATAAGTTCTTTTGACCATTTCATTTTATCTTTCCAGATTTACCTGCGTACGGTTAGCGACGAATTTGTTAACACGTTTTGTGGCAAGTTGAAGATCGTCCATTAAGACTTTGCGTTCTTCGTCAGTAAAGAGGTACCAGATGTCTTTGTCGAACTTAAAAACCATAAACAGACATCCAACTGATACGGCGATGTTTTCAGACAGTTGATTTTTCTTACGCCATTCTTCATCGCGAATGATACGTACAAAAGGTTCGATTAACTCATCTGGACATTCTTTGTTCAGTAGTTTGTCACGCTGCTCGCACAGATAAGCTTCGTCTGTAATTAATCGTTCCAGGTCATCTGGACGCATGATAGCACGAGTAGAAATCAGTAATACAACAAACGGGTCTTTGAATAATTCGTTTTTCATCTTTAATACTCCTTTAGGTTAACAAGTCGAATAGCGTGTAATTCTACAACGCTCACCTAAGTAATATATATCTGAGATATTTTTCAATAGGGTTAAAAATAGGTAGGGTAGTCTATCCACTGGATAGACTACCCGAAAGGTTTTTACTGCACGCACAAAATTTGACCTGAGTATTCTAAGGGACTTTCTGCAAACGTCCTGATTTGTCGGCAAATCGCATCGACCTCAGGTTCGTTCGTCCGCGTATAAATTGCGGCCCCGCCCTTTAACACCCACTCACGGCAATTACGTCCATAATCGTCAACTAGCAATCTTCCCTTATCTGCGTAGGACGCTTTCTCCGCAGAGGAAGTTGTAACGATGACTTTATGGCCAGGGACACCGAAGTGTTTTTCGAAGAATAATTTTTTGCTTTCTACAACACGGTCGTGATCGAAATGATCCTCTGAACCTGACGTTAAAATCGCCCAGCATTCTCCCAGACTTTCTACTGTTTCGAGGATTTTAACGGCCTCGGGTATCGGGTCTAGTTTATAAAAAAGATCCGGGTCGTTTAAATAGATTTCCCGCATCAAAGCACGACGATGCAACTCTGGCATTCCGTGAAATTCTTCTATACTCATTCCTTTAAGGTGGTGTTCCAAAACGTAACCACGCCAGTTTGCGAAAACGCCGTCGCTGTCTAAATTAAACATATTTGGTTATCCTTTGTAATTTTCCTCCGACACAGTAAACGGTAGAAATTGTAAAAATTAAGTCTGCTTAATCGAAAGAATGAACCGACAAGGTTCAGTTAACAAGAGATACGTACGCGTAAAGTCGATTTCGGTTCCAGCTTTACGGACGTCGCAATAAAACTTTGCGATATCTTGTTGTGAAATACCTGCGACAATGTTGTTTACTTTACGTTTGGTGTCGAAACGTTCAGCGAGTATTTCGGAAAGCACTTCCTTTCCTGCACGTCCTTGGACGGCAAAGATTGTTAGCGCTTTCAATTCCTCAGGCGTTAAAGTTTGCAAAGTCGGAGGTATGGCAATGTTAACCACTTTCATGCTTCCCTCACAATCGACAAATTCGGGTTGCAGACCATGAACTGGGCGATTATGGAGTTACAGTGTATTCGTTTAACGCAGCGTCAAAAATACCACGCGAGATTTCTACCGCATCACTAACAACAATCAACGGTTCCCGTTCAGAGATAGTCACCGTGATTTCGTAAAACTTACCTGCCTTTAACAGCTGGTTACTGTTTAGACGAACGTCTTCGTGTAATGCAACAGCGAGTGTGTGTTTATATCCGTTATCTGCTAATCGAACTAGGCGCAACTCACCGATAACGGAGGGTTTGATTTCCCAGTTCGATAAACGATGTGGAACAATCCAAACCTCGTTCGCACGGAAAGGTTCACTTGAGAGTTCTACCGATGGTTGAACAACGTCACGCTCATCAAATGCATGAAGATAGTAACGGTGTCTCATGTCCTCATAAGGACTCGGTACGAAGTAACGTCGAACGCCGCGCAAACATTTTTCTAAATCGACTGAACAACAAATACGGGGAACCGTTTTGTCTTCGTCGCTGTAAACGCTATGAGGAATCCTGGGCGTAAAGACCGGGATTTTTTTATCGCTGATATGGAGTGGAGCAGTATCCAGTTTTTTCAACGAAACTTTTTTCGCGGTACGTGGCAACTGTTGCTCCAACCACTTTACCAGCGAAGGTTCGACATTATCAGCCATTTACCACTTCCCGTTCCCTAAGCCCATAACCCGCAGGTTGGTGCGTTTGTTGGCAATTGCCAGATACTCCTGAGCTAAAGCACGGACTTCACCGCGACGAGATTCCGTTGCGATAGCTGAAGTGGTGCTTGGGTTACGCAGGATGTCTTCCAGCGCCTGAAGCGACACACGGCGGTCCAGCAGTACACGGGTAGATTCCTGAGCCACTTTGCTACCACGCTGAATTGCGGAGTATTTGTTGCAAATCTGAAGCCCATCTTCGATAACCCAGTCGAAGGTGACCAGACGATCCAGGCGACGCGTTTTCACCCCACCAACATACCCTTCACGTACGATAGCACGCAGAGAGAAGCAAACGTTTTGATGTGGATTCTCTAACGCTTCTGCCAGATACGGACCACGTTCGCGGTTCGGTTTAATCCAGCCCCAGATTTCCATTACTGGCAAACCGTTACAGGTCTGATCGGTTGGAATAACTTCGACTTCACGAATGTGCATACAGACGTTTTTCGTCTCAATCCATTCGTTACGGTCAATCCACTGCGCTTCGGTCATTCCCGGTTGCGGTGCAGGGTGGTCTTCTTCCCCGAACAGGTTACCGGCTTTTACTTTACGCATGAAAATGTTAGAGCGCTCGAATACGTGCTTAGACTCGTTATAGGCGTAGAAAATCCCTTCCGAGTTAAAAATATTCAGAGCACCCAATAATACGCGGTAATAACCATCCGCGTCTTTCTCCAGAGTGGCTGGAGCATTAACACCGGCTAACGCTACGCAATTGTAACGTAGGGTCAAGTTGTCCATTGTTTTCCCCGAGTGAAAGTAAAAAGGTAAATTACCTCATAAACAAATCTTCGAGCGGTTCGGCACGTACTGGGTCAACTTGTAGCGCAGAACGAATACCACGTTTCAGTTCTACGTCAGCAAGCTTCGCCAGTCTCGACGTTTTGTTAAGAGACCCACTACGTAGCGGGATGAATTGGACAGGGTTGTTTAAGTCACTGTCTTTTTTCAAGGTATAACGGAAAAACGTTTTTGGATCACCCACTTTACGCTGCGTGTGTGCAGCATAAACGTCAGCGGTAATCTGATCGGCAAATACAGTAAAACCGTTCCATCGCTTTACCTTATCCGGTGCTAATAGTTCAGCATCGTCGTAAGCGGTAAACCAGAAAGGACGGTTACCAAAGTCGTAAATATACGACGCAATGTTGTATATCGGTGCGGACAACACCTGTAAATTGCGGTTGGGGAAAACCACTGTGCCGGGGTCAAAACGAAATTCGTAATAAGGGACGCCAAAGACGTCAATCTCTTCAAACGCCGTTGGGGTAATCTCAATCAGTGTAGTGACACTGGAAACCCCGTAAGTTTTACGGTCCGTTGAGATAGCAAAAATACCTACAATCGTTACCGTAGAAGAAATAACCGCCAACTCTTTCGCCACAAACCCAACGGGGATGTAAATGTAACATCCCCCTTTGGTAGTGGTGACCGTGCCGTTATTTACCAAGTCCGCATGAATCTTAGTGGGATCACGACGGGCTGTTTCAATCGCACTCACGATCACCTCCTATTGCATTAGAGTTTGTCAACAAACACAGAACCTGAAATCCAGTCCAGAACGTAGTCAATCATCCAACTGGTTGCTGCTTGTGACGGGTCTTGATTATCCAACATCGCCTGGTGAATCGTCCGCATCAGTGGGCCAATTTCCCATACGCGGAACACGTCGTTACACGCGGTTTGGATAATAAAGAGCGTGATGTCGTCATCAGCATTGCTAAAGAAGGTGTCGCAACTTGCCATGACCCAACGCTTCACATCTTCACGCGTACGCTGGTCTTCTCCGTTATCGAAGTATCCCTGGTCAAGCTGGTCGATAGCCAGAGAGAATGCTGTTTTCAGTGACTGACGGTTACGTGTTACCCAGTCCTGCTCGTTTTTCTTCTGCGTAATAATCGCACGACGGTTATAAGCATCGACGTAAGTATTCTGGTTTTCCAACAGTGCAGGAACGCGCGCAGAAACGTTATAGTCGCCTTCGTCCATCAGATAAATAGCGCCCAGCAGACCTTCAACGATACCACCTTTAGACAGGTAGTCATCCATCGTTTCCTGACAGATATACACGTCTTTCTTATCGGTGTCGTAGCTGTAGATGATGTTACCTGTCGCGACACGGTTCAGGATTTCTCTTTCGAAACCGTAAACCCAGCCGATAGAGGTGTAGTAAGCACGACCCATTTCAGCTTTCCACTTCAACGCGTCGACGCCTGAGTCAGGCCAAGGACGTTCGATGTAGTAGGAAGACAGCAGCAGAACCAGCACACGCTCTTTCAGAATCATCGGTGCGTTGCTTGCAACTGGTACGGTGTTGTTACCGGCCAGGATCAGTTTAGCCGCATCGTAAATACTAATATCCAAATCGTTAAGCAGGCTACGTACTAATTCGTCGTACGCCTTAACACCCGTTTCTGGGATTTCGATGTTGGTTGGAACGTCGAAATTAATCGGGTCGTAAGTCGTCCCGTTACCCATCGGGTTAGCGATTTCCTGAACCAGTGCCTGGACAACTGGAGAATCAACACAGCTGTCGATACCCACCGGAATCAGGTTCCAGTCTTCTACCAACGGTTTAACTTCGTCGATAACGTTGTTCTGAATAACCAACTGAACGAACGGCTGTACCACGTTACGGGCGAAATCAAGCATCCCGTTGCAGCGTTGAATTGCCATGTTCTTCAGTTCGAACAGCGTAGTTTCATGATCGTCAACACGCAGCGCTTCTGGCTCAATGGCACCGTCACGGATAACGGACGCTTCTGACGTTGCCTCCGTCGGACGTTTCAGCTGAGTGATTGCTGGCAGTTCCTGGAAGAACTGTTCGTCAGTAATGGTGGTATCGAAAACACGCGATGGGTCTACCGCACGGTTTAACAGATCAACCGGAGAGTCAACCTCGGTGCCGAGTTGAATGTTGTGCTGTTTGCACAGCTTCATGGCGTTGGTAACTGCGTTCAGCGAGTATAAACTGATCATTGTTTAACCTCATTATTGGTGGTGACGGCATCCTGAAGCTTCGTGTACAAACGAGCTCCCACCAGGTCAGCGATATCGCGTTTCAGCAGTTTCTGATCGCCGATACGGTCAGACATTCCAGAATTGCCACGAATCAACCCGTGCACGATTTCGGTCGCCAGTTCAACCGTGTTGCCCAAAGACACGTAGTTAGTACGTTGGATAGGGCTATAGCCCTCCACGCTTTGCTGGGTAATATTTTTCCCAGTCGGAATACCGTGTCGCTGTTTGATTTTATCTAAAATAGACATTCTCTACTCCGGAGTTTATCAGGGTGGGAGCGACCCACCCCTTGAGATTATTTAAGCGTCGCTGGTAACTCAGGCACGGACTCGCCGTCGAGAATACGACCGATAAGAATCCCTGCTTGTTCACCCACAGCATTTGCGGTACCGATTCGTTGGATAGAACCTACGATACGTGCGTCGACAGAATCGCGACCGAACAAAATGTCAATGTCGTCGCCATCTTCTGTTTTGTTTTCCCCGTACATCACTTCTTGTACAGTGGTTTTCAGCTGGTTAGCAATAACCATCTTATCCGCTGCGGCCATTTCAACTTCGTGCGTAATAAAGAATCGAACACAAAGCGAGTTAAAGGCTAACGGTACACCCTCTACACGGTAATCCCCATTAACACTCCCTGATACCGGATCGCCACGATTAACAGCCAACGCTGCTTTACGACGAATACGATCGTATTTGCGTACCAGTTCTGCCAGTGAAGGCGTCATGTCTTCGGTTTCACCGTGATACACGACTTCGATTTTATCCACGATACCACGAACCCCAGCACGAGGTGCGTACGAACTTAAACTTTGCAACGTTTGTGCTGCTTCCTTACTAAAGGTACTCATATCCCCCGTAAGGTCGTCAGTAAATGTGCATAGGATTGTGTCGACGTCAACGTGTTCCCCTTCGTTAACGATTTCCAGGAGCATCTGGTTGCTGTTAATCACCACTTCTTTCAGCTTAGTAACCTGCCCAACCATTTTCTTCGCGAACCGTTCAGAAATAGCATTGGAGTCTTCGATTACTTCTTCAGCCTCGATTAAAGCGACGGTAGCCAGCACCCCGTTTTTCCAGGAAACCTGAGTAGGGTCGTAGATATCGGGTTCAAAGTGTTGCTCGTTATAAGTGATGACTGCCCCGGCCGGGAGTTTGTCACCGGCTTTCCAGCGAGTCACCAGGGTGTGCGGATAGAAGGTACCTTCGTGGGGGCCGAACCAGCGCCCTAGAGGAAAGGCTTCTTTACTTCCATCTTCGTACGTAATTTCGATATGGTCTTTAGACAGACCGGTGATTTTACCTGCTTTATCAATAACGCGTGCGTGTTTCACCGACGTACGGTGAGCGACAAATTTCTCCTGTTCGGTACGATAAGGGGTAGTGGTAGCGCCGTTACAACTGGTGGCAGAACCTAACTGAATCCCAACGAAGTTTTGACGTTTAGCGTCGTCCATCAGGGTATCTGGTACGAGACCATCTATAAATGACAGAGTATCGCTCGGTTTCAGGTTCTTTTCATCCCGTTTATAGGTTGTGCCGTCAACGGTATCGAAACGTGGGTTGTTAGTGGCGAAAGCAGTAATACCTACATCACCGTTATCCACCGTGTTACCGGAAACAATACCCAGGTCACTCGGTTGGAACTCACGCGTGTGATAAACCATTGTTTTACGGTTACGGCCACCCGTACCACCCATGGTGATAACGTCTTTCTCTTTAATCGACTGGATAGGGTTAGCACCCGGCGCTAACAGAACAGACGGGTCGGAGTTAATTGCGCCCCAAATCATGTCCTGAGTAAGTTCGAACTTACGGTTACTGTTCGGTGCGTTGTTGTAGTTACGCATCGCCCTGACCATCGCAGTGTAGATGTGGTAGGAAATACGTTGGTTCCCTAAGAACATCATCTCATCACCGTTAATCTCCGGTAAAGAGTGGTCGGTTTGTAACAGTTCGTTAGAACGTTCCAATAGCCCGATAAAGGTTTCCGGTTCACCCATTTTCCTGAGGATACGTGCGTGCATGTCATCAACAAACGCGGCCCGCATTTGTTTCAGCTCGTTGATGTAGCGTGGAGTTAGCCCATCTGCATCACGTATTAAGTTCAGGTAAATGTCTTCGCGGTCGACTTCGGACTCGGTATAAGCTACCAGGTGTTTCAGGTACTTATCCAGACCGTGTAGAATCATTCGTTGCTGATCGTTATCACACGTTACCAGGAACTTACTGTCCTGGAGACGAATAATAGAATCGTACGTGCTCTTATCTACACGTTGGCCAACGGGGACGATTTCGTACTGAATGCCGAAATGTTTAAGCATCCCTTGCAGACCTAAATAGAACGAGAAGATGAAGCCCAGTGAGAGCGATTTGCCCATCAGTGAAAGCTCGGTCATCTCTCTTGGCGCTTTCTGGCTACTGAAACCAAGCACTTCAGAGATGGTGCCCAGCGGTGTACACTCTTTACCCTTAACGGTATAGAGCATGGACTTGGTATCCATCACCACAATAACTTCACTGCGTGGACGTTTCGCAACCGGTAACATCTCAACGTTGTTTGCGTCAGTAAGCTGTTCGTCATTAAAGAAGTTAACCGCTTCTTTATAATCGAAATTCCACATATACCCGCCTGCATTAAAGCTGGCGATACGACGTGCAATCTCCGTATACTGACGAGGAAGTTTCTCAGTAGGATCGAAAACGTTCGCGAGTCGTGCGTCGGTGATCTCCGTGTTGGTCGGGTCTACGGCACGCGTGATAATCGCGTTCGTTAACCAACGGCCGTAGTCGTTTGCGACTTTGTCACTACGACGTACGAAGTTTTTACCGTAAGCGGTAGTTAACGCTACGGTGTCTGGGGCGACCTTACGAATCGGAACGTCTACACGCTGACGACGCATGGTGTATTCAACACCGTTCGCTACCCAGGTACCATCTTCAGTTAAGCCAGGGATAGAGAAACGTACCGTCGTCGGTTCACCGCCAATCGGTTGAACACGCAGGGTGTGGTGTTCGATAGTTCCCGTAACGGAAATCTCTTTCTCGATCGTGTGGTTGTGAATAGCCAAACCAAGACGTTGAGAACTGGCGACTGCTGCCAGTACGTCTTTACTCATCATGGTCTGGTTGTATTGTTTCACCATTTGGTCGGTAACGTTTTCTGCCCAACCTTCATCCGTAACCAGTCGCTGGACTTTCTTCGGTTCCGCTTTCACGGCAATGTCTTTTTCGTGAATGGTTAATGCTTCACCGTAAGTCTCTTTCGGGTTGTACGGGTTTGGTAACTGAACGAAACGTTTGGTCGAATCAGACAGGAACTGATACGCTTTGGAGCTTAAGCGGCCCGCCTCAGCCAGTTTCTGCGCTTCCTGTTTGATAATGTCATCGTGAGCAATCGTTTTTTCGATAACGATAGTCGTCGGCTTAACGTCTTCTTTCGGCTCCTCAATAACGAGGTCTTCTTTTTCATCGAAAGCGTTATCCGATTCAACCACAGCGTCGTTAACAACGTCTGTATCGTCAACGACGTCAACGGCATCCTCTTCGATGTCCTTAACAAAGATACGTTCATCACCTTCCGGTGTCAGGAATTCAGCTTCGTACGCATTAGACGGTGCTTGTGTCATTACACGCACTAACGTACGATAGAACATCCTGGCCATCTGATCGTCACTTAAACGACCACCGGACGATTTACGCATCTTCTCCACGACACCCATGTTCATCGACGTAAAGCCGCTGTTGTGGGTGAAGATGAAGTTCATTCGAGACAGTTGCGTTAAGTCCATTCCTGCAAACAGAGAATCAGACTGTTTACCGTATGCCCAAGCGAACAGTTCCAATAACCACAGCAGGTTAAAGTCCTGGAACTTTTCAATCTTGCTTTTAACACGATCGTTATACGTCGTTTGGAACTTCTGGAAAGACGGTAACGTTGACCCCAGCACAATCACGAAGTAGTTCTGACGCATGTATTCTTGCGTGTCGTATTTGAACTGGTTAGTCATTAACAGCTGGATGTTACGCAGTCTATCGTACCAGGCTAGTTGAGTGTCTGGATAATAGTAGTGCGATAACATCGGTGTATAGTTCTCAATAAGGAGAACTTTTAAGTCTTTACGAATCAGGTCGTCTGAAGTCAGACGACGAATTGGACGGTTTGCGCGATGGTACGCAAAGATAGCACGTTCTTGCCCCTGCACAGGTTTGTTACGTGGATGCCCACTGATCCCTTCTTCGGGAAGTTTAAAGTGGTGGCGAATTTGTGCAGGTTTTTCCAACGGCTGGATGATTTCCAGCGTAGCAGGTGGCGCTAAGACCACCTGATCGAGATCCACGACGTGCAGTATAGAGCCTCGTGGTATCTGGAGCTTCTCGAGCGGGATAATCCTCGGATTACCAAACTCGTCTGTTTTACGCACAGAGAAGCGTTGGTTAAACTGTTTAATGAGCAACATTGATTAGCCTTTTGGATTCTTTAATAACGCTTGCGTCGCACGTTTAATCACGTTGTTGACAGGATTGATTTTGAAATTCCCGTCAGAATCGAACCAGTAGTTCTTCGAGTGTATCCAGTTACGGTTTTCCTCGAGTGCTTCTTGCGACATAGGCGCGTTAAGTGAACCGGTGTCACCATCGTAGTCACCCCCTAAGCCACCCAATCGTGACGGGTGCGGTGCCATCGACTCGACAAAGGTCGGAACCGTCCTGTCAGGATAACTGATAGCTCCGTGTGGCTTTTCAGTCTCCCAGTCATCCTCCAGTTCTTTTAGGTATAAAGATGACGTGGTGGTCTCCAATCTTATGGTCGATGAGTACGTCGAGCCTCGACCGGTGACGGGATAACGTGTAACGAAACCGAAATAATTGTTCCACAGTTCGTAACCCGATAAGTAGAGTAATTCTACCAGGGTCATTCCGTGGACGTTTTTACGGTCAAACGTTTTAGGCAGTTCGTCGATATCGTAGAACACCTTAAAATGTTTGTTGTCTTGGTAGACCAGCGCGACGTAATGGGTATCGTTAATCATTAACGGTTGATGACGAAGCTCGCGAGCTTCCATCCGGTTAATTAATGTTTCGATACCGTCGTCTGTGGTAAAGGTGTCGTAAACACGACCCCCAACCTCCAAGAACTCGCGTTTAAGCGTTTTGGTGTTTACGCCATAAAGGTTGCCATCGCCAGCACGAATGTTACCGAGGTAACGTTCACGTATCTGGTATTGCGCAACAGGTAGCAACGCTTTCAGACCCTGATACAAACCAATTTTGGTGTCGGTCGGTCGAATCGCATCCTCACGCCCCATGCATTTAGAGCCTGTGGAGAATGAGGACAATACGTTACGTGTCCCGTTCATCAGTTTACGCGACGTCACTTTACGACGTTGGAAGCCACCTTTACCGTCCTGGATGTTAAAGAAGTACATCCAGATTTCGTTAAAGGTTTGTTGGAGTTTCCATCGTACAGGGTTCGTTAATTCAACCCGTGTAGCGCGGTCAGGAATCGCCCTGGCCAAAGAAATCAAACGACGATATAACCCACCGATTTCCTCTTCCTGTTCCCTACCGTCTTGTCTAACCACCAAATCACGTAAACCCGCGGGTAATACGAGAACATAGCGGCTAAGACTCACGGGACGGAACTTCTCGAAGAAATCCACCGTTTCGTCACGTTGTAACGATTCGTTACGTCCGGGTTTTAAGTCGTTGTAGTGACTAAGGAAAAAGTTAAAACCGGTATCTGCGCCAGCGTCGCCAGGCAAAGCCGGTTCAAAATCTTTTTCTTTTTCGCTCCAGGTTGCGTAGCGTTTTCCAGAACAAATTTCTTCGTAGAGTTGTTTTAGTTGGAATAACGCCAAACACACCGTCGGCGAAATGATATCTAATTTAATATCAATGTAAGAAAACATTGAGTCTCGGGCTTCACTTCCCGTAAGACCGAATATCTCCGTGGAGTACAACCCTTCAGGGTGAAAGTTTTTTGTCAACCCTTGAAAAGTATCTGTGGTCGTGACGGGTCGTAATCGCGACACAAGAGACTTGTTTACATTGAGCAGATAAAAGTCAACCCAATTAAGTTTATTCACGCTAAATCTCCTGATACGGATTAAACGTTATGGCTAAAAAAGGTAAAGACGATTTCGATGAAATCGATCTTGATAACATGGACGACTGGGACGATTTTGATGAGCCCCCTCGTCAACAAGACCAATCGCGTAACCCGGTCATGGACACATTTCGTGCTGCCCGTAAGTCGGCATTGTCGACTATCTGGCCCGAAAATAAACGTGATCAGGTCATTTTAAAAGGAATGCCAAAACCGGCGTCTGACGCTTATGAAGGTTATAAGAACGTCAAAGCCGCAGGTCAAGACATTCTGGCCCATACGAAAGACGAGATTGAAAAGACCTCCCGCGTGGTGAAGGCACAAGCTCGTCAATTAGGCCCAACCCTAAAACGGTATTTGCCTGACAGTGTAACCCGTAAGATCGATAAATGGGCGAAAAGCGACCAGTACGATTACGGGAATTACGATCCTAAACAGGCATTAATGGATCGTGAGTTAGACACTGTTTTTGCGGGTACCCCACAAACACCTGAACAGCAACGTGAAGTTCAGGAAGGGATGGTAGAAGACCGTCTTCGTGACACCATCAAGGACATGAAGTCCGATGCGCTGTTCCAGACGGTTATCGGTATTGCGAAAGACGTTAACCTGACGACCAGTTTAAGTCGTGGGGTGATGCTTAACGTTCAGCGTAAACAGCTAGAGCTGCAATACCGTACGTTATTCGCGTTGCAAGATATTGCTAAACTTAAACAGGACGAGTTTAGCCGTAACACTCCGGCACTTGAAGCGATTGTTAAAAACACCGCGTTGCCGGATTATGCAAAAGAGGAATTCTCTGAAATTCGTTGGGCTAACGTAAAACGTAAAGCTGCCGAATGGATGAACCCCTTACGTTACGCAGATTCGTTCGTTGAACAAATCCGTGAGAACGCGAAGAAAAAGATTTCGAATATCTTCAGTGACGGACGTGGGCTATTAGAACAAGTTCTGTCAATGGGTCAGGAAGACGACTTCGACATGGAAGACAGTTCTTCACTGTCGCCAGAACGTCGTCGTACGAATAGCCGAGGTAAAGTCGTAGGGTTTGCCGGTGGTTGGTTAGCAAAACGATTCTTACAACCGCAAGTAGAACGTTTACAGAACTGGACACGCAGTGAGTTAGAAAAGAACCCAGAAGTCATGAAACGGCTTCAGTTGGCACGCTACGGGTTCGGTAACTTATCTTCTATCTCTAACTCAGCGATTGCTGGTGAGATAGATGGTCCATTGGCCACTGTCTTCCGTTTAATGCACGAGATGGGGTTAGTGACACCGCTGCGTCGTGAGGGATTAGCTTTAGAAGAACGTTCAGCAGAGGCGTTATCAGCAGCAGCGAAGTTCGACCGTAAAGCATATCTTAGCATCACGGAAGTCATCCCGACCTTGCTGACGGAGATTAACAAATCTATTCGTCGTGGATATGGCGAACACCACGATCAGGTTTATGACCTGACCACGCGAGGTATGGTGGATCGTAAAGTTATTGGCAATCGCGTACGTAAGGCAGTTGCTAATGACGAACAGCGTAAACGTTTACAGCAGTACATTAACGAAACCGTTGACTTTATCGACAAAGACAAAACTCTGGATTCGAAAACTCGCCAGGCGCTGGCGGACTATATCGAATCCCGTGCGTCTGAAGGTAAGGCATTCGACGTAGGCAGTCTGCTGAAAGACCCGATGCACATGTATCGTTACATGAATGCGAACGCGGTAGAAGCGATTCAGGCGGTCTTAGAAGCACGGTCTTCAGAACTGGCAGGCGGTCATCACGAACTGAGCAACGAGATTGCTGGTAAGATTTCAGCTATTCAGTCAACAATTCGTGCACGTCAAAACACGGTAGACGAAGCCTCAATTATCTACGGCGAGAATGCGTTACGTGACGCAGGTATCTTTAAGTACGATGCGAAGAACGATCGGTTTGATGTAGATAAAGACATTAACGATCCGTATACGCTATACAACGACCTGGCCATGGGGAAAACTCGCTCTGGTCGTTCGTTAACCCGTGAGCAAGAAATCCAGCGCAAACTGAAAAACGGTTCTGCGCTAGGTGACTACTTACGTCGTTTGGGTGTAGACGCTTCCGTAACCGGTGACGAGTCGACTATTGACACCGTTAAAGGTAAAGGTGGACGTGGTGGCCGTGGGCTGTCAGCACGACAACTTGCTGCTGTCCTCTACGGTGAAAAATCCACCAACTTTGTTGAACTGTTAAGCGAACGGCCTGACACTAATGCGGGTTTAGAGCAACAGTTTGATAGAATCGTTGATGCTATCCGTAACAAATCCGAATCCAACACCGTGCAGGAAATTCTGAAACATGTCAAGAACATGGATGAAGAAGGTATTCTGTTGGCAAGCTTAGGTGGTGGTCGTGACGGTGAGGGTGACGCATCTGAAGACGCGGGTAGTACCGGTAACAAACGCAAACGTAAGCGCATTGTGCTTGGTGAAAGTGGGCTGTTCCGTCGTTGGGCGGGTGTACTTTGGGACACCGGTACGGGCGCTGGTCGTTTTGCGAAGAACATGTTCCTGAGAGGGAAAGGGCGTTTACAGTCACTGGGCAGTTTTATCCGTGGGAAATTCTCCGGTGGGTCTTCTGACGGTCCAGGTGTTTTTGAACGACTGAAAGGTTTAGTTACTGGTACGCTGTCCACAGGCTGGAATTCAGCAGTAGCGTTCGGGAAAGGCGTTCTTGGTGTTCGAGACATCTACGACGAGAAAGGCAATGTTGTTTTACAAGGAAGCCGTTTAGAGGCAGGTGAGTATTATCAGGCTGACCCTAAAACCAACAAGCTGGTACAACTCAGCTCGTTAGACGACATTAAGCTGGGTCGTGATATTGTTGACGAAGCCGGGAACTTGATTCTCGCAGCGGCGGACTTAGCGGCTGCGGGTAAACTGCGCTTCTATAAAGGCGGTAAACTCCAGGCCCTGTTCCAGTATATCTCCGGTAAAGCAGGTACAGCGGTAAACAAAGCCGTTAACTTACCGAAGAAACTTATTGGTCTAATCTCACCAAGAGCAGCGTCTATCTTCGAGAAAGCACGTGAGTGGCTTAACGAGATTCCTGAAGGCAGTGAGAAAACACGTTTACAAAGCATGATTTCCCGTGTAACGGGAATGCCCGCTCGTTTGTGGAACAATGCAAAACGTGGCTTTGAGAAATTCAAAGAGTTAGCGACCGACAACCCGCTTACCCGGTGGTGGCAGAATCGTAAGGATGGGGGTTCTGGCGGCGGTTTCAGCATGTTCTCCTGGTCGAATGGCCGTAAGACCAACCATATCCTGATTCGCATCTATAAACTCCTTAACCGTCGTTTAGATGGTGAGCCTGAAGATGAATCCTGGACGGAGCAACTGGAGAAAAACGTTGGGTCGAAATCTATCAAAGGGATGCTTAACCGCGTTAAGGATTTCCGCGACGGGTTTAAAGACTATTTCCAGAATTTCCGGGATTGGCGAGGCAGACAACGTGACCGATTCTCACGTTTCCGTCAGGGAGTTGGTGATAGACTGTCTCGTTGGGGTGCTGCGGGTAAAGGCTGGTTTGACCGTTTCCGTGGACGCTTTGGCGAAACGGTAGATAGCTTCCGCGATCCACGCTACGATATCGGTACTCGCTATCGGACGGAGTCTCGTTTAGCAGGCCGTGACGATGACGTTGCTGAGTTTTACCGTCAACACTTATACGCCCGTGGTAAGGTTTCTCCAACACGCGTGATTAACGCAGCGAAAGAGGATTTCGAAACCGCAACGGATAGCGCAGGACGCGTTATCAACAAAGGTAAGCAGAAAGCGAAAAGTGTTGGTTCAGCATTACTGGAACGTTTAAACCGGATGGTTAACCTCCAGGAAATGTCCTGGTTTAACACCATGCGCGACTCTGCGGAACGTGCTGGTGCGCCTGATGGCTTGATTCGTACGATGTTCAGTAAGTTCGGACAACGTAACAAACCGGCAGCCAATGATGAAAAACGCGACTACTTCCAATTCTTCCGTCGTCGTAGACGTTCTAAGGAAGAAGAGAAAGCCAAGAAATCCGCCGAACAGAAAGGACGTAAAGGCGGGGTGATGGACTTCCTCAAAGGGCTACCGTTGGTAGGACCAATCGTGAGTATCTTAGGTACGGTGGGTTCCATACTGGGTAAAGTTGCGAAGTGGGGTATTTTTAAACCTACCGGGTTCCTCGGTAAAGCAGCGTGGAATGTTGGTAAGTTTGCCGTACAGCGTTTAGCGGTTCCGGCGGTGACTGCGGTAGCCTCGGCTGCATCTACGGTGGTAGCTGCGGTGGGTTGGCCTGCAATTGTGATCGGTGCGACTGCCGCTGGTCTGGGTTATTGGGCGTATAAATGCGCTACCCGTGTGAAAGCGCAGTACCTCGACTATATGCGTCTGGCACAATACGGTTTCCGTGACTACGACCAGTGGTCTTCTGAAGACGGTATGAAAGCCCGTTATTTAGAAGACGCTTTGAAACCTTACGTCTCGTATACCGAAGGGGGTGAAGCACAATTACGTGGCTTGTCTTCCGAAGACGTGAAGAAACTCGCAGAAGGGTTTGGTGTAAACTTGGAAGAACGTGGTGAGATGTTAGCATTTACTGCGTTTATGTTACAACGTTTCGCACCGATTTACCTCCGTTGGATTTCAGCACTGAAGTCTATGGATAACGATATCGCTTTGGCAGATGTTGGTGATCCGAAGAAAGTGTCGAAAGCGGATATGATTACCCTCTACAACAAAATGAAGATGGGTAAAGATTCTGCGGAATTCCGTTCGTTGACTGACCCGCGTAAAGTTAACCAGGGTTGGTTCTCTAAAGCGTGGGATTTCGTTACCTTTACTCCGGCAGAGTTCTTGTCAGGGGAAGAGGTTGTCGAAGCACAGGAACGTGTGTGGCGGTCAATCAACATGCGTACTGACGACAAACGGAAACAACGTTCAGGTATGCGTGACGCTGTCGAAGGCCACAAAATTGCGTCCGTTGCTGAAACCAGTCAGGTATTGGCGAATGCGGATGCTGAACGTAACGAGAAAGTTGCGAAGGTTGAAGGATGGGAAGACGGGACTGAGCAGGTTCAAATCCAAGTTGACTGGCATTCATTACCGAAGAAAAGCGATTTGGAAGACCTGGAATCGGTCAGGTGGAAAACCTACGGTGCGGTTACTATCAACCAAACAACGCGTAATCTTTTCACGTTGTTAGAGAAGAACGTGTTGAAAGACATTGATGTGAAGAACTGTACCTATAAAGGCAACTGGAAAGAAGCCATTGCGGTTATCTCGCCTGACTTGATAGGTGGTCCTAAAGAGGAGCGTTGTAAGAACTGGTTCTACAACCGTTTCTTACCGGCGTATATGACCTACGTCGTTGGTCTGAAACGTTACATTCCGCAAGCAGACCCTACCGAATTGAAAGTATCCGGTGGGTTCATGTACGAATTGGCGTTGATGATTCGTGGCGCTTACAACATGAAGGGCGGTATTCGACAGTCCGTGTGGGAGATTCCATTCAACCCGCTAGGCGAGGAAGCAAACACTGATGCAGGTTCTGTTGCTACTGAACTTGCCAACCTGAAAGAACTGTCAAAAGAACCTGACCTGGCTGTTCGTAACACCCTGCGCTCTACTCCCGCAGCAGGTAAACGTGCGAAGTGGCAGAAAGCCGATCGTGCGACGAGAATGTACCAAACCGACGAAGATGGCAAAGAACGCTTTAAAGGTGTCGTTGATTGGGGTACAGCGTCTAACGATGGGTACTTGCCAAACGGTGGGTCGTCTTACGGTACACCGGGTGACTTATCTCAAGTTGTGGGTGAGATGGGGATCAGCAATTACGCGAAGTTCTCTACGGGCCAATCCGGGATTAAACTCGGGGACGTCAAAGAAGGTGATTACAAAACCTTGGCTGAGAAATATCCAATCAGTAAACTGGGTAGTGGTAAGACACCTAACGTAGAAGGCGTTAAAGCAATGATTGCAGATGTCGCAAATACCTTAGGTGTTCCGCCTGCGATTGCGATTGCGATGGCGAAAGCTGAATCTGGTTTCAGATACGGCGTCAAGAACCCAGGTGCGTCAGCAGCAGGGTTGTTCCAGTTCATCGACAGTACGTGGTCTGGAATGATGAAGGGGTATTCTCGTCGGTACGGTATTCCGCAAGTAAACCAGTATGACCCGTGGGCAAATACCATCCTCGGGGTACAGTTTATTCGTGATAATATCATGCAGGCGCAGAAAGACCTGGGTGGTGTAGAACCGCCCCCGGCTGTTGCGTATCTGTATCACTTCTTGGGTCCAGGCGGTGGTAAGAAGTTCCTTAATGCATGGCGGCAGAATCCGAACATGCCAGCCGACAAAGCAGAAGGTATTACTCCTCAAATCCTTAGAGGTAATAAGGGAGTCTTCTACGAAATGCGAGGCGAACAGATTGTTCGTATTCGTACTGTTGGCGAAGTTATTAATGAACTGAACCGCCGTATGGGTGCTGTGGCGACAAACGAAATTGCGGCTAACCCAGCTTCAACGAAAGACATGGTGAAAGGGCTAACGCCTGCGGTTGCCTCCTCTCCAGCGGTAGCAGCAGGAGCAGCTAACGATCCATCAATTTCTGGAGCGACGGATAACTTGCCCGCATCGAATGCTGCGCGTCGTGACGATGCGTTAGCAGAGAAAGGTGCGATGGGTGCAGACAATGTCAAAGCTGCAACCAGTGGTGGTCCGGCAGTACCGTCACCTGGCGGTAGTAGTGCTGGCGGCGACGCCTCTACGATTGCGGAGACCGTTGCGGCTGGAGCTAGAAACGAAGGGTTGCCTGAAGAAGATGTCGAGAAGGTGAAAGAAGGCGCTGTGCAGCGCGTAGCAGCAACGAGTAAACCGGCACCTGCGGTTACTTCTGATGCACAAAACGGGCCTACACTCAGTAGCGGTGATCCGATTAGTGTCCAGCAGTTGGCTGTTGCGAAAGAATCGGCGGGGTATCTCAGAGAGATTGTCACGATTCTTAAACAACGTCCGCAGCCGGTACAAAACACCGTATCGACCCAACCTATGGCACCAGCAGGCTCAGCATCACGACAAATGTCCGTTGAACAGCCAGCACGACAGCTTAACGTTAGACGTGCGGGTTAATAAACACGGGGGTGGGAAACCACCCCCATCTTAAAGAGGTAGAAAGTGGACGCTAGAACAGTTAACGACTCAAGCTGGGTCAAAAACCTATTTAATGGCGCAGTCGATGGTCGAGATGAACGTTTCCTGGCCTTGCGCCGCTATTCCGGTGGTATGTTGTCGTTTGAAGACACCACAGTCGGTGGCAGTAAAGCGATTAATAGTCCGCCCCAGTTTACACTTTTTGCAGACCCTTCCTCAACAGGCGCGTTTGCACAACCCGATGCGACTAAGAGCGGTAGTGAATCCTTTTATAACTCCTCAGCCGCAGGGTCTTATCGTTTAGGGACGTATTACTACGAAAGCATTAGCCAAAACTCATTTTACGTTCATTGTCGTTTCGGTAAGCCGAAGTATCTGGGTATGGCTTCGTTCTTTGCGAACATGTACGATTCTAACCTGGCATACCTCGCACGTACAGGTGACTATCCAGGAATTATTCGAACAGCAGCTTCGTATATCGGTGCGGCCGCTATTTGGGCGACGGTTGGTACTGTAGCATTCGCGGTGATTCTGATTACACCGAGGATTCTTTCGGCAGCACTGAATAAAGAAACGTCAAGATACTATTACGTTAAGCCCGCAATGCATCTGTATTTACGCGCTGTGCAAAACATCCTGAACACCCAGCTAATTTATCGTCGTTTAGTGCCAACGGGTGTGTTAGGGACTTTTGCGTTGGGTTACGATACCGAAAGCAAAGAAAATAGCTACCATAAAGATCGTGAAGAGTGGTATAAATCCTTACCAGAAGTCTGGAAAGCGAATGGTGAGTTTGACATTTACCGAATGATTAACCGTTACCAGACCTTGGCGAACTATCAGGCTAAAACCATCGATATGATTCGTGTAGAATCCGGCGACGATGAAGAGTTGTTTGCCAGTCGTTTGCGCGCGTTTTACTATAATGCTACTTATAGCGATCGTGTACGACAGAAAGCAGAAGGATTTGAAGTTTCGTTATACGACTTGGAGAAAGTTGCCAGAAGTGAAAAGGGTGGGTATGCCTCCTCTATACAGGACATTGATACTCAGGAAGACCAATTGATTGGCCAGATGAGTAATAGCTTGGTGGTCGGGGGGACTGCTACTGAATTACAGCAGCGAGCAGCAGAGATTCAGTCAGAGCAGGAGAAAACCCGTCAGGCTATGGAGAAACGTGCAGCGGCAGCTAAGCAGCTGAACTCTACGTTGGATGAAAAGAATCCAGAAGATCTTACCGAAGGAGATATTGCTGAAGTTCAAGATTGGATGAACAAAGGTAAAGATGAATCCAAAGTAGGAACGTTCTTTAAAGAGTTTACCGATATGGTTGCAGACGTTGGCGATAACGTCTTGTCGGAGATTAAGAACGGTTCACAGTGGGTTACTTGGCGTATTGACGGTAAAGACACCGTTTCGCGTTCGTTCTCTAACTCCACGAAAGAACCTGAAATTTCCGGGATGGTAAACTCCGCAACAGCAAAAGCACGTTCGCTGGAAGTTAACCTGTCTGGCGGTCAAACCGGTTTTAGTGCGGTCGATGCTTTAGTTTCCGGTATTAAGTCAGCGATGCGAGGCGTTGCAGACACCCTACATTTGACGGGGATAATGTCGTTGTACAACTCCTCAGTGATAGACTTCCCAGAAGTCTGGGATAGTTCTGACGCATCGGGAGATGACATTACTTTAACCATTCCTTTACGTTGTTGGTCGGGTAACGACCTGGACATTTTCCAGGATTTGTTAGTCCCGCTCTCGTTTTGGATTGCAGCAGTGTGTCCGATCGCAACCGGTAAACAAACCTTTACCCATCCGTTTTACTTAGAGTGTTACTCTCAAGGACGTTTCTCGTTCCGTAATGCAATGGTAACGTCGATGTCCTTACAGTTCGGTGTAGGTGGTCTAGGTTGGCGTCCTGGTGATAGTGTTCCACTGTCCTGCGATATTTCTGTTACTATTCGTGATTTGACTCGCGTCATGTACATGCCGATTGTGACCGACACTAAGGTCTGGGATGACGATAACAAGTTCAGTGAGTTTATGGCGTGTTTAGGTGGTGCTACGTTGTACGAACGTACTAACGGTATCGCCCGCGCTAAGATTAACGCTTCTATCTGGGCGCAGAACTGGGCATCTGCGTGGTCGCAGGGGAGTTTCATCAACGCTGCGTTGGATGTTATCCCGGCACGACAAATCGCGAACATCTTCCTACCGCAAGCGCGATAACGTTATTAAAGTCTGAGGGAAGGCAATGGCTAATACGCTATTAGGTAAATCAGGAAAACAACTGGTTTATGAGTTATTAGTAAAAAAGAATCCAGGTTTGGTAGATAAAGGTATTACAATCGATAAGTTGGATTTTGGCACGCCGTCACATATTCCTGCGGTAGAAACACCAGAAACTCAATTTACACGATTAAATACTCAACTTAGCGTCCAGGGTATCATCGAGCAGAAAACATTTGGTAAAATCGACGTTATTTATCGTCGATTGGATTTAGAGCACCTCTTAGGTGACTTTGTAGTTTCTGTTGCGGGTGTTAATGCGACTACGGTATCTGAGGTACTACAACTTTTCCGCAATAAGTACAATTTACAGATTACCGACGACGAAGTTGAGAACCCAACAGCTGCACCAGACAGCAAAGATAAAACTATCATTATCATGAATGGGAGATCTTTGGCGTGGACAGGTCGGCTGGAGGTGTACTTAACAGAGCTGCCGTCTGACGGTAAGGACATTTCGAAGTTGATTAAAGTCACCGAACTTGACGGTTTGACGTATATCTCTTCTGGAATTGTTCCTGGCGCTTAAAAAAAAGAAAAAAAAATAAGAAAGTTAACCTACCTCCGAAAGGAGGTAGGTACTTTTATTTATTTCGCCAAGTCTGCATCTTTTACAAAGATGCCGTCGGCGTTCAGGTAACCTTTACGGTCTTTGATTTCATGCCAGGCTAAAGAGAAACAATGGCGAATGTCCAGTTTGTAATACAGCGCGAGACAAGCAAGGCAATACAAACCATGATCGAACAGGTTATCGTCTTTGTTAGTATTTAAGAAAGACGTGGAAAAAGATTTAGTTGCTTCCAGGTATTTTCGATGTGGGAATTTATGATCGTTTGCACAAGCTTCAACATTTGCAACATCACGAAGTTGCATAGTTAAACCGCTACTAATAATATCGGCCGTTGTTAAGTATTCGTCATGGTATTCTTTACCCAGTTCCAGAATGTTCACCAGAACCACTAACGCATCGCCGATACCGTCCATGATCAGTTCAGGTTTGTTTTTGCTGATACCTGTTGCGATTTCACCAAACTCTTCAAAGAACTTTGTGATTTGTGTTTCCAGTTTACCGTTGTCGAGAATACCACGTTCTTTAGACCAACCTTTAACACGTTCTACACAGTTCTCGATAGAGTAGACCGGAACCGATACGGTGTGCATTACTGTACCGTTATATTCGGCACCTGTAAGTTTAATCGGTGCTTCGATCGTTTCGATATCCAGTTCTTGATTACCGGTGTGGCGTTTACCTTCTACACGAACACGGTTGGTGCCAGGATTTACACCAATTGTGTAAATAGCATCGAACTGCATTGCTTTTTCATTCAGAGCACGCAGTTGTGCGTTAACTTCTTCCAGGTGTTGACCAGGATTAACCACGATGTTGTAAATAGTGTTGATGTCAAAACGTTCGCCCATTTTAAAACTCCATTAGATTAACAAAAAGAATAAGGATTAGGGGTGCTACATAAGCACCCCATGAACTGTTAAATTTTGCAAGCCCCGCCTGAGCAGTTATCGTCTTCCGTAGTTGGGTCAGCACCCTTCTCTACGGTTGTTTCCGGGTCTAAGCCAGGGATTGCAAATTCGTCAGATTCTTTAATGGTTTCTACTTTAACTTCTTCAGTCATTTTTACCCTCTAATTTTCTTATACACAGAGCCATACGTTTGTCGGCCGCATCGTGCATACTATTGAAGTACATTAGGGGCCAATATTTCTGCGGTCTGAGACATGCCATTGATTTTACAACACGTTTACCGAAGAATTTGTTGCTGCCGGGCCCTTTACGTTTGCGGGCATATCCGACGAGGATTATACCGCCGATCACGTAATCAATGTTGAGTAAATCCGGTTTCTTCATTAGGTTTCATCTCGAATGGGTTAGCTTCAAGGAGCGCAGAATAAGAAAGTTGAATTACTTGGAAACGTTTACGTCCTTTACGCGGCCCTTTCCGACAACGTGTAACAATGGTACGGAATTTCTTCGGTTCGAAATACATTATCGAGAAACTAAGAACATCGTTCAGCATAACAAATTTACTCCATGAGTTAATTTAATCAGTAAGGTCGGATTAGAACCTTTTCGAAGTGTTTATAAATAAACACTTTCTTGGTTCGATGTTTTCGTGGACCTTTCTTGATACGAGAGATTAAAATTTTATCGATGTAACATTCTTTTATAACGCGTCTTCTAGGAATGTAACAGGAAACTGTCTCTAATTCTTCCATACAACCAACCTCATCGATTAACCCATTAAATGTATTACGACGTCTTTAGTTACTGAGTTTGCTAGTAAGCGGAAGAATTTCATGTAACGGAAAATATTAAAGAAAACCCCAGCGTTGTCTACAATAACAAGGCTGTATTTTTCTTTTTCTGTACCCATTTGATAGCCAATGATTTGCGTGATATTCTCCGGTAAGTCTTCGAGACCCAAACGGAATAACACATCGTCCTCTAAGAACCCTTTTGGATTAACGAATAATACCTTCCCTTTATGGTTCTTAGCTAACTCGACACCGAAGTCTGTAAGCCCCGTCTGTCTACCTGTACCATATCGAATAGTACGGAATTCAGATAAAGCTTTAGGTCCATAACGATCGGTAAATGGATTATCTTTAGAATCCAGATCAGTTAAACCTTTTGATAATTCTTCTACTACGATGTTATAGTTAACATGAGTTTTAGACATTTCATTGTTCCTTTTAATTACAAGCGAAATAACTTTATTGAAAATCTCGTTTGGCCTTGCTGATGATTTGAGATATTCGGCTTGGCGTCACCCCGTGTATTTCGGCCAATTTCTTGTTACTTAGACCACCCAATTTACCAACAAGAATATTCAATACACGTAAGTCTTTTAACGTTGCCGAAATCTTCTCTAAGATTTCGATATCAGCTTGATCAAACTTACCTTTGGCCTGCAATGCTATTCCGGCACGTTCGGTGATAGTTTTTAGTTCAGCTAATCGACTAATACCGAAAGAAGTTAACTCTGCGTGCGTTTTCTCATTAATCATCATGTACCCCTTAGACAGCTATGGGAGCTTTAATTGTGTCGTGTGATTGATACCCAACCAATTCGAAGTCTTCGTATTTGTAATCGAAGATAGAATCAGGTTTACGTTTGATAACCAGTTTAGGTAGCGGGTAAGGTTCGCGTGTAAGTTGAAGTTTTGCCTGCTCCAGATGGTTAGAGTAAAGATGAACATCTACGCCACTATAAACCAACTCGTCTGGAACCATATTGAGTTGTTGAGCAATCATGTGGGTTAACAACGCGTAAGAAGCGACGTTAAACGGTGCGCCGAGTAGGTAATCGTTGCTCCGCATCATGTAAAAACATGAAAGCTTACGGCGTGGAATGCCCTCACGATCTAAAATTTCGTGAAGTCGTTCTTCGCTATCGATATCTTCGTGAGTAATAAGTGGTGCGTTCGCAAATTTTTCCGGTTCGTTTACTTCGTACCAATCCAGTCGTTCAAGCAACGTCATTTCTGTTGTGTAGAATTGGAAGTAATTATGGCATGGGTTAAGTGCCATATCGTCCAGATCACCTACGTTCCAGGCACTAACAATAATGCGTCGTGAATCTGGGTCTTCACGAAGTTGTTGAATAACTTTACTGATCTGGTCGTGAGATTTGCGATAAATAACGATACTTTCTTCAGGATCGTCCTTTGCGATAGTCCCAATGTAGCGATATCCTCGTTCTCTCAATACGTCTTTGCTACGCTCGTCCCAAAGATAAACCAGTTTGGTATCCATCCATTCCCGCCACTGCTGCCCGTAGACAGGGCCTAATTCCCCTTCTTCATTCGCCCACTCGTTCCAGATTCTTACCCCATTCTCTTGCAGGTACTTCACGTTAGTGTCACCGTTTAAGAACCACAACAGTTCATGAATGATACTTTTCAGGTGAACCTTTTTCGTAGTAACTAATGGGAAACCTTCTTTCAGGTCAAAACGTAGTTGGCGACCAAATACAGAAAGTGTCCCTACACCTGTACGGTCTTTTTTGACAACGCCGTTATCCAGAATGTCTTGCATTAACGCTAAATACTGTTTCATTTGTTATTATTCCCCATTCGTTTCGTTAAAATATCTAAATTACGTTGCGCTTGCTCAGGACTAAAAATAATGTTTTCCTGGCTATACGTTACATGAAAATGTTTTTTGTTAACAATGTCAACCTTAAGGCCACGAACTTCGAATTGGCGTTTAGCCTCTTCAACCTTTTTTGGTGAGATTCTAAGAAGACCTGGAAATAGTTCGTCTGCGGGAACGTAGTATTTGATTTCCTTAGTCTCGGGAATTAACTCGATTCTATCTAAACTGACGCTTATAATCTCGTCAATCTTTTTCTTTATATTGTCGTTCACAGTCATTAGATTTTGTCCTTTTCGAGTTCAGTTAAAATTTCAAACAGGTCTGCGTTGGATTGGAGAACGATTTCACTGCCTTCTGCTACAACGGTAATTGAAGGCTTCTTACCACGTAGCAAGAACTCCCAACGCATTGTTCTTACGTGATTATCGAGTAACTGTTTTAGTTTATAGTTAACTTCGACTTCCAATTTGCCCAATAACTGCGGTGTAATAGCTTCGCCCGAGTTTTTGTTATAAAGTGTACGCACTAAAGAACGTAAAGAATAGCCAATGCACTGCGAAATTGCCCAACCTGAATAGTTTTCCATGTTAACCCTTCAAAATGTCTTTAAGTTTTAGTTTTGTATAGAACGGAGAACTACTTAGTTCTTCTGTCCAACTTATACGTCCGTTCTGTAGAACCCGGTCGAAGATTAGGCCGTTCATTTTTACAATTCTGGCCAATTGATAAAAGAGCGTCGTGAGATGTAATCGACGCTCCATTTGTGCACGGGCGGTACAACTGCGTACCGCTTTGATAGCAAGTACCGCTTCTGGTATCAACGTAACCGCGATTGACTCAGGATGTTCATTTTTCCATTTCTTAATGGCCAGTAGTCGGTGTAACGATTTTTCAAGGGGGCGTAAATCCCCGTTATTCATCACGTAAACTAAAGCGGCAATATCCCACAAGGCAATGCCTACTGCTTTAGCAACAAACAATCCGTCGTGTGTTGTCGTGGATTCACAGACTTTGCCGATACTTCCGTATAGACGTGCAGTCCATGCGTCTGCCTGTTCGCCAGGTTTTATACCCGCGTTATCCAGAAAGTGTTTAAACGCATTAACGTGATCAGTTAACTGTTTTTGTTTCATTTCCGATACCCGATTTAGTCACGAGACTTTATTTTAAGGTACGCAACCGCAGCTCCCATGATTGCAATACCGGCACCCCAACCTATCTTTTCTACTACAGTCAAATCAGACCATTTCTTCTCTTTCGCAGTAGCCGGGTCTATACCCGTTGTCCTGGCATACTCCCCCATACGCGCCACATCCTTATCATGACGTTCGATCTCGTCTGCTAGTTTTCTCCACGCCTCTTCACGTGTTAGATAGCGAGTATTTATTTCCGCCGAATTTATTTCCGTTTCATATCGACGTTTCCGTTCTTCAATTTTTCTGATCAGATCTTCTAAATAGAGCCTCGTTTCTTCCACAGCCTGTTCATAGACGTCTATGCGATCGGGGAGAATTCTCCTGTGGTTGGATTTGTTGCGAACGGAGGCAATCATGTGGAGTTTCCGTTCGTATTTTGGTTCGAGAAGATAGGCTATGCTTTTGGTCTTCTCATGAAGTCCGCGACCAGTACCGCCGAGTTTTTCCACAAGTTCTTCTACAGAAATTGCAAGATCGAGAATATATCCACGCATAATTGTTTCTCCGCTTAAACGTAGCCTTGGGAGACATAAGTTTGTTCCCAACTGTAAAAATTATTTCAACAAAACAAGATGAATTTGGTATTCATCATCAGCAGGGGAAGAATAATTGCCGGTTTCAGGTAATGTTATATTTCCCAGCAGACTGTGGAAGGGTAAACCATGAACAGCCTCAACAATTCGTACAAGCGGAAAACCAGTTCTTTTAATCCAATTGTAATCGACAAACATAACACCGTCAGGATTTTCCGAACCTTCCCACACACGAATTTCCACAGTCTTTCCTGAGAAGTTGGCCAGTACGGTGCGTAGTTTTAATAGCACACCACGTGTGAGTGGTACTTCAATAACAAATTCAGGGAATCTAAAACCGAACCCGTTGGGGGTATTAAAAAACTGAGCTTGCATGGTAAATTCTCCTTTAGGGTAAAAAATGAAAATACCCTACTCCTGTCTAGGAGTAGGGTAGGTGTTACATACGGGTAACTGAATCCCAGTAATCACGAAGATATTCTTGGTCTTCAGGATCTTTCGGCGTAGCCGGAATATGGCCGTCAAACTCAAACGGAATCACAGACAGAACATCTGCAATCTCGTAACGTTCGACTTCCAGTTCAACTTTCACCCAGTCACCAACGCTGGTACTACTACGCATCTCGGTGATAAGATCGTTAAAGTCAGCTGAAACTTCAATTGCAGGGTGTCCGGTGGTGATAGTGAAAATATCAATATCCCAATGCTTAGCCCCTTTATCGGCTAATTCACCCGGCTCTAAGTGAATACGTTTCACCAGGTGTGCCAAATAACCGTCTTTGTAAAAAGAGAGTGCAGAACTAATACCGATATCCGAATTCTCTTCAACCTTTCCGTCCTGGAATTTACGTTTAAGCGTTAGCTGTGCCGTACCGTCTTCTTTAATACGGATACGACGACGCCCACCTTCTATCGGCATGAGAATGTCCATGAACATCTTGGCTTCTTGTGCGTGGAGCCAATCCCATCCCGCTTGCGTAGGTTTTACCCAAACGCAGTATTCCTTTTCGACTTCGTGTTTAATGGACTCACCAGCAACACGAATGATTTCTTCTTCCTGCGCTTTATCCAGCCGCGCTAGGGTATCGAACAATCCCATTAGATTAATCCCATACGTTCACTGACGTCCGTAATATCGAACGTCGAGTCGTTATAGTCGATGTTTTCAATAATAGAAACCACCAGATTAGGAAGCCATTCAGAATGTGGTGGTGTAATCACCCGACCGTTCATGACGTAATAATGCAAGAACGGAAGATTCATCGAATGGCAGTAAGACAGGGTATTACCTAAACAAGACCCGTCGTATTGCAACTGGTGCAACTTACGCAGCAGTGCATTCTTAAATGCGCCAGTCGCGTAGCTACTAAACTCACCGGGACGGTAATCCGTTTTCCCGTAAATTGCCGCTTTTAATCGACGACCTAACTGAATACACTCAGTACCTGTTAACGTACGTAAACGAAGAATATCAGGAAACTCAGTCTCCAGACGTCCCATCGTTTTAATCGAGTAACCCATGTGTAACATGTAGTCAACGATACGCAAGTAGTGATAGTAACCTTCTAACGTCAGGAACTGACCGTGTATCGTGTCAAATTTTGACCCGTCGGGTTTCGCGTAGAAGTTACTGATCATCTTACCCACGGTAGTACGACCGTTGGAGTAAAAGTTGATGTGGTTCACCCCATCGGTAAACGGGAGTTGTTCAGGTAAAGCACAAACATAGCCTAACCGTCTCAGGTATAGGACATAAGCAAGGCGCTCATCAGGCGTGAGTACAATGCTTGACGCGTTCACGTAGGATTTAGAACGTAAGTCACCCGGTGCATAACCGAGCGTTAAAGCCAGTGATTGAATGTCTTCACTTTGACTTTTGATTTTCTTTAATACGGAGCGCAGTAATTGTGGTTCGGACATATCCGGCCTCTTAGATTGCAAAGTAGCCTTCCACGATTTCATCGGTAGACTGATAACTTACACTACCTGCCGCTAAAACGTAGTTACGTTTTTCGGTGGTCATCAGCGCTTGTATCGCGTTAGCGCCTGCGTAAGTATAAAGTTTCAGTTCGGTGGTTTCAGGAGTAACGTTTTTCGTTTTATCCCATTTGGCATCCAGTGCTTTAAACAACGCTAACATTCGTGTACCGTACGTACTAAAACTCGTACCGGTTTCCACACGCAAGTTAGCCATGATGTTTTGAATCACGGTTTCCGCAATCTGTTTGCCCTGACCTTCCTGAAGTTTGTTCAGGTAATATTCTGTTGAGTCCAAGTTACCGGTAGCAGCAGCTTGAATCATCAGCTCCCCGTAAAGCGCCTCTTTTGCTTGATCGTCACTGATAGCCTGAATCATCGGGTCGATTTTTGCAGGCAATCCGTAACTGTTAAGTTTCGTAGACAGACCGTAGATCAAAGCAGACGACGTGTTAATGTCTAACGCTGAAAAACTGTCGCTGCCTTTGAAACTGTTAATCAAGTTGTCGATGGCTAAGAAATCGTCAAGGTCTTTATAGCTGTCAAACGTGTGTTGTACGTCATCAATAACCGAGGTTATCTGGTAACGCATACTGTTGACTTCAGACATAAAGTTGTTGACTTCATGACTGATTTCTGAAGGAAGCTTAGCCAGTTGACCTGCGATATTCAGCGTTCCTTCGAGACGCTTCTTCACGGAGGAGAAGTCAGTACCAATTCCTGATAGAAGAGAATCACTCAGCGACGAAATGCTGTCCCAACCTTTGCCCAGTAAACTTCCTGAGTCACCGGGTGACAGATACCCTAGTGCTTTAAGCCCTTCCTCATTAACCTTTTTGAAAGGTTCTGAAACATCACGCTTCTGCGGATCGAGAACAGGTAGTGTCTCTTTAGTGTTAGAAGCAAACCCAGGAACTTTTTGTCCTGGGGAAACACCGGAGGTGGAGCTGCCTGCTGTTTTGGTACCCCCCACGCTGGCAATGTCACTACCGCCGAATAGGTTACCGATTTTTGAGGTCAGTTCACTTCCACCGCTGATGAGTTTGTTAAAGGTTTCACCGGCACGATCGGAAAGCTGGCTGACTTTATCTACGGTATTCTGAATGCCACGTTCGGCGTTCTCTACCGTAGACTGTACTCGGTTAACCGCATTCTTCGCGGTATTAACCGAGTTATCGATAGCCGATTGACCTTTGTTAATCTGGCTGGTTATCTGATCGAGTTTCATTCTGTACTCCGAAATTGATAAGCCTCGAGGTCAACCGTGTGAACGACTTCGTAAATCTTGTTGTCGTTCTTGCGTTTTAACGTCAACAGAATATCGAATTTCTTCACATCAATTGCCTTGAGTATCCTCATAAACCATTTCCAAGACAGCTTCTTTTTCAGTCGCATGTTGTGCTGCATATTGTGCCGCATGTCGTTGCGTTTAGAAGCGATAGGAAGACAGTTCTCTGGATTATTAACATAGTTCGTTGAAAGTCGATGCCACCAATCCGAAGTCATTTTGATATTCGCAAAGATTGTCCACAGGAGTCTCGAAAGGGGGTGCTCCATCGTCTTTGCTGTCCCCGCACAATCTCGGAAGAAACGATTCAGTTCCGTACTAGCACTGGCAGTCGGTTTCTCGTTACAGTCTTCAAAATCGTAGCGGATAAGATCGTCACGCACTCGTGTGGTAACTTCAGAAATGGTTTTTGTCTGGAAACGTCCACGGTAAGTCGTTATACAGATTCTCAACGATTCCACCCCGGTAATCACTAACCCTTCCGTGAAACCTCGCCACGTAAGGTCAACTGGTAAGTCACGGTTGTTACCTGAGGTAAGTTTCGTTGAGATGCGTTGTACTCGATCTTCGAGAACGGCCTTCGAACGTGTGCGGAAATCAGGGGACAGGATGTGTCTTGCAACTGCAAGCTTATAATCTTTAGGTTCCCACCCAATCTGAGTTTTATATTCCCAGTAAAGTTTTTGCAACGGTTTACCCGCACGTTCTTCTTCGTCTCGTTGCAGTTTTGCTTTTGCTTCGTTATCCATCACTTCACCTTGTTACAAGGGGTTAACTGATTATTAAACAGGTCGGTTTAAAAGGTAGTGTTCGATGAGTACCTCCATTTCACGAAACAAATGTGCACAGTGATTTACCAATGCCCGATCTTCATCGGTCTTGGGCTTTAAGAAAATGTCTTCGTAAGGTTCGATAAGCTCGAGTAACTGCGTTAGCTTATAATAGGCAACCGCCGGATTGGACGTCCCAAAATAAGTGTCTAACCAGCGGTTTTCTGATGAGTCTTTTTGTTTACTTAACGACTCTGGCAATGATAACCACTCGATAGAGGTTCCATTAATCGTGCGTTGGTATTCGTTGATATAAAAAGCAAGACGTTGGTAAAGAATATCGAGATTAGCGATACGTAACTCGAGATTACCACGTAAGCTGGGGTGGTAGGGTTCGGTATCTACGTTTATAGGCAACGTAAGCAACCGTAAGCCGCTAAACGTTCTCGCGCAGGGGTTATGGATGTTCTTATGAAACTCCTGCCTTAGAGACTCTCTGAGAGCCTGTAAACGCTTTTGCTGTAGACGTTTCTTAAAACGTGTTATTAATCCTGTAAACATAATTCACTCCGAAAGAATGTCTCACGTAAATAATATCTGTCTGACTTCTTTTTGAAAATGAGGTGGTTTTAAATGGCTGAAGAAGAAGTGAAATACCAGGCGTTAGATGGTGAAGTAGACGACGAAGAATCGCTTCTCCGCCAAACGCAACAAGCCCGTGTCAGAATTGTCAATCTAATCTTAGACGATCCTAATGCTCACAAAGACTTAAAGACCGTGGATCGTATCGGGACGTTATTAAACGACCTAGATAAGCAGATCATTTCTAAACGACGTGTTGCCGCTGCCCAGAAAAACAGTGAGGCGAACCAAGACTTGGCTAACGCACTGAATACAATTCTGATGCAACGCGGTAACGTGAAAATAAAACGTCACGACGAAGAACCTGATGAAAATAATGGTTACCAACCCACCCTTCCAGACATTCCTAACGTAGAAATCTCGGAAGGGGAGTTGGCTCCGGTTGGCGAACAAATTGACGTGAAGTCCATTATGACTGCGGCGTTTGCGCGTCCTTCTTCGGACGAGCCAGACTAAATAACGCAGAATCACGTGGGTCGACACCGACCCACTCTGCCATAAACCGGATGTGTTCCTTGAACGGATTCACACCATCGCGTTTAAGCTGCTCTACCGTCTCTTTTGTAAGTTCCGGCGTTAGCAGGGCAGGGTGCGTAATGGTAAAGCTAGGGATAGGCTTTTTCAGATGTTTCGCATTGAGTTCAATCCACTCGAACCAATCGTACATTATCCAACAATCCCAAGCTGTCGCTAAACGACCTGGCGTAAGCTCCGAATGCGGCCACGACACTAACTCAACCTGCACCATATCGTAATAGATACGGAACATCTGCAAGAACGTTTGCATTTCTTGGTCAGTAAGGTCAGTATACGGCCAGGTGTTGATCGTCAGTGTCGGTTTTTCGATAGGCGAATGCATCTCGATTTCGAGTAACATACATTCGAATTCGTTCTTCATCGTCAACAACAGTTCGGTGGGTTCCGCATTCATCAACGCGCGTTTATCGCGTTTCTGATACTCCTCTTTCCAATTCTCAAACCCCAAGACAGTCGCCCATTCCTCCGTAAAACGACGACGATAAACGTCGTAATCCATAATTTCCAATCTTTCAGGTTTGATGGCTTTGACCCAACCGATTCGGGTGTCAAACAACGCATCGATATCAATCAAAAAACGTCGAGAAAATCTCATGACGGATGGCCTATGTTGTTACCAATGTGCATCGCTTTCAGATACGCAGACCAGGTACGTGTTGCTTTTGAACTGGTACGTTCTGCCCCTGGTAGGTCAATACGTCCCTTACCGGTTTGACGTAACGATTGATAGAACGCACGTTGTAACGCTTCGTTACCCCCACGCGCCCACAGAAACTCTTTCAGTGTCCAGTCGTGGCCATCCGAGTACATGATGTACGCTTCTGGGAAAGATACACCTGATGCTTTAGAAGGACCCACAACCTGACCGGAGAGTTTATCACGAACTTTGTCGTTCTTCGCTACTGCCATTTTCTTTTCTTGCATCTGCGTTTGTCGACGCGCAGGCAAGCGCAATACCAGATGTGGGTAGCGGGTACGATGGAAAACACCCGTTTTCGGCTCAGTTAACCACAACCGCTGTTCCAGGTTCAGACCTAAAACGCGACATAGCTCAACGTTTCGCATGTGGTCTATTTTAACTTTACTGCCAACCGGGTTGTAAATCGGTAGCCCTTCACGAAGACGATTAAACTGTTCGTCTGTCATTCGAGCAAAAGCTTTCTTTGCTGCCTCTGCGTTAATCCCAGAGGGGTCAACCAGGTTTAAGATTTGTAAGGCGTAAGCTTCTGCTTTTTTACGCCGCGCTGGATCGAGTTTCATTTTCTACCGCCTTACGCAAGTTGGAAAGTGTCCCTGCTTCGAGGGTTTCAATCCAATAACTGATGTCGTCGGTGTTTTCAGGTACGTCGAATTTCACCGGCGGGTAACCGTAGTGTTCGAGTAACTTGGAATAATATTCACCGACCTTTAAACAAAAAGATTCACGATCGGGAAAGAAAGTAGCGAAAGTCTCACGAAATGCCGCTGCTGTTTCCAGACTGACGCTGGCTAAACCTTCGCTTAAGCGCTCCACAATCTCCGTTTGATAACGCATAACGACTCCTTAGCTAGGGTAGGGTAATCCCCTACCCTAACGCTTTTATTTCTTTTTGGTGAGGAACTTCGGTTCCAGGCCGTCCACGACCATACCCAGAATCGTACGGGCAGTTAACGTGCGTTTACCACCTTTCGTTTCTTGGTCTTTAAACATCCAGTATTCTACGGTGTTCTCCAGAATCTCATTCCAATCCCATTTTTCATCAATGAGTTTGTAGATTTCTTCCATCGTGAGGTGGTATTTAACCTCTAAACGATGGTAGTTGTTCTGCATGTACGCAATCGCGGCCGTGATTTCTAACGCCCGACGCAGTTTCGGGTTATCGTCGATCATGTCGCGAATCGTCGTACGCTGGAATTTAACTCCAGGAAGAATCTGGAGTTCTTTAATGGAACCACCGCTACCGCTGGATGTAAATCCAAATTCGGATTTTTTCAGAGTGTCACTCAGGTAATGCCACAGGCTCAGGTGGTACAGTAGACCCATCTCTTGCGAGAAGATCATCTGGAACTTCACACCCGTGTGTCCACCTTTAGCACGGTACTGCGTAAAGGTGATAACTTTCAGGTCGTTAACCGATGCGTTCATGGCTTTTGAACGTGCGGTTGGGTAAAGTTCTTCGTTAACACCGGTCTGGGCGTTATAACTCTGGTCTTTTTTCAGCTCGCCTGATTTTGTCGCAACAATAAACGAGTTAGTCAGGAAGCTTAACTGACGACGAGGAATCCCTGCGAATTTGAGATCGTCGTTCGCATCGTCCAGCAGTTTCGCGTTTGCTTTCTGCCCTTGACGACCGCCCGCCATCGCCTTACCGGAGTCATCGGCCATCTGTGCAACAAAGCCCATGTAGAAACCACCACGGGCAAACGCAGACGGCCAACGGCTCATCATGTTCGATTTCTGTAAGGCGTCGTGGGCGTTGAGGATGTTCTGATCGGAATCACCGATATCCGTTTTAGCGTGCTTGTCTTCCAGAGAAGACGAGTGCCACTCCGACAGGGAGTCGATAGAATACAGCCACGGGTCAAGGATTTCTTTTTGCTTACGACGAACCGGGTCAAGGAACGGCGTTACACGCGTTTTACCAGACATATACTGCTTGAAGCGTTTTTCCACTTCATCACGAATATAGTCACTGTAATACTGTTCCCCGGGCATCACGTCAGAACCAACGAGGTTATAACGACCTTCGTGAATAAGTTCCAGTACCGAAGTTCCATCGTCAATACCGTTGGCGTGCATGGCAGAAATATAACCGGTCTCTAAGCGATCGAGGGCAGCAGACACTTCGGTATCGTATTTCGAACCCCACTCTGCTTTATAGCGTTGCAGGATTTGGAAGATACAGAAATCCAACAGTGTGGATTTGAAGGTGTTACCACGACCCGCGAAACCCATGATGTGGGCAAAACCACCGTTAAGGTAGTATAAACCATCTTCGCCTCTTTCGTAGTTGCCTAAGGCGTGGTCCATGATGGTATAAACGTTAAAACGAGGACGAATTACTTCACCGATAACTTGCTTAGTTGGGCCTGCCATTTAGCGCTCCAATAATTAACGATTCTTGGTCGGAAGAAGAAGGCGACGTTTGTGCCAGAATTCAAAGTAGGTCTCTGCCCACTCGGTGACTTCTTCCGATTTTTCAGGATAGGGGTTCTCAATAGACTCGAAACGACGTTTGTTGCGCTCGTCGATTTCTAATTCCATCACGCGCTTACCGTTAGGTAAAGAGGTCACGCTAAGAATCTTACCTACTTGAATAGGCTTACCTTCTTTGTCTTTTTTCACCGGGGTAAGATAGATTTCCGGTTCCAGACGAGGCGTGGTGTTTCGAGTCAGTAATTTGATTTTCATCGAGCTTTACCTTTGTGAGATAATCTCGGTCATAAGTTCAGGATGAACTGTAAAAAGACTTTACTATGTAACCCTGACTTATAATCCGAGGTTTTAAATGAACGTAAATCCACTTGCAGCGTTAACTAGCTTTGCCGCTAAAGCGTCTGCAATCTTACCCAAAGGGTTCAGTGGCCCTCAACAAGAGATTGCATTAACCACTTACGACGACATGTCAGACGTTTCCAAGTGGATGCAACAGGAAAAATTCTTACACTTTGCAGGCATGTTGGTTATTGTACCGCCAGGCTTCAATACCTATGTAATGGATCACATTAACCGCTTAGAATCGGTGTGGAGTTCCCTACAGAAGATCTACGACGGTGTCCTTTTACCTGTTGAGTTGCAACTTTCCGCCCTTACACATGATGTGGGCGTACTGTCATTACCTATCGGTTTCCGTTATAAAAACGTTAACATTCCGTTACGTAACGTGAATCCGAAAGACCTGGTTAACCAGTTGGCTAAGTCTTACACCAACAACGTTATTGACCAGCGCCCGATTGAGAAAACGTACCACAGTGCTACGGAGATCGATATTGCGTTTAACCGCGCAAAAGCACTGAACGTTGAAATCACGAAGAAACTTCGTACGAACATCGACAAATCCATCGAGTCTATTAAAGCCTCTGCAACGATTCTGTCTGAACAAAACATTCATCCTAACGTGGCAAAAGAACTGACAGCGATGTTAGACTTTGCATCCGATTGGGTTGAACTGTTTGGTTTGTTCATGAAACAGGTGAACGAATTGATTGAATGTCTGAACGTGACGGCTGAACGCCTGAAAGCTCTGAAGGCAAACAAAAAATAAAAAGTAAAAGCTACCCCTAGACCACAAGGTCTAGGGGTAATCTTTATTTTCACGCTAAAATCCGGAAATAAAGGCGGGTGCAATCCATCGCCACTCCTGCCAGCGTGGGCCTGTCATTGGCCCACACCAGACCCGTTTCCAATGTGCCCTGCGTATGTGTGCTGCGCGATGCGGCGTTAAACAGATTCTCCTGCCTTCCCTGCGTTGTTTCTCTAAGTCTTCGCGTTGTACTGGACTTACGTCAACAACGACAGGTTCTCTGCGTGGAAGGATTTCTGTATCAGGTACGTAACGTGTCGTTCTACCACGGTATTCCCGTCGCTCGCGTTCTGATTTCTTCACCCGCGAGGAAAGATATAAACCGATATGTACCTCATCCAGAAGTTCCTCGTCCTTTGACTCGTTAGCAAAGTAAGGCTCTAAACTAACAAAGTCATCTGCCTTTCTGTTGAACCGATAAATCTTGGTTGTCCAACAGTGCCGCTGATTTATCTCCACCCATCGTAAAACGAACAATACTTCTTCACCTTCGAATTTACGACGACCGATAAAGAGTGTAGCAGGAAGTTCGTTAATCTTGACAGTCACGGAAAAGGTGAACGAAGGGATGGCTTCAATCCACGCGTACGGAATATCCGTTAAACGTTCAGTGTCTGCAAGTAACGCCATCAACTCGTTATCAGAGATAATTTCAATACCTGCGTATTGCCAGCCCAAACCTAACGATTGACGGATAGAATACGGCACCTGTTTGGTGGTGCCGAACACACGGTACGTTGGGTCGTTAACGGGCAGAAAGGTTACGGGAAGTTGCCTCTTGTGTTCCCTGACAAACGTTAGAAAACGATCTTCTTTCAGACCAAACAAGTCTTTGTGTGCAGTCTCTATAGCTTCACTAATACGTCGAAGCGTGTCTCCATAAATTCTGCGTCTTAACATTATAATTCTCCTAGTCTTGCGTGTGGGGTACGTAGCCGCGAACAAATGTCGGTGGAATCCAGCAAAGTTTTCTTTTTCTTTCACCGTTTCTTGGGCCAACCCAGTATCTACGCCAGTGGGCACGACGAATGTGCGCAGCTTTAGCGTGTTTGATACCTTGCATGGCTTTCAAGTCGGTGTTGAATCCTTTCAGATATTTTACTTGTCCTGGTGTGATATCCACTTTAACATCACGTTCACGTGGTTTGACTTCGTAGCTAATACTGCCGTTCTTTTTGATTTCTTTGAACTTAACGTCATTGTAAGACGCTTTGAGATTAGGTGGGATTAGGGTGCACAGAAATATCATCGATGTGGCGGCTTTGGCCAGAGATAACCATAGCATCTTTTCTTGTTCGTTCTCCACACCGTCGGCATAGTCGATTTCCACAAGTCCGTTTCCTGCACTACGAAGCTCTAACGAACAAGTGGCAATCGTGGTAACGCCTTCTGTTAACCCGTAATCAGTATTTGTAGCAATTATAATAAACCTTCTCTTCCCATTTTTTCGATAGCCGAGAAAGAAAGTCTCATCTTCTTTACCTACATCGATTGCTACAGTCCAAGTAGGTATAAAGTCTAACCACTCTTCAGGGAATTTACTGGGCATCTCAGTCTCAAAAACAAGTTCTCTAAGTGCTCGATCGGATATTAAGGAAGAACCACCGTATAGCCATCCAATTGCCAATGTTTGAGCGTGAAGGGAACGTGGATCTTTGAGACCTAAATCTTCATTATACGGTATAAAGCTATTGGTTAGATGATTACGATTCTTTTTTATCCATTTCGAGACAGGATTTTCTTTTGTTTGATTTTCTTCCATGACATTTTCTAGATGCTGACTCCCCATTTGTCTAAGGCAGTCTTTAATACCTTTTACTTTTTTACTTTTGTACAAATACATGGTATATTCTCCTAAAATGGTTAAATATAAAGTAACCCTAGCCGAAGCTAGGGTGTGTATTAGTCGATTTTGACGTAATCAGGATAATTAGCTTTTAGCCACTCCCATAGCTGGTATGCAAGTTGGCTTTGGTCAGCACTGATAATAGTCATCATCTCATGAATCGTGCTTTCATTACCCAAGATTTGGCTATAAAAGCGACGCCATTCTGGTTCGGTATACGGTATAATTGCACCAGGCATGTATCCGTTGTGCCAGTCGGTGATCATCGAATGGAAAGCTCCGATGCGAACATCATAAAGTCTTCTACCGATACCTGTCTGGGTAATACGTCCCGGTTGGTTGAAGAAATTGTCCAGACACATCACTAAGGATACGCGATATCTGCCCGCAACAACACTCGCTACTTGCGAAGCCATCCAGATAGCATCCACAGTTTTCGGTGCCAACATGTTACGGATAGATTGTTCCGTCCGATCGCAGTGGTTTAGAAACTCGTGGATAATATCGCTATTAGAAAGATTAATGATTGCGTTTACGTTCATTTTACTGTCCTAAAATTGGGGATAGTCCATCTGCGGTGTTTAACAACGCTTTTGTAATTTCGTAGTTGGTCTCTTTCAGGATAGCGAGACAAACGGTGATGTAAACTTCAATTGCTAACATGATTTCTTGTTCAGTCAGCAACGGTTCGGTACCGCCAATCCCGTAACGTTGTGCCGCGTACTCAATTTCAAGTTTCAAACGTTTCCATAGTGCTTCGTCGTCAGTTAAACGTGCGCAGGCGCGATCGAAACGTCTTTTATAAACGCCGATTTTGTGGTCAATTTCACGACGCAGTTGGTCAGCAGTTGCGTCGCCATCAATAGTGATAGTAACATTGTCAACTAGACAGTAATGTACTGTGTGTCGTAAGTTGTGTAATGTGGCGGCAGTAACGACCTGTTCCTGATGACTGCTAAAGCCGTGAGCACCACAGAGCTTGCGTGCAACCGCGCCAGAGATTTTCTCCTCTAACCCAATCGGTGTAACGACGGTTGTTTTCTTACGAAGTTGAATTAAAATATCCACGATTATACTCCTTTAGATTTTTCGTATTTCGATGATAAATAAATAATCTCGGAACTACACACCCTTTTTACTAATGCCAAATTTTCAATAAAGATATCTCGAATGCGAGACATGGTTTCATTAGTAAGAATATCGCTCCAACACACAGTATCGACTATATTGGTTTCAGCATTCTGTTGCTGTATAACACCAACGTAAATCGTTTCGAAATCGTCCGGGGAATGATTTTGTAAATAGTGTGCTGCGTCAACGAATGCTTTTTCCAGTATCGAATCTACCGTAGTGTCTGGGTCGGTTACACGAACCAGGTAGGGTCGTTCTATCACTGCGTGTATCCGCCTTTCTAAAACGTCCACCAGAAAATCCACCATCGCTTTAGCGTCTAAGATCACCACGGTCTCCCCGTTGTTCTCTTTCGTTAGCTTTCTCTCGTATACCGCTATCGCATCGTGCAATTCTAACGTCACTTTACTTCGCATTTCAGTAAGTATTTTATTTAGCCTGTCGCGTGACAAACTCAGGGAAAAATCGATAAGTAATTTCATGTTAATAATCCTGATAAATGGCGTCAGCCCGGTCTTTACGTAATTGGCAGTATGTTACATCAGTACCGTTAGGGATTCGTACACCGGTGTCTTCAAGATAAATAACACCAGTCTGATTACAGAAATAAAAAGACCACAAATACGGATCGCCTTGACACCCTTTTTCGTAATGATTGAACGGCCAATAACATCGATATAATTCATCATAATCGCCGCGCTCGATGCCGTAAGCGATCATTTCTTTTTCCCACAATCTGCTTTCAGCGTCGTAGGTCGAATACCAAAAACCAACGAGATTCTTTGTCAGTTTAACGTTCACTAAGTCGTTATAAATGGGAAAGAGTGCTTTATTGTAATTTTCTAACATGTTCGAGGAAAGTAGAAAATTCACGTAGTATTCTAGCCATTGATAAACGGCCTCCCACACATCTTCAGAGGAGAAATGTTCGAATACTGCGTCATCGCAATCGTAGTTATCGAAGATCGCTGAGAGATCTATTACGACGTCACGAAGGTCAAAGTTTCGGTTGGTGTTGACAGCGTCAATAACCTCAGCGATGAGACGAGTAAAGACGTTTGTGCAGGCAGTCTGTGCGGTATAAAAGAATTCTCCTTGTGCGGTTGACCACCTCGGGTCCTTCAAATGTTCATTGAAGTATTGTGGCCAAAATTTATAAAAGAATCCCTCGAACAACGAGGGATTAATACGTTGTAATTGAGGGACATAAACTTTCAACATGGTGATTAACTCCGAGGGTTCTACACCTGAATAATATCTATCTAAGAAAATTTTTAGCGAAATAGGGATCGATGTGAAACTCTTTCACGAGAGAATCATAGCCGGAGTGAATCTGATCGGAGTTGAGCAGGAAACGGTCTAGATCGTGAGGAAGTATCCAGGCGTCACCTTGTTTGAAAATAGTGTGTCCTACGGTTTCTGGAGAAAGTCGAATTTCTTCCGGGAAGGGATACGTTTGTTTCAAATCAAGGTCGGTGGGCTTTAAGGCAACTAAACGTACGGGTCGTTTACTGGCCGCCTCCTTAACGAATTGGTTACGATCAAACCAGATAATCTTTTCAGGGTAGCTTTCCAACTCACTCCAGACTTTGTTAATCACCAGATTAAAGTTGTGTTGCAGTTCCCCGGATTGGTTAGCGTAGCCTAAGCACTCTTCTACCAATGCCGGATTACCGTAAGTGTTCGTAGTGCTTTGTGCAATCACCCGCTGTGGGAAACAATCTTTCGGTATATCACAACCTGCATTGTATAATGCAATGATTTCCCACAATGAACGTAAAGCAAGTTCAAGTGCTACTTCACCGAGTGTATAGTGATCGTCAGAATAGGGGGCTTTAAAGCCCCACTGCTGACGCGCAATTGCTGAAAAGCGTATCTGGATATAACTCGGTGCCATCGATAACGCTTGACTAAAAACAATCAGCATCAAAGTTCCTTATCGGTCAATATTCGTTTGTTTGAATAATAACCACACCACAGACCATGATACTTCTCACCGATATACACTAACGCGTATTCAATATACTGACGTTCTGGACGACGTACAGCAATGTAGAATCGCCCGTTTGGTTCTTTAATACGGTTGATTTCCGTACGTGTCGGTATGTCGATAGCACGCGTCAGAATAGTTTTAACGTCAACCTTCCCGTTAGGAATTTTAATGGAAACGTCAAACCCTTTATCCACGTTTCGGTAAAAGTCTTTGGTGGGTTTACCTTTTTCGTCATAAAGCAAATCGGTAATGTCATTTAAGACAACGTTCGATTTGCCTTCCAAACAGTCACGCAGCCACTCTGCCAGTTCATCACGAATGGTTACGCAGCGGTATGACAATAACGCGGGACGCAGAATACGACTGATAGACAAGTCTTCGTACATCCACAGGTTTTTGTCTTCGCTAAAGTGCATTTTGTCAACCGGGATACCGTTAGCCGCTGCTTCCGCAAACTTCTTACGTTTTACGAACAGGTTGAACACAACAGCGATAGGGTCAAACTGACGCAAACGTGGTACGCCCTCCCAGGCTTTAGCAGCGTGGGTGTTAACCAAATCGTAAACGTTCGTCCACGGCTCACGTGTAAACATCACACAAAACTGCGCATCAGGAATGTATTTCCCAACGAAGACAATATCGTCCTTCTGTTTTGCGTGGTTACCCCCGAACATGTAATAGAGATTTTCACCGTTTACTTTAACTGTAGGGTGCTGCTCATTTACCATCGGGTAACAGAACTTAGTTACGCAAATATCAGGAAACGCGGCAACGTTAACGCCTTCACTGACGATTTCTTCCTGCTGTTCTTCCGGGATTTCATCTGCTGACCAGTACGCCTGATAATCTAAACCTTCTCCGTGCGCAGAGATGGATGATCCTTTTCGTGCCAGCCCGTCAGCTCGTTCGTTACCGTAGTGACCAGAGTGTCCTTTGATTTTAAGAACACGAATCCCTTTCCCTTCTCTCTTCAGACGTTTCTTAATTTCCCACATCCGTTGAACCAGCTCAAGGTTCGCGATAGGGGTTCCATCAGCCCGTCGCCAGTCCCGCTTAGCCCAACCGTCAATCCAATCGTTAAACGTATTCACAACGTAAGACGCGTCGATATAGATAACGTAGTTTTTTGCAACGAATGGTGCTTTTTCGAAAACGGTTAAAAAAGCAACAATCTCTGCAACATCGGAGTGGTGGTGTTTCGGTACTGGAATAACGCAGTCCACAAACTCAACGGAGTCTGGTAACGCAGGAAGTTTTTCCTCTTTGTTAATCTGACGATAACCAGAGGTCGTAATCCCTTCGGGAATGGTAGGGTGGCGATAAACGCCACCGTCAACAATCTCTTCCTTGTTAAACAGGTAGCCGTGAATCCCACCGCCTGTTCCCATCGGTGAGGTTAAATGGCTACCGTCGGTATAAAGTACAGCAACATCAACGTTCTTCATTCTTAATCCCTGGTTAACTGATCACGAATCTGTGGTGGAATATACTCACCGGTTTTCAGTTCTTCGTGACAGGCTTTAGCACGTTCGTACCCATACTCGCGGGTAATCAGTGCAAGGTGATAAATACGTGCGGTGGTGTACGCTTCTTTCGCAGCGTCCCACAAAGCATGGTGTTCAAATGCCGGTTTACCCCGCGTCCAGTAAACTTGCTCAACGGTCAAGTCAGGCTCAAAACCAAACGCCAGCGCTAAACGCTCTGCGGTGCGGTCGCTGTCTAACGCACTAAACTTACGGAACTTACCTGGAGGGACGTCACATTGTGCGAACGCGTTCATGAAAATTGGAGAATCGAAATCTGGCCCACGCATGGTAATAACGAAATTGTGTTTGCCGGTGATTTCGTCTAACCACTTCCGCATTGCCCACAGCGCTTCCGGCATAGGAGTTGTACCACCCCATGCTTCCGTGTAGGCTTCACGAGACGGTGCGTATTCAGGTTCTCCTTTACCTTCCCACCACCCCACGGTTTGCGGGTCTTCGTGGAACACAGCTTTTGCTTTAGGGTCGTTAGGATCAATACGCATATACGACGACCCTACCATTTTTAAAGTCGGTACGTCAAAGGCAACTAAGCCTGTGGTTAACAAATACGCATCAGGACGCAGTGATTTGGTTTCTGCGTCAGCACCAATTACCAGCGTCGGTAAGGTGGGTTGAATCGTTTTCGGGTATGTCATGTTAAGCTCCTTTCTCTATACATTAGAAGGGGGTTAAACGTTAAAAAGAAAATACCTCCTGTACCCCGAAGGATACAGGAGGCGTTGTCAGTTCAAACACGTTGTCAGATACTGATCGTAGGCGTCTAATAAAGCTTGCCGGTCAGAGCGATAATTCCACAACAACGAATTCAGTTTACGTGATAAATCCCGACTGATTTCTTGTGGCGTTAACGCTTTCTCGTCTAATAGCATCTTTTCTGGAACGGAATGTAATTTAGGAATTTCAAACCGTTCGCAGATAGGTGCTAACATCGGTGGATTCCACCCGCGTTTGACTGCTTGCTGATTTAAGTTTCGTGTGTAGAGATAAACGTAATAAGCGTATGTATTCACATCCGCAACATATTCCCGCATCGCGTCTTTATCAATTTTCCAATTTAACATGATAGGTGGCGCTGGCGGAGGCTGTAACGCAGTATAGGATGACCGTTTACCGGGTTCTCCATAGCTATTACTCACCAAACCCACGCACAAAATCATGATGAATAACAGCGATTTCATCAGTTACTCCTTAGGTGACGATAACGTCTTTATGATCTCCTGACGGAAACTGTTAGCGTCTTGACTACCAACAGGTCGTGCCGAAGCTTCTTTGCGTTGTTCTGGTGTTGAAGCTGGGCTAACAGGAGTTTCTGGTTTCTTAGGTGTTAAATCTTTGGCAGAGACGTCTTCTTTTACCGAGCTGTACCCGCTTTCATATGGCGGTTTCTGGCCGAGGCAAATAAAGAGCTTGTCGTATAATCTACCATTATCATCTTTCAGTTTGTCACGATCTTGCTTCATCTCTTGGTAAGATTGCGACATGTATTGATCATGCGATTGTACTGTAACGAGCTTGTGAAACTGCACTACGTACGCATAGGAGACGAAAGCCGAGTAGGATAACAAGACCGTGATGATTAAAGTCATTATCTTGTTTGCTCTTGATACGTTTTCTCCTTCTCCTGGTTTAAATGCTTCCATCAACATCTGAATGAAGAACGGAAGCACTTTAAGAAATGAACCCATTGCTCACCTCGGAGTATTTTTAATTATGTTAGACTTACAAGGTTTTATTCAGATACCGGCTCTGTTTGACAATCAGGACGGCGTCACCGCTCCGGTAGGTGAGCTGTCTGATCTGACCCTCTCGTACGCGAAGAGTAAACAGACGTTTACTAAATCCAATCTGCAAGTGCAGTTGGTGACATTTACGTCTAAACGAGAAAAACAGACGGTTGTTGTTCCAGCCGAGTTTTCTGATCATATTCTAACCGTTTCTCAATGGATTTACCAGCAAGCCATCTTGGGGAATCTGAGAAATGACGAACTTGAATTCCAGCGCCTATTATTAGGCCAATTCCAAACAACCATTTCCGGTGTTCAGTCCGGTGCGATGATCCAGACGAACAGTAACTGGTTCCCACGTTGGGTGAGCTGGAAATATGAAGCAACAGCAGATCAAGTACAAGATGACACTGATGTAGATAACCAAATCATAGTTTGGTTCTCGGATGAAGACTTCGACCAGGACTACACGGGTTTTGAAATCGAAGTACAGATGCCGATTGAGCCAATCGACACATTCTTGGCCACAAAGTCAGTCGTTGAAAAAGCGATGGAAGGGTTTAACCTTACCGAACACCATAAGAAAATCAACGAGTTAATGGCAGGGTTCCCGTATACTGCCATCCAAACTAACTACTACACCTGGCATGACCAAGAAAACTACGAGTCAACACTGGTTGTTCCAATGTCGGTTATCATTTACGGACGTGCAGGAAAAAACCCAACGAAAATAAAGCAAGCGTTGCGTGAACATATTCTTGCAAACTCCAGCTTTACGGTTCCGATTGGGGTGAAGGTATTCCCTGAGATCTTTACCACTACGAAATTCACAATGGTTCCGGGGTGGAAAATCCGTGGTATACCGAATGAGGAAGACGTGGCGGCTCTCTATTCCCCCATCCTTCCATATGATTTCTGGGTCAAAGCCATTACAAAGTTTGGGGAATGGTCTGATCAGTCTGTTGCAGAAAGAAATAGTAATACGGTAAGCAAACCGACAACGGATGTTACCGATTTACCTACTGTGTATAAATCACTGAACATGGTGGTTATCAGTGGTCCTGAAAACGACACTCGTAAGAATACCTTACACGAAACGTTACCAGACTACGCACTGATTGCAACAACAAACCCAGACATTGCACGAATGTCGAAATCCACCACAGAGTGGTTAGCGTTGTTCTTCCAGGCGTTAATAGCAGCGGAAGAATACCATCCGTATCAGACCAGTCTGGACGTCGTGAAACTCGTTGATGAAGCCGATCCAGATAACTACTTCTGGGTGTTTGAATACGATAACGTCGAATATCGCATACTGTCTCGTAAAGCGAAATGGTATACTGAAATCGACGAGGAGTAATGAATGGCTACGCGTTTACCTCTTTTGGTTCCCGTTAATACAACGGGTTTATTTAAGGTAAAAACACCGTTTACGTTAGCCGAAACGGTTATCTTCACGGTGGAGGCATCACGTACCTTCCCAGATTTAGTACGTCAGAATATTGATGTTTACAACGAGTATTACAAGCCCGTTGGGTTGGAGCGAGAAGAATATCTTGCTGATGCCACTGTTAACGCGTCAATACTTACGTTTAAATCACGCGATGGTCAAGTCGTTTATATCCCCGACACTTACGTAGAATCGTGTCCCGGTTTATCGGGAATCGCGTACCAGCGTAATGTGATGGTGGTGGACTTATCGTTTGTACCGGATTATGTAGATGTGTCGGTGATGACTAAAGACGTTTCGGATATTCTCACCCGTACGTTGGGTATCGACCCGAAAGTCGAAATCACGACCATGGAGTATGAAGGGAAGGTGACGGAGGAGCAACACCTACAAATGGAAGCGGCTCGGAAAAAGAAAATTCGAGAGGCTATTCCGTTGTCGGAACAAGTTATTTCGTTGACAAACGAAAACAAAAAATTAAAAGAGTTAAACAACCAGATGTTAGAGATTCTTAAAGCTAACGGGTTAGTTAACTAAAAGAAATTACCCTACTCCCGAAAAGGAGTAGGGTAGCTTTTATTTTAAATGTCGACTTCTAGTTTACGGTAATCGATGACACCTTGAGCAATCATAGCAGCAACATCGTTCCAAGTACGAAAAATGAAGTAAACGGTATCCCCGTTTAAAAAGATATTGGATTCTTTATCCGGGAAATCATCTTCGCTGAGGTAGTAGTAGGGTTTGTCGAATGGGAAGTCACGTTCATCAGAGGAGCCAAGTACCGCATAACGATTGCCACAATCAAACAGAATCTTCCAACCAGACACTTCACTATTAATATCAACGCGTTCGACGATTTCAACGGTAATAGGAGAATGATCAAGAAAACTGATCGTAATATCTCCGTTATAACGCTTGAATCGCCAAATATCTGTAGGTACAATTTCAGACGCCGCTATAAGGGAATAAAGTTGTGTTGTGGTGATCTTTTTGTAAACGTTAGTTCCATCTCCCAAATGGTTAAATAAGAAATTAGCCAGGAAATTTACGTCCTTTAAACGTGTACGGAAAACAGAACCTCGACGAATACCGTAAGCCAGGTGGGTTAAATATTCAGATGATGGAAACATTTTAATACTCCTAAGATGGAAAAAGAATTAACCCTACTCCTCCGGGAGTAGGGGATTTAAATTACTTTTTGGCTTGACCCAGGTTTTCAAGAACCAGTTCACGAATGTACTTTTGAGTACGTTTCTTCGGTGGTAAAGCCATAAGGGTGTCAACAATTTCCTGACCGCCGATAACCTTGCTGATGAGTTGTTGAACTTGGAAGAGTTCTGCTTCTTCGTCGCTAATTTCGTTAGCTTGGTCTTTCTGACACAATGTTTCTACCAGGTCAGCTACGGATATTTCATTTTCATCGCCGGGGAAATCCAAGTTTAACGATTCGAAAACATCACGCTTAACAAGCACAGATTTCAGATCATCGTAGTTTTCACAAATGGCGACCTCTGTGCCAGGTACCGTTTCTTCTTCGTCACGATATTCTATCTCAAGGCCACGAAATTCTACCGTCGTTGCGTGGAACGTCGGACTGGCATTTTTCAGCACATAACTTACATGTGCCCAACTGCTCAGGATGAAATAGACACTGGTCCCACTTAATCCGATATTACCTTGACGTAGGTCAAGCGCAATTTCACGACGGCGAGAAATCTGTCCCAGCTCAAAGAAAGATTCATCGCGAGCTGCAACAACGTCATACTGATTCACGCCTTGTTCTACAACAACGAACCAGTTACCGTGTTCTGCAGAGTGCGTGTTCTGTACGAAAGACTGGTTATTTCCCATGTTTGAGTTAACGGCGATAGACGAACGTCGCATTCCCATAGAGAAGTTGAACGTATTCCCTTCTTGAACCGCAATGGCGTGGTCGATTGGAAGAATTAAGGAGGCACGATCGATAGAGAAAACCGTTTCCTGTGTAATAGATGGCGGGTTATTGCCCAGGAAATGGCCGCGCAAAAAGTCAGCGGTCGCACCCACATGGGTTTGCATCATCTTGGCGCTATAGTGACGACGTAGTGTGTTAGCCAGTTCGTAAATTACTTCAGATGGAAAAGTCATTTTAATAGTCCTCTTTAGGTTTATTCAAATCAACTAAGGGTTTTGTAAAAAAGTTAAAAGAGTGGGAGGTTACGCCATTGACCTACGGAATAGAAAGCCTTCGGATGTTTACGAATATACTCTTTCGCTTCTTTCGGTAACCAACGTTCGCCTGCACGTTTCTGCTGGGCAACAATAACAGCCAGCAGCAAATAAGGATTCTTTGACCCAGGGAATTTTGCGTTTGTTTCTAGCGCAATATCCAACATCGATTGCCAGCCTAACGTTTTAGACTGAGCGGGTAAACGGTCTTCGATATACATCAACCAGTTCATGATTTCTCTGGGTTTAAATGGACAGGTGTAGTTCGCCCAGCTTATCATGTAAAACTTAATAATCTTTGCAAATACCCACAACGGTATAGCGACGAATACACAGAAAATCACCATTTGTTTCGTAGGGGCGTTTACGAATGTCACTAACAGTAGAACGGTGATTACCTCTAATACCACGAACCAAAATCGGGTTGGGTAACGCCAGATAAACTTCAACATACCTTTTCTCCTTTAGGGGAATAAATAAAAGTACCCCTAATCCAATCGGATTAGGGGCAAGTATTAAAAGAACGGCTGGTTTGGAATCACAGCAAATTCCAGAACGAAGATGTGTTCAGGGGCATCTGCCTGACGCCAGATTTTGTGTGTAGACGCCAGTTTCTCCAGAATCGTCAGGAAGCTGCGTTGACAGTAGGTGTTCTCACCCAACAGCAGATTCTGTAACTCTACAGTGGCTTCCATATACGCTTCTTTAAAGACCTGGTTCGGATTGTATTTACCGGTGTAGTGCCACAACAGAACTTTCCCTTGCTCCGTGTCTTTCACACTCGGACGTAATCCGCAAATCCACAACAAGGCAAGGTTGACGTTCCAGTCAAACTCTAAGCCTTCTTCTTCGTCATCACCGAAAGCCGTTTTAAGGGCATCGTAAAACTCATGACGCGTTGCAAAGTCTTCGTCGGACTTTATCTGGTCTTCGCTACTGCTACGAACGATACTGTACACGTCCTGGGCAGTAATTTGGGTAGCCTTAGTGATACCTTTATACCAATCGGTTACAACGATGCTCAAAGGGTGACTCCTTGTTTAAATGGAAAACTGGTGTTTATCGTATCCCAAATTCGGTTAACTTCTGCTAACTGAATCTGGCGTTCTGGTTTCTTCGCAAACGCAAGCTGACGAGATGCTACAGGCTTGTTGATTTTTGCACTGTAGAACGTTGCATCTTTCATAAAGCTCGCCATTTCTCGTTGTGCTGCCCGAGACTTGCTTTTAATCCTGGCGTGTGCACCGCTTTCACCCCAGTGATAAGCCAATGCTATTTCTGCAATAGTGGGCTTGCGTTTGAGTCGTTTAGTTAACCCCTTTTCTAAATGTTTAACGTAGACGGAAGCCAATAGCACCGCATTACGAGGATTGTACAAATCTGCATTGCGGCTAAGTCCGATTTCGGCACCGTAGAGTTTTAGCAAATTACGCTTTGTGCTCGGCAGCATCTGAACCAGACTGTGCGCTTTAGACGTTCGATTATACGCTTTCGGATTAAACCGTGACTCTCGATAGATTAGCGTGGTCATCAAATTAGGATCAACACCCTGCTTTCGAGAGATTTCCACAATCAACGGTTTTACCCGTTCGAAACGGTCTTGAATCATTTCGAATTCACGATGGTGTTTGGTACTGGGCGCGGATTTGGATGCGTATGCGTTAAACGCGAAAAGTGTTACCAGTAAAAGAAAGAAGATACGAAACATACTAGTTCTCCAGTTGGATTTATACATTTCCGTATTCCGTAGAACGAAATCACGGCGCGGACAGCTGGTACTCCTTTGTTGTGTGCCCTAATGATAATATCTATTTAAAAAGGTTTGGAATTAAAGGTTTTGCTTCTTGGTAAAGCGGATCAGGTAAATAGAAACAGTATTGTTGTCTCCTCGGTACGAGTTTCTTTTCGATAAACAAAAAGATTTGTTGACATTCAGCTTTTGTCAACCAACCGTTGGCCATCCCTAACGGCGGTAAAGCCACCCCACCCTCTAAGTTTTCTGCGGCATCTGCCAACGCGGTGATACCCGCGATAACATAAGAAACCTGGGATTTCAGTTTCCAATGTGTTTTAGTTGGTAAGAGAATGCAGTTTTCCTCGGGATAAACGTACACATTCCCTATTCGTATCTCGTTAGCGAAGCAACGTTCTCGGTAGTCCTGATAAAGCCCAGGATAGCGTTCTCTGCACGCTAAAGCGATACCCCGACCCATTGCCCCTACACAATTTATCGTAACGACCTTGAAGCGCTCAGGGGCGTTAAACAGGTCGTTGTCAATAACCGATTCTGGAAGTATCGTTAGCATAACGGTCTTACCGAGTGAGGTAAGCATAATTGATGCACAGGGATAAACCGCGTTCCACCAATCGCCAACTCAACCAAAATCGCTATATACGTTTTAGACATTAACGATTCCTTTTCACCCATTGACTGATAACGGACTCCAGTCCTTCGTGTTCGAGACCGAGGCGTTTCATGGCAAGGTGCAATTCCAGCGTGTGAGTAATCTGTTCTCTGGTTTGGCCGTCGTTCATCTTCTCCCAGACCTTCTCCAGATTAATGTTAAACTTTGACAGCATATACGCTTCGCGACACGCACCACGACGCCACAAACTCGGTTTAACGAACGGTAATTCGATTTCTGGAATCAGCCACAGCAGTTTATTAACCCGCGTAAGTTCACTACCACCGATTTCGTGACACTGATAACAGATTTGTAAGATGTCGCTGTTATCCAGTGGTTCACTAAATAGATACGGGGTTTGGGTTCCTGGTAACATCTGGATTCTCCTTAGGCTCGAAAGGTGATTCAGGTGGCAGCGTTCCTAACGCACCTTGAATACAGGCTGTCAGTGCAGGTTTACCAAAACACACCTGACCGATCTTACCCACGTTGGGATGCTGGAGAAATGCATTTGCACGTTCGTATTCTTTCCAGCAAATGCTTGTATCCATTCCACCTACACCGAAACTGTTTAACATAAGTAGCTCTCCTGACGTAAAATTCTCACACTCATAGTGAGGAACGTCAAGAGAGCCTTTATTGTTTTAGAAAGTTTTACTGAATTCCACCCATTCTTTATCGTGAGAATAGGTTGCTTTGTAGCCACGACGAATGAAATACTCTTTCGCTTCTTTGCACTTCGTGTACATCCCAATTGCAATTTCACCGAATGTTTCATCAGTGGCTATCGCTTTGAAGATTTCTTTCATTACCCCACGCTGACGGTAATCGGGCAGCACGTATAACGAACGAATTTTGAGTACCCCGTTGCGATTACGGTAACTGCAATAACCCACCGCAACATCGTCGATATAAATCAGAACAACACAGTTGCCTTCGATCAGTTGACGCACGTTTAATTTCGGTACAGCGGTTTTGATTTTCAGCATCGTTGCTTGGTGATCTAAGTAACGGTAATGGAGTGCGAGTAAATCTTTCGCTTGCTGCTCACCGATTTTAGAATGTGCGTTCAACAAATAAATTTCCATTTATCAGACCTTACAGACGCAAAAAGATGAAATTAAAACCAACGTCCAATGATAAAAGCGGCTGCGGCGAGAAGCAGTACGGTAATAAAACCCGCACCCCATGTTAGTTCCGCGTTATATAAAGCGCCGATTGCAGCATTGGTAGTATTGACAACAGTCATAGTTCTTCCCTCGTAAAACACCCTCCCAGTTACCCAGGAGGGGGTTCTAACTTAACTGTACGTAGAGCCTTTGAAAGCCCATCCGTGCTTTTTAATCAGCCAGTTGAGGGATTTCCCAATAATCCACAACGACCCAAGTGTTAACAGAATACCCTCAATCATGACTTCCCTCCAACACACCGCCACTCACATTCGCGTTGGTGCCAAATTGAACCCCAGGTGAGCCTAATCGCGTACGCTAAGACCACCCATAAAATCGCCGTTATACAAAATAGCACGTACAGAATGGCAACCAGCACCATGACGCTAAAGCCTAAAACGCTTAGTAACTGACGCCACCAATCAGTTTGCGTAGACAATTTTTACTCCCTCGTTGTATACCGCAGGCAGTGTTATACCTTCAGGTTCAATAACACAGTATGCGGCTTCGTTAAGTTTTGAATGAATTTCTGCTTCGTGAGATACCACCAGTAACTGAGAGAACTCACCGGAATTCGCCAGGGTTTTAATAAACCCGACGAGGTTATTTCGGTGTTCCTCATCCATCCCTTCTGACGGTTCATCCAACAGTAGCGGATACTGATGAAGTTTCAGGGCTTTGTAAGCGGTTAAACGAAACATCAAATTAAAGATGGCCCGCTGCGCTTTCGACCCTTTCCGCACGTCAGGTACCGGTTCAGGATGGGTTTTTAACTGCACTGGGAACGTGTAGTCTAAGTCACCGTCGGTTAAGTCACACGGCATGACCCGCATAGGGTAGGTCCAGACTTGTTCGATATACCGCGTCATTAATTCTGTGATTCTCACGATAGCGTTGTAGAAGTATTTGCGTAATACCCCTTTCTCGGGCGAGAACGCTTGAATCATCAGTTTGTTATTGAATTGCTGCGCTTGTAAATCCGATAACTCCTTTTCTAACGCAGTAAGTTGGTTGAGTTCGTTTTCCATCTGACGGTACCGTTCCCGTGCTGTGGTGAACGCATCCAACTTGTTTTCTCGGGCGTTTAATAACGTTTCGACCACTGTGTTGGTTAATGTTACCTTAACATCGTTCTCTAAACGCTCAAAAACCGCATTAAAATTGTCTACAGTGGCTTTAAGTTCGTTTAGATAACAAAAGGTATCATTAGCAACTGCGTGCTCTCTACGGCGCTCTGAGAGCGTTTCTGTCGCCTTACCCAAACGCTCCTGCTGGAAGGCAATTTTCTGCTGTAGAGCGCCATCAACGTTACCTACCGCTGCAACTGCGTTTGCCCACTCTTTTTCCGCTTTAGCAAAACGGTGTTTCGTTTCGTGGTATTCAATTGCGGAATAAAGTTCATGATCAAACTCCGCGCACAGACTGCCGAATTGACTGCGGTTATCCGTAAAGACATTCCGCTCCTGGAGACGTTTAAAGAACAAACTCAATACCGGGTCTTTCGAGTACGTTAAAACGATTTCTCGTACTTGACGCATGTAGTTAACGTCCGACTCTAATTCCGTACGGTCTCGCAATACGGAATCAAGCTGAGTCTGTAACGTATTACGTTGCTCCATTTGTCCACGAATGGCTTCTTCCAATTCAGGCAAAGAACGACGCACACCCGGACGGAATTTAAATTGACACTGCGGACAATCAACCTCGGCGGTTTCCAAATAGTGATTCCGTTCGTGGTTGAGGTTCTGCAATACGTTTTCAACGCGTTGTAGTCGGTCACGCAACCCAGATGAGTTTTGGTCTAAGGTCAACAGTTTCTCTTCCAGTACGTTCAACCGTTCCGTTGATTTAATAGCATCCAGCGTTGTTCCTAAACGTTGTCCCCAGACACGCGCATCTGTCGCTGCTTTAAGCTGGTCGATATTAACGGTCTCCGCAAACAGTTCAGGGAAAAGATGTTCGGTGTCCCACTGCTTTAATAACTCACGCAGTTTTGCAACCGTGTTCTTTAACCCCTCGTGATTCCGCATCAGGTAATCTTGGCGGGTAGACTCGTCCATCAACAAAGACAAATCTTTGTTTAGCATGGACAGTTCTGTTTCAGCAGAGACCACCGCTTCACGGGCAGTGGCTTCAACGCGTCGTGCTTCCTCTACCTGTTCTTCCGTAGGTAATCCGCCACGGTGTTCCAAGATAGCATTAATCGGTGCTTCGATTTTAAGCAATAGCGATTGAATCGTTGCCGCCGTAACGTCACGATTCAGACCCGGCAGTTGTTCAATCTGTTTGTTGAGTTCACGTAAATCTACTTCTAATGCTTTTAACCGTGTTGCTAACTGCTGACGTTCTTCCTCGTTATCAATCACGCGAGTGCGCAACTCTGCAATCTTGCGGCTGGTGATTTCAACACCGCCGTTTAACATCGTCAGGTTTTTTCGTAAACGTTGATAAAAACCTAACGCGTAAGTTAAGTCTGACGTACTTAAACGGTAGAACCACTTACGACGCAGTTCCGTTCCTGCATCCGTTAAAAGCACTTCTCCGTTCAGTAACTCTTTAATCTCTTTTGTAATACCCGTGATTTCTTCTACACGAGAGTTATACACTTTCGCATTACCTTGTTCGACGATTTTGGTACCCGTCGTCAGGTTCTCGATATCGCAAACCAGTGAGTTGCCTTTACGCGCAACCTTAAACTTGTAACGATGGTCGTTAACCAAACAGATGTTGGTGTAAGAACCCCCGTCACGGAATTCGGATTTCGAAGGTGCGATAGGTAGAAACACGGACAGTAAACTGGTCTTACCGCAGCCGTTACCACCGAGGATAATGGTGGTCGGGGAATGGATAGTAAAATCGAAGGTTTCGATTTCGTGTAACCCCATTCCGGTAAATCCTTTAAGTACAATACGTTCAACTTTTAACATGTCCACCTCCATATTCACGGAGCGTGGTGTAAAAAGAAAAAAAAATAAAAGAGAAGGGAGAGAACCCGAAGGTTCTCTCGTGGTATTACGGCTGGTAGAGTTTGTAACCCATCTGCTGCCAGTTTTGGATATTTTTCGATTGCTCAACCCAAGCCTGGCCTGCGTCTGACGCAACAACTTCCATCGTCAGTAAGCAAATCAGATTGGTAACGGGAATACATTTTCCTGGCGTAACGTCATCTAAATACACCGGATACAGATAAGGTGATTTGATGCTTTGATACGGATAGGAATAATGCGTTCCTGCGACCCAACCTTCTTCTACCGGACAGAGGTTAAAAGTACGCGTTTCTGGGATTTCCCCTTCGGAGATCCAGTTTACAACGTCGGCTTTAATACGGCCGTTGTCGATGTAGTAGAACACAACACGTTGTGGGATACCTGCACCCCCGGTAGGGTCTATTGCTTCCAGCGCTTTAAACGGTGTGGTGTTCAGCGTAGTACGGTTGTCTAACGCGTACATCAACTTCTCGTAAGCGGTTGGTGTTTTACGTTCGAAATACGCTTTCAAACGCGGGTACGCTAAGAACCCTTCGACTTCTTCCTCCATTAAATCGATGAATAACGGAGAGTGAGGATTAGCTTCGTTTAGTCGCATCGCTTCGATAAAACGAACCAAAGTAATTTCGTTCATGTTTCAGTTTCCTTTGGCAAAAAAGAAGCCCCGTACACAGCGGGGCCGGGCTAATCACAGCCCTAAGTGCGTGAGTGATAAGATAGGCTGTGAGACACCCTGGATAGTAGCGTGGGAACGATACATTTCGGCGTTGGTTGAGAATACCTCGTTAGCGATAATGCATTCACCCGTCTCTAAAGATAGGAGATAAATGTAATCGCTCCATACGCTTTGTACCAAGACCCACTCTAAGGATGGACCACAGTCTGATGTTGCTTGCAAATAGTGGAAATAAGGACGTATCGCATCCACCGCCGCATTAAAGCGACGATGATAAATTCGAGTTAAGTCAAACGACCAAATTGTTTCCAGGTCAATAGGGCGTAAAGTACGCACGGTTTTGATAATGGTTTCCTGGTCGTTGTGTCGTGCAGCATCAGCAATCAATAACAGTTTCCAAGCCACCGTTAAGTTGTGGCGAATATACTCAGGCTTAGCCGTCAGTTCATGATGGAATTGGGCTGCTTGATAAACATTAGACAAACGCATTTTAATTCTCCTTTAGGTAAAACAAGTCGTAAAAAGGACCCCGGACGAATCGGCACGAACCGGGGTCAAGACTACACATCAGTAATCTAATTCGATAGCGCCTAACATCTCACCGCGTTCTTCGATGACGATAAGATGACGGTCACGTGATTTGCTTTTCGCAAGGGTTAATACAACCGTGGGGTCACACGTTTTGGTCGTTACAGGAAGTACCTCTTTTGCTACAGAGTCAAGTACGAAATAATAACCCGCAGGGCAGGTTGTTCCTCCGTCTGCTTTTACGAGTATATAGCGTCCATCTGCGCCAACTTCTTGGCATTCGCCTGCATCGCCTTCGCAGACTTCAAAACCCGGTGGGTTGTAGTGATAGTCTGTGTTCGTTGCCGGGGTAAGTAATAAATCGTCGATGTGTGTAGAAGCCATAACTCCGATTGAGAAAAACGCCAACAAAGCGCAGATAAGACGCATGGTTTACTCCTTAGATTTTAAGTTTGTCCTGAGCTACAACGATTGGTGCTCCAGAAGTGTCGATAATACCTACAGTCGGGACACCATTTTTGATTTTGAAGAACGGTTTGTTTTCGCCTGAACACAATTGGTTGTCTTTGTATTCAATTTTCTGTGCTTTCCCAGTTTCCAGGTTGAGTACCGACATAGGGCTGTCGTAGCACCAGGCACCGCCTTGCTCAACAACGAAAACATATCTGTTACCTTTGTATTCAAACAAATTCTTTGTCTGGCAATACAGACCGTCAATTTCTGTGCAGTAGAATTCATCGGTACTGTTGACGTATTTGATACCCGCCGGTAGTTTTACTGTTTTTGCTGCTACGTTAAGAGAGAACAGAACAGTTACAGCAACGAGTAAAGTTTTGATAAACGTTTTCATGACAGACTCCTTAAATTAATTAACCGTAGCTACGTATTTCTTAACCAGATAGGCGAATTCATTAACGCCGATATCGCCAAACCAAACCAGGTAACCTGGGTCGACGTTGTAATAGTAACCTACCACGACATGGGTCTGCGGGTTATAAAGCGTCGTGATGTATTCCCAACCACAAGCATTGCTTTTGCAAGAGGTAGACTCAAGCCAGACTTTGCCGTTGATTTGTACAGGGAAAACATCGCCGCCAGGACCATCCATCACGCCATCTTTACCGAATAACCCGTCTAGTCCGACAGGTTTCAACGCTTTATCGATTGCGGCTTTATAAGTAGCGTCGTCGGTATAGAGCGTATTGATATCAGGACACGCACCAGGTTGTTCAGCCCAGGCTTCCGGGTTACAGCTAAGTGCTTGTTTTACACTAGCCGCTTCTGCGTTAAAGTTAAAGCCCGTGAACAGAATAGCCACGAAGAGCATCAGGGTATGTAAACGTTTCATTGTAAATTCTCCATTAAATTATTCAGCGCTACGATTTAAAGTAATACGACCAATCAGTTCTGCATTATGGAAGAAGTCCACAGCAGTATAGTTACCGACCTCTAACGGATGAATACTGACCGACATGACTTTTGGTTGTTCGCAGGCGATATCCGTCAGACGTTGGTAGACTTGTGCACGAGTGTCAGCAATGAGCAATCCCGTACACGTTTCACCACGCACTAAACGATAAACTTGCAGTTTACCGAAACTGCGCATTAACGTAGGCGTCTCATCCGGGTTGATAATCGGTGAGTCAGGAGCCGGTTCGTAATAGCGGACATCCGATTCACCGAAAGCATAAGTGGCAGTAATACCGACTGCACAGAAAATAATGATGGTATAAAGTATAGTTCTGATATTCATTTTCACGCACTCTAAAAAAGATTAATACTTATTTGTTAGGACGGGTGTGTCCACAGTTCTGGAAGAAAGTTTCAGACAGACGTTCACCTTCTACGGTAAAGTTAGCGGCTTCGTTTCCGTTGATATTCACACTGAAAGTTTTGGCATTGCCGATAGCATTAACGAAAGCCACCCAAGCGTGTTCTGCTTTGTCACTACCATCCACGGTAGGGATGTTGTAAGTTTTGCCATTTACGACGATATCCAGCGTGTTGTCTTCAGCGTTAGTTGCACCTACAGGTTCCCCGTAATACCAAACCATGCGACCGTAAAATTTGCGATTCGCAGTTTCAGTGTCACAGTTGATAGACAGTCCGTTTCCGGCGGTGTCTTCAATTTCGTAAACAGCCTGACCTGGGTTCTGTAGTTGTTCCCAACTATTGATTGCAGCGTGTGCAGTATTGAATCCGATTGCGAAAAGAACGATTAAAAAGGAAGTGAAAATTTTCATTGTTTTTCTCCTCGTGGGGTTAACAAGTAAAAGAGTTAATCTTAACTCTCACCTAAGTAATATATATCTGAGATTATTTTTAATGTTAGAGAACAAAAAATAAAAGGTGGGGTTTACACCCCACCGTTGTTAAACGTCGAATCGATACTGACGAGAATTGATTAAGAATTCTGTATTCAGTTCAATCCATTCGAGCAGGTCACCCAGTTGTAAACGACCTGGGTTTTCTAACTCGATAGTGGCAACCGGATAAGAGTTTACTAATTCCGTAATTGCCTCAATACCTTCTTGCGTTCCATCGTCTTCTAAGGTAATTATAAACGGCATATCGGTACGCTCTGCGTTCGGGTTATACAGACTGACTTTCGTTGCCTGTACAAACGCCGAGTAATCGTCACGCATGATTCTAATGTCAGGCGCTAACGTTACCCAGAGGTGTTGTCCCGGTCGGAGTTTACGTTTTGCGTAGTTTAAGAACGGATTAGCCGGTAAGTTTTCCAAACCACTGCAAATGTTCCGTAAATGAATCCCTCGCGGGTCTTTATAGTCCACAGTGAAGATTCCTACCGGTTCACGGTCTGCCTGTTTTACCAGAAAGGCCAATACCGTGTCCGCTCTCTCTGGTAAGGAAAGCTCTATTCCCTCAAGCTCCCCATCGACGAGGTTTTCCAACCAAACGTCTTTTCTCATTTCTATTAATCGGTACACGGTACCACCTCTTTAGTTATTGAGATTTACATCTGCGATAAACAGCAATTGTTTGCCGTGTTGCTGTACTTCTTTCCAACCTAATTTCATAGCAGTATCAACAACATCAACCATGCTGTAACGGGACATCAAAGATTCTGATTTTGTTCCTGACATTAAGTAAAGTGGCTCATTAGGGCTACGGTCACGTGCGTCAGGAAGTTCACGTACGACTGCCGAGCCTTCGGGTACGGTAACAAGATGAATCACGGTAAATGGCCTCTTGTGCGTTAAATAGATACGAAATCCAACGTGTTCAGATTCATGAAAGATTTTCCTCACAACCACATCTTTTAGTGTCGTCTGAACATCAGCCCCAGGCAATATCATGGATTCGCGTGAAACGAAACAACGACTATTTTCAATTGTGGAGAAATAATTACGTAGCGGTAAACTGGCGTTATTATCGCGTAGTCTTTTGCTTAAACGGTCGTAATCCATTTCTTTAACTTCTTCTAACCATGCGTAGGCACGTTCAACGTAGTACAGACCAACAGCGCGATAAGTTAATACTTTGCCTGTGGCCACTTGCCAGAGCTTAACGGTTAGCGTATCAGGTTTATATCGCCGATATTCTCCACGTGTATAAGTGATACGTTGATAAAGACCCACGTCTTCTGTTGGCGCGGATTCGACCGATTGTAATTGCAGCGTTCGATGAAATCTATCGTCTAGCAACAATGAAGCCAGCGAACCTTTAACCATATACGGTTCAGATTTAAAGAGGTGATCTAAATGGATTTTCATTTCTTTTTCCTTCTTAACAAAAGCCGCGACTAAAGCGCGGCAGTTAGAGAAAGTGTATTTTTACTTATTAAAGGTCAGCAACAAACAGCAGCTGACTGCCGTACGGTTCGACAGATTTCCAACCGTAATCTTTACCGATCGTCGTTAGATGGCCGGTATTTAACTTTTTGTCAACCATCCGCAGACGCATCATTAGCGTATTGGATTCTGCCGCATCGAGTAACAACGCAGGTTCTTTTTCAGTGCGGTCATACGCTTTTGGGAAGAAACTGTAATATTGACTTTTGGGCAGATCGATTGACAACGTATAATTTTTCTTTGTAACGAATAACGCCATCCCTTCGAAATTGCAATCGAAACGATATTCCCAACCCGCTTCTGCTAAAACGTCTTTTAGCATTTCCATGACTTTAAGCTGATTAACGCTAGGCAGTCGGTAGATTGCAAAACCACTTGGGAAAATGCGTATAACATCGACGACACTATCGGTGGTTTCGTCAATAAGTTCAGGATAGCGTTGTGAGAAAATGTGATCGCTCTTGCTTTTCTCTTCGACGTCACGAATGAATTGGGCTAATTCGTCTCTTAAGCCAGACATTTGATTTTCTCCTTTGTCTTCAATAATCAGATGGGGTTCGCCGCTAATTAAAATGTGGTAAACGAGATCGTCGGTAGAACGGTAAGTGAGTTTGATAGCTTTATCACTTAAAATTTCGTAGCGGAAGAAACTTTCGTACCAGGTCGAGCCGAAATCGTTTCGTGTGAGTTCCTGTTCTACTTTGATGGTTTTTGCTTCAAAGCCGATTAACCCGCTTAATAACGCACGTTCTGCTTTAGTTAAAATAGCTGCGCCGTGAAAGGACACTTGCTCAAGCTGAAAACATAAACTACTGACTTTACCGCTTGGGAAGACCTTAAACATAATCTTCCGGCCGCTACTCTTTTCTCTAACAACGAGTTTACGGTAATTTAGTCCAGAATTTGTGTAAACCTCGAACTGGTAACCTTCAATTTCTTCATCGTAAGTACAGACATCGACAGGCGCGATAATCTCATCGTATTCACTCAGTACGCAGCAGCCCAAGTTATAACCAAACAACTCGCGTTGTAATGAAGACTCGATGGTTAAGCTTGGCAGAGGCCAAGTCCGATTATAGCATCTGTCCATCAGTTCTTTTAGGATCTTGACATGTCCTGGTTTAGAAATAATATTTCGCATTTTTTACTCTCCTTTAGGTTTTTTTGTTACTTAAACAGGGTAAGCTAAGAATAATAACTGCTGACCGATTTTACGTACGCTGTACCAACCGTGTGCTTTGGCAACCGCGATTAATGTTTCCCAATCGTCAACGTCGCAACCGTCTTTTCGCAGTTCGGCGAGTAGAACGTCTGCTTCTTTATCTGTTAGTAGTATTCCTGGGTTACTTAACGTACACGTAAGAGGGTTAGGGAAATACGCATAGTGTCTTGCGAAAGTAAAGTTCACGAGATAACGTGCATCTCCTCTGTCTAGAAGCGTAACAACATTGCCACCGTAGAACGCACTCGTTACTTTCCATCCGGTACCGGAAAACAGATGACGGAATATTTCGGTAAAACTATCTCCGACTTTACGATAATTAAGTCGTGTGAAATGGCGTTCCCAAACCACAGCATCTCCATCAAATTCTTCAACCTGAAGACCGGTAATCATTGTATCGACCGGGATAATGTTAGACTGTATAACGCAAGGATAATCAAGTCGGTGTTTACCTGTACCCAGCTTAATAAACCCAATAACTTGTTGTTTCAGTTCAATAGTAGACATTTTATTCTCCTTTAGGTTTTTTACTTACGTACTAGTAACAGGTTATTATTCGTAATCTCAGCACAATCCCATCCTCTTATCGTGGCGATTTTACGAAGGTCAATTTCTTTGTGATACCGTAATAACGGATCGTCCGGGTTAATTTCAACCAGGTGGGTGGCTTTAGAAATCGTTTCTGCTTCGGGGATCTGTTTTGCTAAGTCTGATGCAATCAATTCAATAACGCGGTATCCCTTTAACACAGAAACATAGATGCGCAAACCATATAGCGTGCCCTCGTCTTTTAATGGATAAAGATCGATGCCGGGCCCAAGCAGTGATAACTCTACGTTATCGGGAAGATTTTCTGCATGACGGAGTAACCCTATCCCATGTTTAAACAGAGGGAAGTAAGTGAATAGCGGTGGCAAAGGCCAACCGTCACCAATAAGCGCAACTTTGTAACCAGTAGGCGCATTCGCAAGAAGACGAATGTGGTCAGCCACAACTTCAAGTTCGGCGTCACTGATCAACTTATAGATTAACATGATGCTGGTTTCGGTATTAAGAATAAAGTAGATCTGGTTGGCGTAACTGCCTATAGCGTATTCGTCAATCATACAGTCGATAATGTCACTGTCTGGATATTCTTCGGGTTTAACTATCCAGACAGAGATTAACTTAGCAGGTTGGTATTGTTTTATTAGCTCGTTAACCAGCGTAGAAGAAAGTTCTAAACTGGTGTTGGTAAAGATATCGTCTAATAATTCTCTCATGGGGTTTATTCTCCTAAACTGGAATAAGGAAGTCACTACGTTCCTCTGGGAAGAGTATGTCGGTATACTACGTATACCTCCGCTATTTATATCCGTATACATATTGCCCCCTACCCCCTACCGGTATCCCGAGTAGCAGAATAAAGGGACAATCTGTAAATTTTAAGTAATACTATGATTACCGAGGAATAGCTGGGTTGTAGCGTTTGAACAGTTCGATGACTTCGTCCAATCCGCTTTTCTTCTCAGTAGACATTGGTCTGTCTCTTAATCACGTGGTAACTCCGTTTCGAAAGAAACGTGCCTATAGGAGCTGAATTCGCACTTCAGCTCCTATTCACTTAAGTAAAATATATCTGAATCTATTTCCGATCTAAGGAACGACCTAATGGAGAAATCCAGCGTTGATTTTTTCTCAATTGGTATCGTCGCGGAAGACAAACCCCGTGGTACAGATCGGGTAAAAGTGATACCAATTGAAACTAACTTTGCTAACCCTACCGTGGTACAATCTGTTTCTTCAGCAACTGAAAAGACGCATGAAACATCTGGTGCAACAGATAACCTAACCATTAAGACGGGTAACACGATAACGGCAAAGTGGTGGAAGTTTAACTCCAACCGAATTAATTCCCCTGACGTTAAACGAGAAGATTACGTTATCTTGTTACGTTTGGGGAAAACGGATATTTATTTTTGGATTGATCTGAATTTCGCTAACGTTAAGCGATTAGAAGATGCGGTTTACGCGTGGTCGGCTGACCCTGAAAACCAGATGGCGGATGACTTGTCGAACGCGTATGTGTTAAACGTCTCAACGATTGACAAACACGTTACCCTAAGAACAAGTATGGTGAATGGGGAGAAAGCGGCGTGGTTATTCCAATTCGATAACGCTAACGGGTCGTGGCAGTGCGTTGACCATAAAGGGAATAAGTATTACATTAACTCGGTGGAAGACGATTTAGGTTTTGAGAACGCGATGCTTTCAAAAGTGAACATCAATAAAGAAGATGCATTCATTTACGCAAAACGTTCGATTAACCTGGAAACGAAAACGATTAATGAGAAATGCGAAGTTCGGAATACCGAAGCGTCGAAATCGGTCACCTTTAAAACAGAAACCTGGCTAACTGAAGCTTCTGGTTCAACAACGTATAAAACGCCGAACTTTAAGCAAGAAGGTAAAGAAGCGATGTTCACCGGTAATTTGGAAGTTGCTAAGAACTTCAAATACGGTGGTACGGGCGAAGGCGTGGGTATCTTTACGGTTAAGGATGCGGTTATTTCCGGTATTACCTTCAGCGTACACATCCATGACGGCGTCCATGGCCCAACTTCAGGCCCACGCTGATTTCCCCTTTTTCTTACGTTGGTATTATATATTGTGACCTGACGTTGGTAAGCTTCTTATCAACACTTTTCTTAAACCTCATCGTTTAGTTAAGCAGGCCACTTTTTTCGCGCACTCTCTCCTCCCTTCGGGGAGGAGCTATCATATGCTTTGGTTGTAACACGATACAGTCCTTCCTTTCTTTAACTGGAGAGTAGCTATGGCTATTAAAGAATTCTCTTCTGCTGAACACATTCCTGAAGAGTTCAAGAAAATTGGTAACGTAAGCGCTTTCGGTGATACCGTAGACGACGTTACTGCTAAGCTGGCTGTCGAAGCTGAAAAGATCGGCGGTGAAGCGTTTAAAGTTATCGGTATTTCCGGTAACAACAAACTGCACGGTAACGCGATTGTCTACAAAAAAGACTAAGTGAAAAAAAAAACGTGCTACTCCTACCCTCTTAGAGGGTAGGAGGTTACTTATTTTTTTCTTGCACGGAAACGATGCATTTCCAAATAGACTTTTTCCCAGGGACCGAAAGGCCCTACGATTGCCTGTGCATCGTTAATTTTATTCTGGTTATACCAACGGGCCTCACGGAACACGTAGTTTTGACTGTCGAATTCCGTGGTGTTAAATACCCATTCCCCTTCTTCCCACGTCGGCCAATAAGCAACAGTTTTACCGAAGCGGTTTAACAGATACCCCAGTTGTTTCTCACCGTCAGGGTCATTAGGATCTTTAAGGTATAAACGTCCCCAGATAGCGTTGTGAGAAACCCCCACAACTTCTTCTTCCAGGTACGGATTATCCACCGTAAAGATAAACGACGACTCGTGGGTTAAAAGCGCCTTTAACGTTTCTGGGTTACGGATACGCTGCACACTGGTCGGTGATGACAAATCGCCAACGCCTATGCTATCCCAGTCGTAATAACGACGCGTTTCTAACACAGTACGCGCAACGTCAAAGTTCGGTAGCGACACCATAATGGCTTTGTCGGAGAAGTACCCAGTAACAGGCAACCAGTGTATCAGTCCCCCGATAACAAACCCCACGGTTTTACCCGTAATAGATTCCGGTAAAGAAATCATTAACGTGGAATAATAGTCACGGGTGGTGTCGAGCTTGTTTAAGGTCAAGTTAGCAATGGGGTACGTTTTAACATTCCCCAATTTACTAAAGACCATGCACCCGATATCCGGTGTCCCTGCACGACGTACTATCTTACCCGCACCTGGTAAACGTACACCAACAGTATCGGATTGATGCGGTACCCACTGTCCGTTGATGTTGTACAACACCCCGTTACGGTATTTGTCTTTCCATTTATCTTCACACACTATCACAACGTCGTCAGCATCGTCTATACTGAAATCTTGACTGTAGTGATAACCGGGAGGACACAGGTAGGTTTCTACCGGAACATCGGCATTAATCGATTGGTAGTGTGCCCAATCAAACTCTAACGTCGGTAAACCGTCATTCAACTCAGAGATAACGATACCGGCTTTTTCATTCAGCCAGTCTTGTAAAGTATCGGTACGGTTTTGTAAGTCAGCGAGGTGATATTGGCTAATTAACGTATAGTCTTTACCAAGCGCACTCAGACCGACTTCGAAAATATGGTAATCAGAACACAAGGTTTCTAAGGGTTGCGTGACGTCGATGGCTCCCCAGGTACGGGTCTCTCGAGAGAAGCCAAAAGCGCTGTCAGGCCGTACTTGATAAGCAGTAGTCACAGCTCTTTTCCTCAATAGATTCAAGTCATAGTATGAACTCGACGCCCACGGACTATAGGAGTAGATAATGGCTGTCGTCCTAGACCCACACTTCAAAGAACCGGGGAATAAAATAACCGGTGAAGCGGTCGCCGTCATTGGTACGAAGTACCGAATGTTGGTACCTGCCCACGCCCCTTTTTTCACCACATCCCTGGTGGTCAAGAGCGGCGGCAAAATACTGACCTTAGGCGACGATTACGTTATTACACACCCGTACGAGACCGGTATGTTGCGCACAGCCTATCTCGTGCACGGGATGATTTGGATTGTTAACGACAAATACAAATCGAATTTCACGGTAGATTACCACGCCGTAGGTTGTGGTGAAGCGACCCAAGAACAGATTACCGCAGAACGCGAACTCAATAAAGATAAATACCCGTCTGCGTGTCAATGGGATACCGTTATTGGTGATGTTTACTTTCCACCGGTTGACATTCAGTTCGACTGGGAAAACTGGAAAGGTGAACTGGAATTAATGCAGGCCATTGCAGGCTTAGGTGATTCGTTAGGCAACGTGGTGAATCGGTTAGACCCGATTGCGCGCAACACGTTAGATATCGAACATCGTGCTAATGGTACGGTTATCACGTCTGAACAGTACGCAACGTACGATAACAAAGGTGGGTATACCTACAACACCGCCAAACGTCGTTTCTCCGTTACGTACAAAACCACCACGTTAAATGAATATTCCCTGTCGATGAAATACCGTATTCCGGCTATTTTTCCGAATATGGGGAGTATTAACCCGAATGAACAAATCGATTGGATGTTGTGCTACGCGAACGGTGGCGCAAGTATCCTTCGTCTCCAATTAAAACAACGTAAAATTGGCCTACGACTGACGGTTGCGTTAGGCAGTGGTTCAACCGATTACGATTATACGTTAATCAACGGTTTGACCGACGATGAATTAAAAGGCGAGTTAACGTTTAGCGTTGTCCGTCAACCGGGTAACGGTGTATACGTTATCGAGGTGACGACTAACAAACAGTCCATGGACTATACGTTTAACGTTGACACACCGCCAGACGAATTCTCAGCAGGTTACAGCAAAACAGACGTTGCGAAGTGGCTGAAATACAAAACCAACGTTAACTTAAACTGGTGGGCGGCTGAAAACGATTACGCTCAATTCCTTGCGTTACCTGGTTCGCCAGAAGCTGACGTAAGTAATGACGTTTATCAGTTAATCGTTAAGTACCATCAGTTAGTTGAGCAGTTGTATCGTAACGCACCCGCACACGAACACGTTACACGTAAGGACAACCCGCACAGCGACACGTGGGGGGCGATCCGTGCGTTAGAGTTGAATGGTATTGCGACGGATACAGCGTTAGCTTACGGAAAAACGAAGCCGCAGTTAACAGATTATGTTAATGCTAAGTATCCAACGCAAGAAACATTGATTGCGCAAAAGAAACTACTGCGCACGTCAACTACGAAAACGGCCGACGGAACCATTGGAACGCTGCCCGGTTTTACTTCGTTCACGACAGAAGTTGATCCGGTTTCGATGTCTAAATACGTGAACCCTTATTTTAGCGAAAACTATGTTAGTAGTGGTCACAGGTATCACGGCGCGCTTCGTTACACAGGAACGAAGAATGGATTTAGTGCTTCTTTTAATGCGGTACCCGCTAACCTGCAAGATATTGACTTTATTGTCACTGGTATAAAAACTGCGTCGGGTAATGAGGCGGTCGGTTCCGCGATTATGCGGTTTTACGAGAACCCGGGCACAATCGCTGGCAAGTTTGTCGAGATAAAAGCCGGAATCTGGGGCGATACTATCTCTATTGAAGTTTCGCTAAGCCTTAATACTGTTGGTACAGTTCCGCAGGTAAGGTATATTTCTCAAGCTCCTGATCCGGCAATACCTAACAGCGATTTCTCATTACGTTTCCAGTTGAAGCGCACGGGGAACGTGTTCGATGCTGTCGTTACGGTAAACGGTAAAACTTACAGTGCCAGAATTAATTTTGATAACATGGATTCTGCGCTAGAAGCGTTGGAAAATCAATATCATTTTAAAACGTGGATTAACAACGTTGCTGATGCTGTCACCATTAGTTCGCAAAACAAAGGTAACACGGTTACCATTAAGAAAGCACCTGATGTTGTTGACGAGACACGTTTAGGTGCCCAGTTTGTCGTTGATCCGAAATCCATTAAGTTCATCGGTCAAGGTTCTACTGACGTTAACGTGGGTAACAACCCGGTAACGTTACAGGCGGGCGATAACCAGCTTGTGCTATATCCTGATGACCGTGGATTACTGTGGCGTGGTAAGAAGCTCTTAGACCCCACTACAGTCGGGCCGTATTTGCCGGGTAATACCGCAGGCGGTACAGGTCTGTTCTACGGTGCGTCTACGTCTACCGTAGAACTTACTGGCAGCGGGATTAAAGCATCGCCCTTTGTCGTAACGTTTATCCTTCCGGTTGCCAATGACGTTACTACCTTAGCCTGCTGGCAGTTAACGGACGAATTCGGTACGGCTGAAAACCTTGCAGCGACACCCGCGTTAATTGAAAAACTGGACGCAGAGTTTACCGGTAAGTTAGTTGCCGCCAAGTCGTACATCAACGACATGCAGCTTACCAGTTCGGTTACTATCGACAAAATTACCTTTGGTTTAGGTAACGTTGCGAATACCCCGGACGTTGACTTACCGATTTCTGTTGCACAGCAGACCGAGCTGGACAAATACTCACCGAAGGTTCACCAACACCCGTCTTCCGTATTCGGTGTTGCTAACGCAGACACCACGAAACGGGGTCTGATTAAATTCGGTCTGGATGTGGATGATGACACTTTAGCACTCGATAGTAGTGTGGTGATGGCGCAGACTTCCCAGATTGAAGATTTGGAGAACACTGTCGGTGGTGTTGACTCAGGCGCTCGCATTGACATTATTCGTTTTGGTAAGTCTGGTAACGACTTAATTGACGTTACGGTTAAAGACAATATCCTGGTGACACTTCCTGCTTCCACGTATTTCATTGGTGGTGAAACGTACGACGTACCGTTGATGTCGGTTAACGTCACCGAACGTTTCCCGAATCTGAATAAGGAAGTTTACGCAGGGATTTTTGTTGACATTGTCGATAACAAAGCGAAGTACATTATTCACGACAGCTATAATCAAGCTGAGACGGATACCATGACGCGTGTGGGAAGGCTCGTTGTTAATGATCTTTCCGAAGTGGACGTAGTGGAGTTGCGTAACGTGACGCGGTTAGGCGATTTCCGTGAGCTGAAAGACCACGTCGCTAACGATAACGCACACATTCAACGTTATGCCTCGCGCGCGGTGTTGGGGTTAAGCAATTTAACAGTAGGTGCGCCCTGCTGGGCTTCTGGACTCCAAGCGGTTGTGCGTGGTGAAGCAGACTGGCGTTATGTGGTTGGAGACGGTTATAAAGCGCTCGACGGTGTGAAATACGATCAGCTTACGGCGAAGTGGATGTTTGACGCGAAAGGGGTAAGTGATAACGTTCATGGATTTATCCACAACCTGTTCCCCCTATTTAGCAATGCGGGGATGCGAGTCAGTTGGGAAACCGAAAGCAACGCAAAAACCGGCACGGTGTTAGAAACCATTTTAGGTTGTTGGAAAAACACCGATGGCGAGTTTATGCGGTTGTCGTTACTTATCACTCGCGGCTATCGTTTAACTGACAGTAATGGTGAATATTGTTACGCCGGGTTTGGTTTAAACTTCGGTAACGGGAAATCTGTGGTGTTAGGTTTCACGCCAACGAAACGTGTTACACCTGCACCGTGGAGTACGTTACAACCCGATGTGTCATTTAGCCATACGCGTGATGCGAATAACGAATTAACGTTTAACGCAACGCTGACCTTAGCAGGTACTGTTTACACTATTGTGGTGTATTTATCTGCCGCAGATAAATACGTAAGCTGTACGGCGGTAGGTGGTACTACGCAGAAAATCTCGCTGACCGACCGTTTAACCGGGTTCAACCTCGCGCCTATCGTTAACGATCCGTATACCCCTATTTACTACGGATTAGGGGGACTTTATGAGGACGAAGTGCGTGCCAATATCCGCTCTACGGCGGACAGCATAACCGGGAATAAACTCTACGGTACGCTGTTGGATTATATCAGCAACTATTCCTCGTTAAATCGTGTACGTGTTATGGAATTGGCCGGGACAAGCTCAGACCCTGAAACGCTTAATGCGCTAGTGGCAACCGAGTTTAATAACAACCTGGCGGATTACGCTGCGTTACCGATACCTCCTTATCTTAACAAGGAGCGCGTAATGTCGTTTATCGACACCAACAATTTAGTGCAGGCGGTAATCATTCGCGATTAAGGAGAATTTTTTGATGAAAGCGTATCCTTACGATCCTCGGGGGACGAAAACCGAGAATCACTTCTTAGAGGAGCGTATCATCGGGTCAGAAAACAACAACGACCGGGTGGTGATTTTAGACCATCGCCCGTTCTTTGAAGACTTAGTCGTCAGACAACCGGGTTCAACCACCCCACTGAGTCGTGGGGTGGACTACGAACTACAATATCAGCTGACGGAACTGGATGACTCGGTAGCAGCCAACGTGTATTGTGGGGTACACCTTATCAACCCATCCATCAAAGGCATCGTAACCTTTGAAGGACAAATGCTCGGCGGTACGTTCTACGACCCGTTCGTTGAGATGCTCGACGAGTTGGTGAAATATTTGAATAACCCAGTCAGTGCAGACTGGTTGTTGTTAGACGGTAGACCGTCGCTATACCCAGCTACGCCTGCGGCAACGTCCTGGGCGGATTTGCTGAACAAAAAATACTTAGCGTCGGCGATTCACGATATCGAGCTGAAAACCGATGACGCTAACCAGCTAATTAAAGATAAATTAGCTGAAGTTAAAGCGTTAGTGACCGCGTTGGGTAAAGAAATCGAAGCGTTTAACTACCCAGCACATATTGCCGCGACGAACCCACACGAAACCACAAGTGCACAAATTAATGCACATCCCGTTAACCTGAAAACCCCTGACACCTTTATGGCGTACGGGTTAAAGTTGAAAGCGTTGACGGATGAGCTGAAAGCGTTTCGTTTACCACAGTCGGTTATTGACACGTATATCTCCCACTGGATTTCTTCGGAAGTACGGGGTGTGTTTAACTGTACGGTGTCAGGAAACCGCGCACAATTCCGTTCGAAAAACGGTGAGTCAGAAATCATTTTTGCGAATGACGGCTTTACGTTAAAATCCAACGGTTCTGTGGTATTGGCGGTAGGTCATTTGGAAGGCACTAGCGCGGGACGTTACATTAACTGGCGTGCGGGTAAAAACATGTTACGCATCGAGTCAACGGGCGATGTTTTAGGGATGAACAAACTCACCCTGAACGGTAACCCGTTACTGACCACCACCGCACTTATGGAATACCAACAAGACCCTGATGCGGGTTCTGGTGGCGGTAGCGACCCTGATGACTCCAAAGTGTATATCGAAGGCCGTAATGGGATCAGTTTCACTGGTAAAGGTTCTCGAGCCGATCCTATCGTGGGGGCTATCGACCCGACGAAAGCGTCAACCACTGAAAAAGGTGTCGTTAAACTTAAAACCGGTAAAGGCACAGAAACGGTTGGGGTTGCTGCAACCCCTGCGTCATTAACGCCGTATTCAACCGACTTATCAGGGTACGTGACTAAAACGACCATGATTAACGGTAAAGCGATGGACGACGGTTCCAGGACAATCACGAAAGCCGATCTGGGATTAGGGCAAGCGGACAACACCGCAGACCTTGACAAACCGTTGTCTACCGCATTGAATACATCGGTTAGCGGTTTAGCAGATGTCGGCCACCATCACGGCTGGTCAGAGTTAGGCATTTATAAAGCCTCGCAGTCTATTTACGGTATTGGCCGTTACGCAACTAACCAGAACGGTTTAGTTGAAAACCGAGCAGTGGTACCGAACATCTTAAAAGAGCTTTCAGCACGTTTAGATGTGGTGGCCGCTGCGATAGCAAACGCGAAAGAAGGAACAGTAACTGATTTCGCTGCTGTAAAAGGCGCAGACTGGCGTTTTAATAGCCAGGGTACGACAATCTCCGTTCAGGATTTGAAATACTTCTATTTGCTGAATGGAGGAAAGGCCGACGGTGTCGTTACTGGTGCGATTGACTTACAAACCACCCCGATGTTTAACTGGTTCTCACCGAACAACCAGCTTGAGCTGACTTGGCCTACGGGGAAAGTTAGTAGAGGTACTGGGATTAGTTGGGATGGAATTGTTGATCCTCCAACAATGGGGTTTCAGTCAGTTCCGGTAGGTAAAAGCGCTACACAGATGGGTGAACAGTCCGTTGTATCAGTGTTGGCTAAAATACGGGTCAAAGCTTATCAGAATAGGCTGTTTGTTTACGCCGCTGGCGGTGGAAGGATAACCATTTATGTAAATGGTGTTGTGGCCGCTACCGGTGAATCTCCGTTGTTAATGAACTACACAACGTCGTTAGATGTTGAAAATTACACAATCGCTGTTAAAGCAGAATGCAGTGACACTGCAAAATCAGCAGCTGTGCAATTTGAAGTTTACGACGGTGATTACCCTGTTTACTTCAGTGGCCCTGAAACGCGCGTAGAGCTTCTCCAGGAGTTTGTTACAACCCACGTAGGGATTCGTCACTATCTGTACGTTAACATGCTCACAGGCTCTCTATATTCGCGTGCTGAACCTATTCAGAGCATCGCAGTTGATCCTGAACGTGGTTATATCGGTTACGTTGATATTGTTGCTGGTGAGAATTACGCGAATAAAACAGTTGGGTTCGAAACCACGTTCGATTTCGGGAAAAGTGCCGAGGTTAGTGAACACATCGACACTCGTAAAGCGCACGGACTCAGTTCTGTGGACTGGACGCTAACGGATAACCCACGTTTGCCGTTATTAAACCGTGCTATTGCCGAACCGAGAGCGTGTATCTTTAGGAAAGCGTTAACAGCCGGTACAGGTGATGTTTTCCATCTTGTCAGTCGCGGTCTTTATACTTACGCACACAACCAAAACGTGAAATCCAGTCTTCAATACGTTGTGATACCTGAAGGTGCTACGCCGTATTGTTGGTTTACACCGTTTAACCCGAAAGAAAACAACGCACCGACTTTCGAAGGCTCGTTTGCATTCGATGTTGACGATGTTGGTGGGACGCAAGCCCTTGCTGCTGCGCCGGATTTGGTTCTATGCTCGTCAACGCAAGGGAGTAGCGTTAAACGTCGCTATCTGCGCATTGACCTAACTGCCAAAGCGTGTAAGCTGGGGATTGGTTCCCGTTCAGATTCTGCCGTTACTGACATTCCGTTGGTAATGGAAGAGTCTGGGGAAACAGCGGTGAATGCAACGTTTAAGGATGTGTTGTTCAACGGTGAAGAAACGAATGCTGCGATTCTCGATTTGATTGGCTGGGGCGCCGCCCGAGATAAAATCTCTGCAAACCATGCACCTCGTGGGATGATTCGTTACCGTTATAACGTAAGTACGCGTGTGTTACGTTTAGCGTTGTCGTTCTCGCAGTTTGGGACGACGACAGTTAAACAACGTCAGTTGGAAATTCAATTCCCGTTCGACTTAGTGGATTATTTCACCGGTGACGGAATAGGATTATCGTTTAAAGAACTGAGCGCGAAATGCCGAGTAACGATTAGCCACGCACTGATTGATCCGGTTACGAACAATATCGACATTGATAAGTATCATTACTTACGTTCGTTGTTTGAGTCGTATCTGGATTCATCCGTTGGGTATTTGGCTGATAACAAAGACGCTGATTATAGTCAGTCTGTGATTGACCCTGCGACTTATGAGATTAGTCAAAAATACCGTGCCACGGAGAGCATTGCCTTGCCAACTGGTCAGGGAAGTGTTGCGGTTTCTCACGATGGGCAGTTACCTGCGCAGTTCTTTGACCGTAAACTGTCTCGTGGTGCGTTGATGGCGAAGAACAATGAACTGCACACTTCCTGGAACAATGTGTGGAGTACGACTAAGGTTGCTGCAAGTCGTTATCGTCACAAACTCATTCTCCGTTTTGCACAAGGTGTTGATAAACAGCAATATCGAATTGCAAAAGTGACGGGAACGATAAAAAGTAACTGGCCAGGTAAAGTGATTATTGGCGACGCAGGGAAAGACCCATTCTTAGCGTCTACGGACAGTGCGGAGTTTGCTCTGTCGACTAACGCCGATGTGGGTAAAGCGATTACCATCACTCCAACGGATTTACGTGTAGGCCAGGACATCTATATTGTCTTAGACCCGCCGGGTAATAATCCTGAAGGGTACGAACTTAACTTTACCTGTTCATTGGAAGTTTTTGATGAGAAAATCTATCGTCAGGACTACCTTAATGCGCAGAGCTTTGAACTGCGTAGCGGTGAAAAGCAGTTCTTAATGGAGAAACGCAATCCGTACCATATCACGAGTAAAGCGTGGAAATGGATACTTTCTGTACTGAAACGAGAACTTAACGGGAAGCAGTTAGGGGATCGTACTTAGGACAGGCTGCCTGCGGGCAGTTGTGTGTCCGTAGGTAACCCCTCCCTGTAATGGGGAGGGGTATCCATTTTATTTAAAAAGTAGGAGTCTTTACGATGCCGAGAGAAGACGCGGCGCAGTTTAACGGTACGCTAAGCACAGCAACGTACCCTAACCGATTTAACGTGGTCATTCCACCTGAAGGACCTTTTTATCGTATCGGATTAAAACTCACAGTAGCCGACGATACCGCGCCTAACGGACGTCGTACTCTGATTGAGGGGTTGGACTACTATTTAGGCTATTACTTTAAAGAACTCGCAGAAGCTGAACAAGATCAGATTTACGGCGGGTTTATGTTGCTTACTGCAACAGAAATCGAATATGAGATTTTAGGGGTAGCACGTCAATATCGTGTACCGCAATCTGAAATCGGGAAGTTCTTAGTTCGTACTGACCTGAAAGACCCACGTAACGTGGACTGGTCTGAACTAATGGCGTATGCGCCGGTTATTCAACCAATCGACCCGCCTGCTAACTTAGAAGAAGCTATTCTGAGAGATGAGGTTGTTAAGGCGTTAGAAGACATTCGTAAGAAAATCATTAAGCGTTCTACAGAGTTAGATGCTGCGTTTAGTGAAGTTACTAACCTGATTTACGAGAACGGTAAAAAGGTTTTCGACGAAGAGTTATACCAACACCACCGGAATCCTAACGCTCATCATTATACCACTGACGACATTGCTGCTCTCCCGGTATTAGGCCGCGCTGTTGACGCTACAAAAGCGTTTGGGTTGACGATTGACGAGTTGGCTACGCTGATGGGTTCAGCGGGTATTGAGCAATCAGACGTTGACCAGTTAATGGGTGAAGCCCTCGGTACTGTTTACGGTCGATGGGGCACTACTAACGGTATTGAATTAACGTTTAAAACGTCAGGTGGCCACATCATCAGTATTCGCGGTGATAAGTGGTTAATTACCTCGCCACAACCGTTGGTGATTAAAGCAGACCAGGACAACAACGAATCAGGTTTAGCGGTTGAATTCAGTGCGGGTCTGAATACGCTTTGGGTTCACTCGGGGTCAGAACAGGATGTATTAGCGCCGGTTTATAACTCCGTGTATCTGGTTACGCCAGAAATGGTGAACATGTACCTGACGTCAGTAACGTTGCTCGAAGCAAACGCGTATTTCAAAGCGTCAGACACTGTAAAACCGTACGGTACCGCAAAACAGACTAACCCGGTTACGTTAAACGCGAATATTCCCACAGCGACCGAATCAGTTTATGGGTTGTTCTCGATTACGAATATCTCCACGTCTGCGGCGTTAGGTACTGCTATCTCCCAGAAAGCCGTAACCGAATTAAAAGACCGCTTGGACCTGTACGTTGACGATGACTATACCGTTAACGGTAAAGGGTTTGTTAAGGTAGGCGACAGTATGGTGTTAACCTTAACGAAAACCGATTTCGGTACCGATAAGATGGATAACACCACGCCAAGTGCTAAGCCGGTGACGAAAGCGTTAACGAACGTGTTGAAAAACAAGAGTTTGAAGACGCATACACACACCACTGCTGACTTGGATAACATTCCAATTGGTAGTGCATCGGTTGACGGTATCTTGCAGCTCTGGGATGCGATTGACACTACTAACGATAAAGCTGTCACGTCGCGTCAAGGGTGGCTGTTCGCAAAAGAGATTAAGAAAGTCTCTGATAAACTGAATACCATCTTACCGGCGTGGACGGTAGGTGGTGCGAAGTTCGGTAACAAGAACTTCTTACCTATCCCAGCGCTAGGTAACTATTCGGGTTATACCAAAAACCAGTCTTATCAAAAAGGGGTTGTTGGGTATCAGCAGGGTAAGGTTTATTCGCTCCGTAACGGTTCTAACGGCGTACCGGGTACAGAAGCCATTTATTACGGCTATGCTGACATTAACACGTCAAACGCGTTTGTAAATCCGCAGCAGACCTCAGTGAAATATCACCCTGCCGGGATGAGTAAATATCCTGGAGTGACCCTGAAAGCTATATTGATCGGTGGTCAGGAAGCGATTATTTGTCTGGGTTCTGATAATAACCGTTATTTGGTGTTGTTTAATGGTTCGATGGATCACACTAAACACACGGTGGTATGTCGCGTTACGATGCCCGTGTACCGTAACGGCAACCCCAGCGGTACTGTGGAACAAACCTGGAATCCGTGGCCAGAAGCCGATGATGTTGTGTTGGTTGAGGATTACGTTTATCTTCTCCGCTCTACGGTAAATAACTCTGCTTACGCAGTAGCAGCTTGGCGTCTACGTAAGGACGATTTGTCTACTAGCACCACGCTGGAGTTTGAACGCGTAACACTAAACGGGGAGATGGGACAATTCGGAGATAACCTCTGCCTACGCATTGGCCAGAAAACCGAAGAGTCACAAACGGGTCAGTTCTTTACGTATTTGACGCCGGAAGCACGGGCTAAATGGACAATTGGTTGCAACTTTGTTCACGGTCCAGAATGTAACCATGCTTGTGCAGTGCGCGACGGCGTGATTCGTGTGAACCATATGCCTACTGTGTGGTTTGCAGCGGCTGACAGCTCACAAATTAACTTTCGTCAGTGGGCAACAAGTTTTACAATCGATACGTCGACGGGCAAGGTTACGTTAGAAGGCCGCGAACGCTTTCCCATCAAGGCTGATGCTACTACACTCTCTTTCGCGGATGGTTCAACTGTAGAAACCAGCCGTAAGTGGGGCGGTGGTCAAGCAAACAATCGTTGTTTTGCAACGTACGCTAAGCCTAATGGAACAGGAATGATGCTTTCCTGCTGGCAGATTAACGACGCGGACCAAATGCCTAACGTTTCTATTAAAGGAACACAAGGCAAAGAATTTTTCGATTATCTGCGTTACGATAACCCAAACAATACCTCAGGCGAAGGAACGTTTACCTGGGATAAAGGTCGTGGTTCTATTTATACCATTGGTCTTTCCCATCCTGTTGGGATTGGTGGTTCGAACAAAGTGTGGATGTCTAACCCACGTAACCGTTACACCATCGAAGTAGAAGTTGATCCGAACAAACCTTACGATGTTCCGGGTTATAGCGGATACGGTCCGAACAACAACCGTCGTGAAGTCGATCCAACGCTATATGAGCAGCTTAGCTGTATGGCTGCGTGCATGACTCCTGAGGAGCGTCACGGACAGTTAAACGGTTGGTATTTGACCAAAGCAGAAACGTTCCCGTATCGTAACATCTACGGTAACTTCGCGTTGTCTTCCGAACGCTTAACGCTAGAAGAAGCCGATCGACAGAAAATGATTCGGATGATCGTTGACGGTGCACCTTCTGGCCAAGCGAACGGATACGCGAACGAACGTATTAGTGCTGCCCATCAAACCGGTAATGCATTGTTTGCTCTTTGGATGTTGGGTATCAACACCGTGTGCGAATTTGACTTGTTGCAAGTTTCGTGCATGAAAACCTTAAGTAACGGTCGTCGAATTCTTGACATCTATTACTTCATGGTGAGTCCATCTAAAGAGAATGGTTACTTACGGTTCAACTCCGCTAACTTTAAGTTGGTGGATTGGTTCCTGGATAAAGACTACGGTTTAAGTTATCAGTCGTTAAGAGAGGAGGCTGGTAATAAGACCCGTCGCGTCGGACAGCCTATTTTCGCTTCTGCGGATGGAACTAACTTCGGTATCTGGCTACCTTATACGTTAACTATCCGAAATATCGGGGACTTAAACGCACTAGGTTACGCCGCGAAGTATACCTACGACCCAGGTTCAGGTTGGTCTCGCGTTCCTGGTAAGTCGCAGTTACGTCAGATGGCTCCTGCGCATAACCCAGAATCTGGATGCTATATGGGTGCCGGTAATTGGGACAAGATGGCGTTGATTTTCTCTAAAGCTGACCGTGTTTTCTGTTCAGGTAACGCGTATACAGCCGCAGAGTTCGTTAACGACACGACGTTCTCAACCGGTGGTCAGGCGGTTATTATTGCTGGTGTGGAGACAGCGGAAGGTTGGATTCTGTATTTGACAGAAGAAGTCAAATTAGACTTCGGTAGCAGCAGCTACACACTCCCAACGTGGTCTGTGGATTTAAGCAGCGAGTTCCCGTCCAATCACGCTAACCAGACGTTCTACGTGCACGCTGAGGTGTCGGATTCTACCGCACAATACCGCATCGGTTTGGAGCAGTTAGCCGATACTTCAACGAGACTGTTCGTCGGGACAGTAACCACCGATTCCAGCCGTATTACTGATATCAGTATCGACAAAGTAAAACGCTTGGGTCGTGTGAAAGAGCTGGAAGACCACGCAGCAATTATCGACCAACACGATGTAGCAGCAGCGTTTGACAGAAAGACGGGTCCTCTATTAACCCTGGTTAACAAGCCCGTTAAAGCACCTACGGCGGCTGCGTCGAAGGGCGAAGGGTATGTTGACGGTCAAAAATGGGGTTCATTGTCTGGCATCACGACGCGTCCTAAGTTACCAATTCAGGAAACGTATTCGGGTTATAAGAGCGTGGCCAGAGTAGCGTATGAGAACTGCGCCGACCAATTCTGGCAGAAAGCGGTAGCTGCTAACATTACGACAGCCATTGCTTCTGAGAACACGCAGGCAGCGTCTGCGAACATGAAATGGATAGGTGCGTATACGAAACCGACTACCGGAACGTATGCTTACTTAGCATTGAGTTTGCGCGTTCAAGTGCCAGGTAATCCAGGAACGGCGAATCGGACTCTGAAATTGCGACTTGCTGCACCAACCGGTATTGTTGAAGCCCGGTACGGAATAAATCAGGCAGGTGGTTCGATGGCCGAACAAAAAGTGACACTATCAGCCAACCAGTATTTGGAAAAAGAACATACTGGCTTTAAGCCCGCTGAAGAAGTTCGTGTTCACGTTACTTTTGTTATTCCGAAGAACGAATATGAAAGTTATCGCACGAAGTTTGGAGCAGTACAGTTGGTTGATGTCGAATCCGGTACCACTATCAAACAAGCTGACATCGATACACCGTTCTGTGTGTACACAGACACGGAGTTATCTGCACAGTCCGGTTTGGTATACAAAGCGGTTAAAGGGCAGTTTGATAATCTTCCCAGCGAGCCTGCACTCATTGTGCGAGATGGTCAGACCGGAACTAACCCACCGGTAATATCCTCGTACGCTGACGGTACGCTAACGGTTTACGTAGCGACCGCGTACGACGGCGTGAATCCAGCAGAAACTCGCGATATCGACAAACTCCAGTTCAATCTTATGTTTACATCTTAATGACTCGGGACAAGGACGTCTCGAATAAAGGAGAGTGGCCATGGCCTCCATTGTTTATCAATATCCTTTAGATTTAACGGGCTCGCTAACGTCTAACGCTGTGGAGCGTCAGATTACGTTAGGTACAGGTAAAGTAAACCGTGCTTTTGCTTTTCCTGACGGCCCGTTCTTTGCGGACACGTTCCGTTTACGCGTTGCTAACCGACCGGATGCAACCTACGAACGTGGTACCGATTATGAGTTGATTTTTGCACACCCGACTTATGAAAAGCTGACTAAAAACCGCGAGATTGTTATGGCGGTGGTGGTCACTAACACAGCGATTCCAACAGATATTACGGTATCTGCGCAGGTCGTTGGTGGCCCACAGTCTGCGAACATCGTGGCTATCGAACAGGCGATTGCTGAATTAAACCTCGATAACCGTACGGTTGCGTTTAAAGACCTGCGTAACGTACCAGATACATTCCCTTCTGCACCGACGTATAAAGACGTAGGTGATATTTACGGTTTTGAATATATCATTACCGTATTGGCGGGTATTAAAGATGCGATCAGTTCTGGTGACGCGGTACAGTTAGAGAACATTAAAGCGATTTTAGAAAGCCTGAAAAATGACTTCTTAGACGCTTTAAATGCACACATTAACGCAACCGGTAACGTTCACCATCTTGATATTCATCAGGTTAACGGGTTAACAGAAACTGAAATCCGTGCGCTTATTCGTGACGTCCAGTCTGCTATCGACGCAACGATTACGGAAATCAATGCACTGAAGAAAGCAGATGAAGCTTTAGGTAAGCGTATTGACGCTGTTGTCAACTCTCTGGAAGCGTGGAACGACCAACTTAACGTGGTTGCTCAAAACTACCAGAAAATGGCTTTAGCGTTAGCGAACCTGAACTCGTTAGTGTTACAGCTGCAAAAGAGCATTAACGATTTGAACACGAAACTGAATCAGGTTATTCAGCGTGTTGACGCGTTAGAGCAACAGGGTCAAGAAACCGATCAGAAAATCGATCAGTTACAACAGAACCTGGATGCGCTCAAAAAGCAAGTTGCTAACAACACGAACGCAATCAGTCAGGCGAACCAGAACCTACAAAACCACATTGCGGCAGATAACCCACATACCGGTTATCTCCACAAGAAATACGGTGGTGTGGTTCAGGCCCCAGTACACGTTAACGCTAACTTGACGTCTCGTGATGACGTACAGGCGGAAGCGGGTACGAAATAACTTTATTACAGGAGGAACTATGCTTATGGGCGTAGTCCTCCTCTTTTTTTATTTTAAGGATACGGAATGGCGATTAGTGTTAAAAACGTTCGCGATCGAATCACCAACGTAGAGAATCAAATGGCGACAGGACCCCGCGTCGATCCACAGGTTGCATCAAAAGCTCACAATGCCGCAGATTCTTTTTCAGGCTGGACACCGGGTCGATTAGACTGTGGTGGTAGCTGTAGCTGGACGTGCTCGAACGGTTGTACGCATGGTTGTACAAGTTGTTCTGGTACGTGCACCTCAGTGTGTGTTGGAAGCTGTTCATCCGCCTGCGGTAATCAATGCACTGGTTGCAGCGCTACGTGTTCTGGTGGGTGCACTGGTTGCAGCGCTACATGCAGTGGTAGATGCTCCGGGCGTTGTAGCTCGGGATGTAGTGGCGCATGTGCGTCTTGTTCAGGACCGACTTAATTTAACAGATAGGTACTATTACTGATGATAGAGTTAACCACACCGACAGTATCCGATCAATTGTATTCTGAACCAAGAACGTTAAATGTTATTACTACATCCAAATGTAATCTGGACTGTAGTTTCTGCGGCGGAGCCTATTACATGCATAGAGAGGATACAACCGCAGAAGTACAAAAGAAAAGTATTATCGAGGCGCTGGAAAATAACCCGACCATCACAAATATTCAGTGGTCGGGAGGTGAACCATTACTCGCTTCGCGTAAAATTGATGCCCTTATAGAAGAGATAAGGGAGAAGTATCCTCGCTGTGATCATTACCTGTACACCAATGGCTTAAAGATGCGTAAAACGCATCTACCGTTGTTAAAGGGTTTCGATAGCATCTTTTTTAGCATGGACGGATTCAAAGAATCAGAGCGTCCATTTATGCGGATTATCGAAGAAAAACAATACGAGGTGTTGGAGACAATTTACGAATTGAAAAATATTCGTACCTGGGCAGTCTTGACACGAGAACGTATCGGTGATAAACGCTGGTATGAGGATATAATTGCGCTACATAATCACATCTACCATTACGGTTTTTGCGAGATGTCGCTAGTTTTGGACAAAAACATGCCAAAACCGTTATCTCCCGATCACGTTATGAACTTTATTTACGGGTATTTTAGAATTCAGGAAAATATAGAAAGACTGAATTCGTCCAATCGAAGCGAGTGCGCGTTTACGCTAAACGCGTTATTTGATGAACCCTGTAATACATGTAGTCGTTGTTTACGTATCGAGTCTGACGGTGTCCAGAATCAAGTAAAAAACGTTGAAATCGTAACGCAACATGGCTGTAGTGACTTAGCCAGAAAGGTTGGCTTAGATGCTTACGATTATATACGACGAGTAGTAGGGGCTAAGAATAGGATTCCGGCAAAATTGTGATATTTTTTACAGAGAATGAATTATAATGTGCCTTAGCTGGCACTGAACCAGTAGGTGTTAAAATGGCGATTGGTTTATCTTCTTTAAAAGCGCGCTTGGATAATATAGATTCTTCCGCGCTAAAAAACACTGGAGCAGTACAGAACTATATTCGTGGAAAGGCTACGAATAATGTCGACCTATTTGGCGGGCAACCTAAAAATCATTACGACTGTGGTGGTAGCTGTAGCTGGACGTGCTCCAGTTGTTCTGGTGGTTGTACCGGTAATGCTTCTGGAGGTTGTGGTTCCTCATGTTCAGCAAACTGTGTTTCTGGTTGTAGTTCTGGATGTTCAGGTTGTACTAGTTCATGTTCTGGTGGGTGCACGGGGACATGTATAGGTCAATGTACGACTACATGTACAGGTACATGTAGTCGTACCTGTCATGGTGGCTGTTCGCAATCGTGTACGGGAAGATGAGAAATGATAAGTCTTAAAAACATACGCGACAGATTAGTAACGGCGGAAGGATACATTACCACAGCAGGAGCAAACAACTATATTGCAAACCAGGGTACGGTGTCGTCCACTAATAACCTTTCTGGTTTACCGTTGAGTCACTATAACTGTAACGGTGGGTGTAGCTGGTCCTGTAGCGGTAGTTGTAGCCGTGGTGCTGGCGGTAATAAGTAGTAGAAACGTGTCAGAGGTATTCAATGAAAAACGATTTACATTTAGCATATAACACTACATTTAACCATCCTTTGCAAATCTCTTCTCCAGATTCTGTACGTTATCATTTAAGTGACGACGTTCGTTTAATTACCATGCTACCTGGCGAATGGCCGAAATTACGGGGTCGTGATATCGTCAACCGTGATAATATCTCTGTAGAAAATACTTTTACAATTCGTGATCTGCCGGTCGAACGTGTGATAGTTTTTACAGGAGATGATGAACTTTATGGAATGATTGTTGATGGTAAATACTTCTTCAGTGACGGAGTTCTAAATGCTGGTAGCGATTTAGAACTTTTTTTTACACCGTTTGCTGAGCTTGACGCTAAGCCTATGGTTCGGAGATGGTGGAGTCCAGATTACATGGGGGCTTTTCCGTATTACTATACTCTTGTTGGTAAGGATGTTGAAGAGTATTCCGACAGTGAACCATACACCAACATTGAAGGTTATCAGGACCTCGGGATTGCACATTTAGCTGATTTAATGGCCTATAGCTATAAGTTCGAATGGATTCGTGAACGTTCTGTTTGGAAAGCCATTACTGATGAGCATGTTATTACGAAGCGTATTCGTAAACCATGGATGCAACATCTTGTTCAAATACGATTTGGCCAAAGTCCAGTAACCGAGGCTGATATTTCTAAACTTGTTAGTTTTTTGTTGTCTAAGGTTGAATTGACTGATGAAGAAGCCGAGGCCGTTAAGCCGATGCTTGATCGTATTGTGACCTTAGAAGACCTCAAAAGAATGAATAGTCGTTATAACGATCTTAATCGGTTGCTAGAGGCGTATAATTCGACTAAGGTTTTAAAACCTGGAGTCAATTTCGACGAAGATCCATTGTTCGCTATCGACTATAATTAAATAATTAACGGAGTCACCTGCAATGGCGACCAATGCGGAACCAAAATTATCAGATCAGCTATTTGATAATCCAACTATATTAGCCGTTATTACTACATCCAAATGTAATCTGGACTGTAGTTTCTGCGGCGGAGCCTATTACATGAATCGTGAAGATTCTTCTCGAGAGTTTCAACGTGACCGAATTATGGAGGCGTTAGAAGCTAACCCAACAATTACCGAGATTCAATGGACGGGTGGTGAGCCTTTGTTAGCCACTCGTAAAATTGAGGCGTTTGTTGACGAGTTAAAAGCAGTTCGCCCAGAACTCAAACATCAGTTATACACCAATGGCTTAAAGATGCGTAAAACGCATCTACCGTTGTTAAAACAATTTGATAACGTATATGTTAGCATCGACGGGTTTGAGTTGTCTGAACGCCCTTTTAAGCGTTTTATTAGCGATGATTGCTACGAAGCTTTAGAAGTAATGCATGAGCTTGAAAATGTTCATACATGGGCCGTTTTAACTCGAGAACAGTTGGGTAACAAACGGTGGCATGAAGACATTATTGAGCTTCATAATGCGATCTATCACTACGGTTATCGTACCATGACGTTGCTGTTAGACGCAAATATGCCAAAACCGTTATCTCCCGATCACGTTATGAACTTTATTTACGGGTATTTTAGAATTCAGGAAAATATAGAAAGACTGAATGTTTCCAACTCGAAAAGGTGTGACTATGTCGTAAGCAAAGTTTTTGATGGTGGGTGTAACGTATGCAGCAATAGTTTATGGTTAAGAGCAGATGGAACCGAATATCAGTTGCAAAATGCCCCGAGATTATTAGAATCGGGATGTAACCAATTAGCTTGTTCCATCGGGTTAGAAGCCTACGAGTATATTCGACGAGTGGTTATGGCCAACCGTAATAGTGGAGTATTAAATGAACCAAGAAAATAATTACCCGAAACAGTTGACTTACCAGATTGTTACAAACTTGTCGTGTAATTTGGACTGTGAGTATTGTTACGAGCGTAAATATCCCCGCAATAACAAAGCAGCGGATATTGTAGACTTTCTTCATGCCTGCTTTGAACGCGATAAAGATTTACCAAACGTAGAAGTCATCATTGACATTATCGGCGGTGAACCGTTTATGCAGCCTAAGCTTCTAATGACTGCTTTCGAAACAGCCGAGCAGTTGTGTGAAGAACATAAACGTCCGTTTATGTTTAGTATCTCTACTAATGGGACATTATTAGATAGGCCGTTGAACAGGGAAATTATTGAACGTTGGAAGGACAGACTTTCTATCGGGGTATCTATTGATGGGTTACCTGAGTCGCACGATAAGTACCGTATTTTTACAACGAGTCGCGAAGGTTCCTACGAGGCCGCTGTACGTGGTTACAATTATCTAAAAGAAGTAGGTATCGCGGAGCTTGGGGTTAAAGCGACATTTACTTTGGAGACACTCCCACATTATGCGGCGGGTATGAAATCCCTAATCGATTTGGCGGGAGGTGGAACCATTTCTGGTAACGTAACCTTCGAAGACATTATGCCACGGAGTATGGCTACGTCGATAGCGCTACAAATGATGGATGTAGTCGATTATTGGGTTGAAAAGGGTTTACACACCAACCCACGTAATACCCTTTCGCATATCATCCCGGAAGGGTTAGATTTCGACACTATCTGGGAACCGAACTGGCGTGATCAGCTACTTTACAACGATACTGTACGTTTAAACCCGGAACGCTTGCGCCCGTTCTGCGGGACATTAACGCACATGACTTGTTTAGGGTTTGACAGGAAGATTTTCGGTTGTAACCGTTTCATGTCGACTGTAACGTCACGCTCTGCGGTATTTGAGTTAGTCGGTCGCGAATTCGTTAGTTTAGACGGTGGGAAACTGCTGGAAGAGATTCAGACGCAATACACCAACTATCCTGAGACGTGCTTAGGTTGTCCAATGAAACACGCTTGTGGTAGCTGTGCAGCAGCTTCCTACGAGAATGGGGAAGGGACGTTAGAAGACCGTAAAGCATATCACGCTGAACGTCGTCAGTGTGGTTGGACAACTGCAAAATTGATGGTTGCGGAATATTGGAAGCAGAAAATGGGCACAACATCCGTGAAGGATTTTCACGATAATAGCATGTGTTACTGTCCTCGCTGTGTACGTGAACGCGCCCAGAAAGAAAAACAATTGAGAGAAGCCAAAGATGAAGCCAATTCTGATCCACAATATTACGAAGCGTAAATTCCGTTTTCTGGAAAAGTTTTTAGAAACTACGAAACTGTTTGGCTGTTATGTACAGATTAACGGCGAAGATTTCAATGACGATGTTAAGCGATTATTAATTCGTCACGGAGTTACCGTTGTTATTCCGATGTATTGTACAGAACTTACCGATCTTTCTGTGGCTGAAATCGAGAAACGAAACCCAGGTTTTGAACAGCGCGTGCTGGAATTCCCTAAACATAAAATCGTTCTTTTGCGACGCGCTTTGCAAGAGCCGAGTGTTGAATCTGTAGCCGCCCTAGGCTTATCGTTTCCCGGTGTAACAATTTATGTCACACGAAACCCAGAGTCCACCATCGATGGTTTTTACGATGAAAGGGAAACTTTTCATAGTTTAGTTTATCCCGAGTTTACAGAAGACGAACGTCAAGGACTACATATTGACTGGGACTCAAATTTTGATAGTAAGTTTCGTAAAATCGATTTTGATCTTCTGATCGAGCTGGGTTTAATTAAAGGAGAAGACGAATGCCTGCTCTTGACAAAAGCTTAATAAACGAAGATATTCGCGCCAGATTTTTTAGCCGACTTTCCCCAATTGATCGCCACGGAAACTTTTTGGGCCATATAGGTACTGAAGATCGCGGCAGAACGGGTTTTTGTACACTGCTTCATTACAAACTACTCGACGGCATGTCCGATGAAGACGCGTTAGATCAAATGCGTAGTTACAATATGTCAGATATTGAAGCAAATTTCACCTTGAAAAAAGCAAAAGAGTTCATTTCAGATAAATTGGAGATAGATCTGGATGAGATTCGAAGTAACGTTCGTTCAACAGCACGATATATTTATTTAGATGTTCAAAAGATCATGATGGCGTTGGAGAAGCGTTACGAAGCACAACGTTACGAACCAATTCAGCTAAATGAACGTCATTTTCAGGCTGATGCAATCTCCCGACAAATGTTAGGGCAATACATCCAATCTGAAACTGCGCCAGAATATTGGTTGGATACCGCCAATACACGTTTAGAACCCTTTACATTAGAAGAGTGTAAGGAATTATTGTCCGAGATCGTAAAACGTGATCAGAAGTTGCATGGACAAATGACCGCACAGAAAAAAGAGCTTCGCCTCTTAGCTGAACAGCGTGACTACGACACTATCCGTGCACTTGCACTGGAAATGGGATTAGAATAAAAAATACCTACCTCCGTAAAGGAGGTAGGTAAACTTATTGTTTTTTTTTGTTATAGTAGTTGACTTAGCGATTAAGCAGTAAAACCGTCCAATTCACCGTTGGTGGTGGCCAGGTCAATACGATTATCGACAACCTTCGGTGTAATTACGAAAGTTGCCATTACACCTGGTTTATAACGGAGGTTTCTTTCGGTAACGGTACACGTTACTGTTCGCAGAGTAACGTTTTCATGCTCGTCTTTTTGGTCTTCTGTAGAATAAACAACATCTCCCGGCGCGATCGTGTCGTTAGGTTTTACTTTGTTGATATAATACTGTAACCAGGCTCGCAGTTCGTTCTCTTCTACCCAACGAGACAGATCGTCAGTTAGTTCAATACGCCCTACAACACCCGGTTCCAGTCGATCGTATTTCAGTTCGATTGAGCCTTTAAAGTTTTCGGAACCCGCCAATGCTGTCATGGTAACTTTGGTGTTTTTACCTTCGCCTTCCAGCGCAACAGGTTGACCAAAGGACACTTCTTTATCAGTAATCTGATGCGGTAGCCCAGTATTAGCAGCATTATACAACGCGACCAACATCATCTGGTTAGTAGCTGCCATTAATTTAATCTCTATAAAAGTTGGTTGTTAGTGGTTACTCGGTCGGTTTAAAGCCGTCCAACTCTCCGTTAGTGGTGGAAAGATCGATCTTTTCTGGACTAACTTCAAAGACAAGCATTACGCCTTGCAGATATTTATGGTTTCTTTCAGCGACAGTGCAGGTAACTCGTAGTGCGACAAGTTTATCCTGTTCTTTTACTTCTTCGTAACTATAAACAATATCGCCTGTGGCTATTGTGTCTCTGGGTTTTACTTGGTTAATATAATGTTGCAGATAGGCGCGAACATAGTTATCTTCCCGCCATTTTTCTATCTCCCCCTCGAGTTTGACCACTCCCAGAGAATCAGAAATTATGGAGGGGTTTAATCGGTCGTACTTAAGTTCAATCTGACCACGGAAATTTTCTGAGCCGGGTAAAGCGGTCATTGTAACTTTGGTATTTTTTTCACCGTCGTCGTTTGCAGAGGGCAGACCAAATTTTACTTCAGACGACACCAATTTGTGCGGCAAACCAGTGTTGGCAGCGTTATATAACTCGACTAGCTGCATTTGGTTAGTAGCTTGACTATCCATTTTTTTCTCCTAATAAGGCGGATTTACCGCCTTAGTTTGGTTGTTAAAGCATTAGTCTTTTGGGGCTGTGAAGCCATCAAGTTCACCTTCCAGACCGCTAAGGGCTACTTTTTCAGGCGCTGGGTTGGTATAAGTGAAAGTGGCAATGGTGCCGGTCAAGAATTTGATGTGGGCATCTTTTACTTTGATAGTGTAAACTTTAGCACCGCTATCGCCGTCAGTTTTCTCAATTGTCAGTTCATTTTCGACAAACGCGTCGTCGGTATAACCTTTAGTAACCATTTCTTCGTTGAGTTTGGTTACGATGGCTGAGTTTTCCAGATCGAGATTACCAGCTTGTTCGTAAGCTTTGGCACCGATCAAGTCTTGGGAAGCCAGACGAGTGTAGTGGAATTCTTTGCTGCCAGTAAAGTTAGCACTTTCTTCTTTTGCAGTCAGCGTAACTTTGGTGTTACGGCCACCATTTCCGCTATGTGCTTCCACGGCACCAAAGTCAACGTCTTCTACGGTTAGATTAGAAGAAGTTTCAGGGTTTTTGGCTTTTACAGCTTCGATAAGCTGCTGATTGAAGGCTTTAGCCATCGTTTTTACCTCGTAAGTGGTAGGGGTGGATTGCATAAGAATGTTATTTTAGACATTTCGTAAAATATAGATATGACGGTTGGCAGTAGGCGCTAACCTGAAAAAATATTTTTTCTTAATTTTAATAAGGGTGAGATTATGCTAAAACGCATTCTCGTGGTCGTTGCTTTTGTAATGACATTGGCAAGTTGTGCTATTCAGCCGAACGCAGAAGGTCAGTTCTCCACCGTACCTGTTGACCAACACGATATGGTCATTTACACCTGTACAGGTGCTTCTCAAGAATTCGTGGATTTTAAACCGGTACCGTCTAGTCTAAAACTGATGCCCCTTTCGGTGTTAGTCATGGATACAGGGGCGAATTGGGTCGCTACATGGAACGAAGGTAAAATCGAATCTCCGCAACTTTATAAAGATTTGTTAGGTAAGGTGGACAGTAACTTAAACGTCGTTACCGGTGAGCGCTATTACCGTGTAAACGGGTTACTGTCAAAAACCCCAACGTTTGCCTATTCTAGCATCAGCTACAAAACGGGTGAAGGTAAAGGTGTAACGTTCTTCAGATGTCACGAAGGCAGCATTCCGGATACCGGCACTATGCTGCACCCGGTAGAATAATAAATACCCTCCTGCTTAGCAGGAGGGTAGGCTTATTTTGTCCGTAGAACGCGTTCTAAGACGGTTTATACAAAATAAGGTACAATCACCCTAAGTTAAGGATTATGCGCTTAGATTTTAACTAAGGCGCTCCAATCGATAGGGCTTTGTTTCACGACTTTCACAGTACCGCGATTCGGTGACCAGAACGTGATATTCGGTTGGTTACGAACGTCGATATGCAACCAACTGATGTCGCATTCGATAAAATGAATGAACGGAAATTCGTCAGGATTAGCGGCGATATAGTCGTGGACTTGTTTTACCGTTGAGTCTAACAGTGTCGCGTCAAATGCATTACCGAACTTGTGTTGACTCCCTGAATCAGAGTAGAGTTGTAACGCACGTTGTTTATAGTTACCACCCTTAGGCTTTTCTTGGTTGATGAAAAAGTCTAAGGTTCTTAGGCCACGCTGTTGCGCAGCAGACGAGTTAATCACCATTCTGCCGAAACGGTTACGAATCTGTTGTAGGGAGATCATTAACAACGGGTTCATAAACCGAATTGCAGAATCACCGTATTTGGCGATGTACGATTGTGGTACTAACTCTTTGAGTTTAAAGTTACTCGGATTTGGATGAAACATCTTCCCTCCCAGACAGAAAAGCCCGTTTGATGTTCAGGTATTTGACATTAACGGGACAACCTGTGGTGATATCAACACGTTCGTGGTCAGGAATAGCAGGCTCCTTAAACTCACGAACGAACAAATAGTTTCGATTGTAATCTAACGTACGGTAATCGTTAGTGGTATAAGACGGTTTCGCGTTAGGGTCTACGTAAGCATCCCAACCGAACCCCGCCACGGCTTTATAAAACGTTTGGCAGATATACGGTGAGATTTCCAACGACTGCATAATACGCAGGAATGTTAAGTCAGAGAACTCTTTATCGATAATACGCGAAACGTTACCACCCGGTGTCATGGGATAGCTACGCTCCGTGTTACATTTTTGATACAGTAAGTCGTGAATGCAGGCCGCAGGTGCCCACGGTCCGTCAGGATGGAAAATTCCCTGGAGGTGTTCAGGAATTGACGCTAAATCAGTAACGAACCCTTTAGGTGCTGTTAACCACAGTTGCGTGTCAGGCAATACACCCGTTAAATAAACCGCACGGTCTAAGTGTACGTGGTCGTGATAAATCTCACGTAACGTAAACGGATAATGGTAATCCTCCGTTAATACAAACCACTTATTGTCTAAACGTTTATATTGAAGCTTCTCCATTACCCACACCTTTCCTTACAAAAACCAGAAGAACTCTTGCCCACGTTTTTCGTCTTTACGTTTTCGACCAGACGTTAACGCTTTCCACAATAACGCTAAGAGTTTAGCAAACCAGTTCATTTTACTAATCCCGCTTTTACCGTATAATCTGCCATTTCTCTAAACACACGTGCGTACCAGCCGTAGGTGTATTTCTCGTTTCTCTTACGTTTTTCGGAGATTTCCGTGTAGTAAGTTACTTGGTGAGAGATTAACGCAAAGATTAAAATGCTCAATCCTTCATCTTTACGATATTTCAGGTACGCGTTCAACGCACCCAGTGTCTTAGGACCCATACCGCCGTCGGTGTCAATATCTGCGTAAAGTTTCCCTTCGTTGTTTAAAACGTTGAGAATACGTTGTAACGATTTCACACAGTTAGCACGCCCTGCGTTAATACCAAAATCAAACATCCGGTCTGCGAGTAACGGTGAGATAGCGAAAATTTCATCGAGTTTGAGTTTCTTCCACCAACCCCGATCGTAAATATCAAACGCTTGTGCGCGCGTTAGGTCTTTCATTTTCCCTGTGTATCCGTACTCGCGTGCAGTTTTTAAGGTTACCCCGTGACAGGTTTCTCCACCTTTGTCGTCAGGGTCGTTTACGTACCCACCTTCCAAATCGGTTTTGGATTCAATAATACCTTCTTTAGTCCAACGTTCAGCCATTTTCGTTTAACTCCTATTTTACACAAAAAAGAAAAGAGGGTGGGGATTACCCCACCCTGTAATTATTTTTTCTTCTTAGCGCGAGACACCGTCTCGGGTGGCGTAGCGTCAGGGGGGTTTCGCGCAAACCGCACCCTAAAAACA